CACAGCGCGGTCGTCAGCCCACAATGGCGTGCTGGCGATCCAGGTTGGTAGCTTGGTGAGGGGCTTTGACCTCGGAGAGAACCACGATACGAGGCGGACTGCCATGTCACGCAGATGTCTTCGTACGATACGGCTCAAGACCTGTCTTTTCCAGGCCTCAATGACGACGGCGCGACTTTCGGTCTTTGTCGCGGCCAGGGTGTTATGACACGCCAGATTCCGGCAGGCTGAATCGATGATGGGCGTTGGATCGTCCCATAAATTGAGCGCACAACCCGCAAGATAGGTTACGAAAGCGGTGTCGATTTCCAACGAGTCCCCCGTCATTGGGGACATTCGATCAAACAATGCTGTAGCCTTTTGTGTGGCTCTGGATGGTACTGTCGTGTAACCTAGTGTCATCCAGTGCGCCCCTTCATGTAAGACAAACTCGATCCGACGGAGGGGCGCGTCGTAGTAGGCCCCTGTGACGCCGCTCGTCGAGATTCCGTGTTTGCGCGTCAGAAACGCGGCTCGCTTTTCCAACTGCTTGGGAGTCATCGTGGGCAATTCGTGGACGCGACAGTGAACCGAGACAGAGGCTTTTGTTGGCGGTCCACGACAACGTAGTCCGTTTGGAAAGCTCCGCCAAGCTCGACAATCTCTTTGAACATGGGGGCGCGACAGAGATCGTTGAGCGTGCTCGCGACAGCTTCTGGTGGGACTGCGTACGTATCGCCACGTCGAGTGTCAAGGTCATTTCGAATGAACATGATCTCTGCGTGGTAGGCCCGCGTTGCGCTATCGAACTTGGAACCGGTGACGACCGATTCGATTTGAGGGTTGCCCGCCACGTTCGACGTGCGTTGACCCATTTCTGACGCGACGAACCGCTCAAGATCTTGTAAGTCGCGCGGACTGAACGTGTGCCGAGCGAAGTTGTCTTGAACTTCAAGACAGTCTTGTGGACTGATCACACGTTCGTGGGTTTGACTGGTTGTCCGGTTGCGGTAGACGTGCTTCCACGTCACCTTGTAGCCTGCCAGTTTTTTGAGGTCGTCTTTGGACTGATCACGACAAGCCTCAACACGACTCATGAAGTCGTTGGGGATCCACTGCGCCGGCTTTTCTAGATCTGCGTGAATGACGAATTGACGTGAGGACCGCTCGTAGCGGGCAGACGTGATGACGCCTCCAACCATTTTGTCAGCCTCGGCTTCGAAGCTTCGGTGATCCGATTCAGTGATCTCGCCAGCATGCAAGTAGGCGAGGCCCGTACGAACCAATGCGAACGCTGCGTAGGCCGAGAACAGGTATCCGATGATCTTCAGCAGTAGTTTCATGTTATGTTGATGATGTGGAGACCGAGAATTTCTGCACACTCAGCAAGATGCTTCTGGTATTTTCGAACCATCTCTTCAGAACAGCGACACGCGCGGATCTCTGAACCCAAGTATCCACATGGACAGGGATTCGACGCAGCTATGACTGCGGCAGGTACCGCTGGCAATTTGACGTGGGCACCTGAGCGTGTAAACAACACAGCGTCTTGCCTTCGGAGAACGCTGCCAAGGCTGGTAAGCCGTGACAGTGTGTACTCGAGGACCTCATCGAGAAACAGAACGCCTCGGTGCGCGAGAGAGACTTCGCCAGGCCTCGGATTAATACCACCACCGATCAAGCCTGTCTCAGAAACCGTATGATGAGGCGCTCGAAACGGTCGCTGTTTCGTCAGAGCGTTCGCTAGGCCACACGCACTGTAGATCTTGGCGACTTCCAAGCCTTCTTCAGGAGAGAGTGGCTCCATACTCGACGCAATGACTCGGGCAAGTATCGTCTTGCCGGCTCCAGGGCGCCCGACGAGCAAGAGACGCCTGTGTCCAATGCTAGCCTGATAAGCGACCTTCAATGACTCGGAGAGGTCTTCAAATTGTGGGGCAGTCCGAACAGCCCCGTCGCGAGTGTGGTCCTGTAATTGGTGCGGTTGGATACGGGCAAGTTCGCCTCTCAGTTGATGGACGTGTAGCAACGTGTAACACTCTGCTCCGGGTACGAGACCGGCCTCCCAAGCATTTTCGGCAGGTACAACGATCGGCCGTGTCGTGTCGACTCGACAGAGAACCCCTGACACGGAACGAACTGCGCCGTCAGGCGCCAACGCACCTACGAAAATTGTTTCAGGGCCGGCTGCAACAGGTGTTCCCAAAGCTCGCATGATTGCAGCAGCGATCGCCAGATCCAGAGGAGCCGTAGACACCCCTTCCGGGAGATCGTGCACAACGACTTTGACGTTGAGTGGGTGAGCCACTACAGCCATGCGCAAACGAGTTTCACGCATCGCGGCTTCAGGCAATCCAATGATGCTCAGCGAACTGTTGGGTGTCGCTGTAGCTGTGATTTTCACCAAGCGGGCTTCAAGTCCGACAAGTACAGAACCGTAGGCAGTGGCGATGTTTTGCATGGTTTGCTCCAAATTGAAAGTAGTGTTACTGGTTACTACGGATTGCGAAGCTTCGAAATCGAGTACTTTTTTGGACCGTTTCACATTATGTCAAAATACGCCTTCTGTGAATCCCGGTACAGCTCGGGTACGTGGCACATACGCCCCCTCATTGGGACGCTCAAGTTGTCTGAGAAGCCCGCCTGTGGCGACGCAATCGACAGCCCTAGTCTGTGTGGAAAGCTCTTGCCAAAAGGAACACCGCATCCAAAAGGCAAGATCAGCAAGAAGACCGGTGTTAAGGGTCAGGGTCGAGGCGGGCACGACCATCGTCTCGTGTTCGACTCAGAAACCTACCAGGCTTTCATTTGTCGCAAGTGTTGGAAGTTGTACAAGCGAGTGTCTGTTCAAGGAACGTGAAATGGTGACCTATTTTTGGATCGCATGTCGTCCCGGGGAGGAGCGCATCTACACAACAACAGCGGCTCCACGTTCAGAGTGGCGACTGTCTCTCGAGAGAGAAGGCTACACGATCTTCCGCATCAAAGTACAGCTGCCGGAGAACTGGGACAAGTCCAAAGAGCTCCCTGGAGAGGTGTACGAGTACGGATCAGACCGACTGTGACTGGGATTTGAGAGTCAAATGACGACTGAAAACGAGACACCTGATTACGAGAAAACCTGGAAGGAATTCTGGGAGCCTTTGGTCACTACCGAAGACGGTCAACTCAATCTCGACCAGATCAAGCGTGAACTACACGACGCTCGCGTGTTCATGTTGGAAGGCTGCAAGGTCTATGACCACATCACAGGTGGTCGAATTTCGAAAATAACAACGGAGGCGAGCGTTGTCTGTGCCGTCGCCGACGACTACTCCAATGAGTGCTTTGACGAAGAAGACCGGGGGATGTGTCGACTTCTTGGCGACGTTCGTGATTTCCACCAGGTAATGGGACAACCTGTTTTACGCTTCCCTGGAGTTCCCTCACTAGCTCGTGTCCAACTCCGTGGAAAACTGATCTGGGAAGAGTGTGATGAGGTCATGAAGGCTCTGGGTGGCCGAGAAGCTATAGGTGACTGTGGTAACTGGGAATTCCCAGATCAGGCCGATCTCATTGGTCTTGCGGACGGGCTCGTAGATTTGACTTACGTTGTTGTAGGAACCGCCTTAGAATTCGGGATCCCTCTGGATCGTGTTTGGGACGAAGTGCAGCGCTCGAACATGGCTAAGCGAGGGCCGGATGGCGTTGTCAAATTTCGTGAAGACGGCAAGGTTGAAAAACCGGAAGGTTGGACGCCTCCCGATATTTCCACAGCTGTTTTTGGGGACCTTGGGTGAGTCTGCCACACATTACCCAAGTTGGAGAAAGGTCACGCAGTGAGATATACTCCTATTGATGAACAATACAGGGTTGTTCTTAAAGTCGAGCAGGGAGGATTCACAGCTCGTCTTGATGGCGATCTTGGCGACGAGCAGTCAACTCTTTACCATTCAACTCGCTACTTTACCTTGAAAGAGGTATCAGAAGTCGAACGATCTTTGGTTATGTTTGGTGCCAAATTTTGGTGGCTGACGGGATATCATGACAACAAGTTTGGTCGTCGCAGTCGAGTGTCCTATCTGTGTTTCAAGGAAAAAATGTACCCTGCTACACTCAGTAGCATAGGTTAGAAAACGCTAGATCACATCCAATGTCTAAGGCACTCACACTCTCACAAGACCTCAGCCTGCCGCTTGAGGCAGTCACTTCTACGTTTGGTCTGTTGGCGATTCGAGGCGCCGGCAAGTCCACAGCTGCGGCCGTGATGGTCGAACAGATGTACGCAGCAGGACTCGCGTTCGTTGTCATCGACACAGAGGGCAGTTGGTATGGATTGCGTGCGGATCGTTCTGGAAGGCCTGGCGGGATCAAAGTTCCGATCTTCGGAGGGCAACATGGGGACATCCCGCTTGAAGTGACGAGTGGAAAGCTGATCGCGAATCTCATCGCATCGAAGAACCTTTCGTGTGTTTTGGACCTTGAGCTTTTGTCAAGTGACGGAGAGCGGCAGCGATTCCTACTCGACTTTGCCAACGAACTGCTCATCCGAAACCGCAATCCCATACACGTCTTTTGTGAAGAGGCTGACGTGTACCTGCAACAAAATCCTGATCCTCGTAACCGCCCGCTTGTAGGCGCTTGGCTGAATTTGATTCAACGCGGCCGTAAGCGAGGAATTGGTGTAACACTCATCACACAACGAAGTGCGCTCGTCAGCAAGACAGCGCTCAACATGTGTGAAACCTTGTTCGTACTACGTACAACGGGACCGCGTGACATCAAGTCGATCAAGGATTGGGTTCAATACAACCAGGTTGACGAAACGCTTGTAAGCTCCCTGCCCAGTTTGGAAAATGGTGAAGCTTGGGTATGGTCACCACATTTCTTGGGAGTGATGAAACGATTTCGTTTCAACCAACGAACGACGTTCGACTCTGGAGCAACTCCGAGTGTGCGATCAAAGCGTCAAGCCGCGACTCTCGCAGACATCGATCTCGGATCCATACGAGAGAAGATGGCTGCTACTATCGAGCGTGTGAATGCTGATGATCCCAAAATGTTGCGCAAGCGGATCGCCGAGCTGGAACGAAGTTTGGCCTTGAAACCCAAGGCGAAACCCGTCGAAGTCGAAGTTGTTCCACCAGAACTGTTGCGTGAGATCGAAGAGCAGTCGAAGAATCTGGTAGAACATCTAACACACATCGAGCAACGTCTCGCAAATCTGAATCTGTTCGCAAAGAAGGTGGGCAGCAAGACGGCTCGACGCCTTTTCACACCAACGACGAGCCACAAAGAGCCCACACAAAGAGCCCAGATGACGAACGGTAAGCTTCCCAAGGAGGAAGGCCCCGCAACTCAGGACTTGGATCGACAAACTGTCTCCAAGTGTGAGCGCGCAATCTTGTCTGTATTGGCACAGCACGGGCGTCTAACGTTGACTCAAGCCACTATCATCGCTCGTTACTCGACGACGAGCAGCGGACCCGTCAACGCTGCGTCGAGACTGCGTACGCTAGGCTACATCAAAGGCTTCAACATCGACGGAGTAGAGATCACCGAGAAGGGTCGAGCAATCCTTGGAGACTTCGACCCGTTGCCAACTGGTCGCGCACTTGCAGAGTTTTGGTATCGTGAACTTGGCAAGTGTGAGGCCGCAATTCTGCGAGTTGTCGTCGACGCCTATCCAAAACCTGTTTCATTGAACGACGCCGCGTCGCTTTCTAATCCGCCCTATTCACTCGAGAGCAGCGGGCCTGTCAACGCAGCATCCAAGCTTCGAACGCTTTGTTTGGTCAATGGGAAGAATACCGGCATGATCGCAAACGAGAGATTGATCAGTTGATCAGTTTTTGGATCCACCCACACGATTTTGAGTACCTAACACGAACAGTGCAGGCCGCTACACCGTCGTCACTGGTTCCGTGGAGCGGACAAATCACACTCTACAAATCTCGGTGGGTATCTCGAGGTGAACTCATACCGCACGACTTGTACAGCGCACGAGTCGTTTACGAACTCAATCGTTGTAATCCCGGCTCGGCCGATCGCGCCGATGGTCACGACGTTGTGGGCGACGATGTACTTCGGGGTCTGGCGGCGGTTGTGAAAATTCTTTCCGAGTCCTTGGCTTCTGGACAGCTTCCTGAACAATGAGGGGCCGACCTCCGAAATTGGACTTGTGTAGAGATGTCACACAGTCTGCGGCGGCTTGATCAGTTGTGAACTCTGCGAACCCGAAACCACGGCTTTGTCCGGTCTCACGATCAGTGACTATGTCCACCGAACGTAGTGTGCCGAATCGCGTGAAAAGAGTCCTGAGTTCGTCCACGCTAGTCGCGTACGACAGGTTTCCAACAAACAATCGCTTCATTTTTCCTAAATTCCCTTTCAAATAGTGGTGTGCAAAGCACCGGCAAGCGTCCCTCTGGGACTTGTGATATACTACACCAAGTTGAGAAAAAGAAACGTATGCCACGACGACACTCAGCGCTTGTTTTCCTAGCCGCAGTCTTCTTAGGATCCGTTGCGTCCGCCGAAACCTTCCGGCACGTCACAGTGACTCGTGACAGACCAAATCTCTACGCTGTCGACGGTGACCAAATTCTGCTCGACACAATATCGTGTCATCCAATCGGATCCCGACTTCCTGCGATCATTCGTTGGCGCCGCAAAGGCTCCTCTGAAAATGAGATCACCTTCACAGACCAGGACGGCAAGGTGCAATCAAAATGTCGGATTCGACGAATACTGGTGGAAGGGGACCTGTGAAGATCTTCGAACTCAGTTCGACTCTAAAGTTTAGAGCTTCCGCGGATCCGAACGGATTGCTCAGACTAGAGATCCGTCAGCCTTGGGCGTGGGAAGTCGTGAAAACTGCCGATTTGATTGCCGTCGCCACCAACGCTCTTGCACTAGCTGCCGTCGGTGAGCCGATCAAAGGATTCAAGTTCACGAGTGATGATCGTTACGTCGATCCACCGCAGCTCGTTGTTCGACGGTGATGTCCCACCATTCAATTCCCAGTCGATCCGAAACGACAAAAACTAATTCGGCGTTGCATCGACGACACTCACCAGCAGTAAGAGGGGGGACACCAACTGCTAGAGGCCGTTCGACGCAACGCCGAACGGCCTATGATAACAAACGCGCGAGGCTCGTCAACATTTCAATTTCTCCGCCATCCTGAGACGACGGAAAGCCCAACCTAGCAGGGATCCAAGGCTCCGCCTATGAACCAAATAGGCTAGTTATCCCTGGATCTTTTACTGACTTTGCCTTGTTTGTGGCTGCTGAGGGATACGTTGGTTTTGCGGGGCTTCCTTTTTGGATCGAACTCACACGAGGGGTCGTGCTTGAAAAGTTTCGGGAACTGACTCAAACAGAACCTGATCCAGACTCACTCACTTACGACGAGACCTGGCGCGCAGAGTTGTCGCAGTTGATTCTGTCTTGTTCGTTTCGTGCTAACGATGGACGGGTCGGCTACGGACAAGTCATCGTCACACCACGTGCACTCGAAAAGGAAGGGATCGGGATCTACGTCACAGCCGTCTTTCTCGGTTACACCGAAACCCCACAACGTTTGTCGTTGGTCACAAATCCCAAGAAAGCAGGCGCCTAACCCCTGGTGTTGTAGTCCGCCATATGGATACAATACCGTCAGTGCCTGTAGGACCGTTGTGTGATCGTGATATTGAAAGACTTGCTGAGCTAGGTTACATCAAGCCCTTCAATCACGACCAAATTCAACCTGCAAGTTACGATGTCACGTTGCACGAAACTCTGTTGCTTCCGCCTCTTTGGGTGAATGCAACAGACCTCATTGATTTGAGACGACCTGAGAAAAAACCAGTTTTCGAGCGCCACGACATGAGTTCTTCGGGTTGGGTCCTCCAACCCAAGTATTGTGTGTTGGGAGCTCTCAACGAGAACATCACCTGTCCTGCCAACGTTCTAGCTAGGGTCGAGGGAAAGTCGACCTGGGGTAGATGCTTCCTAGCGGTTCATGTGACCGCAGGATTTGTTGATCCTGGGTGGGACGGACGCCTGACCTTGGAAATCGTCAACCACGGGCCGTGGCCTATTCAGTTGTGGCCGGGAATGAAGATCGCACAGATCAATTTCACGAAGCTCGCAACCGCGTGTAATCATCCATACGGCTCGGACGGGCTCAAGAGTCACTACCAAGGACAAGACATTGTGACAGGTCCTTCGGTCTGAGTTTTTATTTGTGCCGCTGTTGAATAGAGATGGAAACATCACTGACTCCTGCCGAACGTAAGACTGCGAACGAGCTCATTGCGAAGCTTGGAATCACACAAGGCAAGATTCTGCGGCTTCAGGCACTGCCGTACAATACAGCAGTGCAAGAGCTTGAGGCTTTGAAAGACGAGGTGTCCAAGACACACCGACAGCTCGCTAAGAAATATCATCCGGATCAAGGCGGAGACGTTGTGATCATGCGCCTCCTGAACGTCATCGTTGCGGAGTTCAAAGATTTGAAAATCGTACCGATACGCCCTACACCACCGCCGACAATCATCTTCTACAGCGGCTCGTCCACGACCTCTTCGACCTCAGCAACAGGGTTTGGTTACACGTACGTCGTGAACTTCTGAGGAGGGATCCACTCCCAGATGCGTTGTCCGCCTCGAGCGTGGATGGGACGCTCAAAAACATCGAGAAGCTGTAGCTTCCACGCGAACCTATTCGGGCTGTAATCTCCGAACAGTCGTTCCTCATCCGAAATCAGGTCTTGTTGAAGTGCCTCACTTGTCGAAATACAGTCGACGAGTTCCACGACGCAAAGGACTGCGCCGGCTGGTAGAGGGAACTCGTCTCGCAGAGCTTTGAAAAACGGAGCCGTCACGCTGAGCGCCACGTACTGACGTGGGAAGGCTTTGGTCGCATGGATCGCTAGCGGACCTCGGTACTTGGTCTCCCAACTGCGTGTCTCAAACTTTTTGGACCCGATCCTGACTAACGACGCATGCGGTTGGTACAGGCTCAAAGCTTTCACTGCATATTGGACACCGGCTCACAGTTCTAGGACACCTGTGGACAACTCGCCTCGGTAGTTCGCGCCAAGCCTCTCCAAAATCTTGGCCAGAACTGTTCGGTGGCAGCGTCGTTCGTCAGAGCAGTAACAGGTCAGGACGACGCGTTTCCTTGAGAGTAAAGTCGACCACTCCGCCCGACGCTCTCGGTAGGAAGCCGTCATCTCTGCTAGGTAGCCCTCTACGTAGGCTTTCCACCGATCCCTGCTCAGAGGTACACCACGACGACGATCGTCAAGCAGCGGGCAGAGCAGAGCCCAAGACGGAGCAAAGGCGAAGTGACCTGTCTTACGAGTCACGTCAAATACATCAGGATCCCTCGTGGAGACGCGGGCCGTCCAAACCTCGAGCGACATCGCCGAACCAAGACTAAGCGATAGCCTGACGCGGGAACCGAGCAGGACCCCACGTGGTTTCGATTCTGGGAGGCTTTCGAACGCTCTGCCACACTGGCGGAGGTCCTGAGGCTTCGACGCTCAGAAGCTGCCGTGAGAGGCCTTTCTGAGCGTCGAAGCCTACCTGTGTGACACGGAAGATTCCTACAACGTCGAGTCGCCACCAACGTCGATCAACCTGACGGGTGATCTGGAACTTCAACGCAAGGCTCTCCGCTACGCGAAGCGGAGCGGGTAACTCGATGAGCACGGTGGGATCCCACTTAACATCCGACAGCTTCATTCGACTGAGCATCTTCACTCACCTACACCAACAGAAGTCCAAACCTCTTCCGACCATCCGACCAAAAAGATCTCCTTGTCCAACAGGTCCGAGCCGGTGTAGTGGTCCTCTAGGAGTTAACAGGATCTCCTATCAACCGTCAGCTGTTTGAGAGCACAATGAACGTCGGGTCACTTCATCACACTAAGGACGTCAAAAAAATCCAACTGACCGAAGATCCATCCATCCGATGGATCATGAGTGGATTGGGTAATGTGTCGATCCCACAGACTCCCAACCTAAGCTGTTCACAAGGACGAGATCAACTGACAGCTAGTACTCAAGTAGTGGAGCATGATCTATTGCTATCTCTCAGCAACAGATCATCAAGATCAAATGAACAGAATCCCTGTAGGGATTCTTCCATGATCCTAGATCATGGTCCATGCTCACTCAGATCATGATCATTTCGATCTTCGGATATTCTCTCACGAAGTTCGGTACCCCGAAAATAGTAGCAACTCAAATCATACTAACTCAATAACTACTGCTTCAAATCATACTGCTGCAAATCATACTAACGCTTCAACAATCAATAATGAAAACTCAGTAAATCCTGAAAGCTCAAATCCAGAAACTCGTAACTCAGCAAGTAGTAGCAATCGCAATCCTCGTACTAGCAATCCTCATAGTAGTGATGCCGGTGATGAAGACGGAGCCCGTTGGGGACAGAGAGTCAATGACCTCTCATGGATGGAGAGACAGACTTGGGTGGTGAAGAGAGAGTGTGTGGAAGGTAGCTGATCGCAAGTGTAGGAAAGGAGGCAACAAACGACCAATGAATGCTGTTGGTGGAAGGTAGCTGATAGCTTGAACTAAGCAGAAGGGCCCGTTGGAAGCACAGGAAGGCTTCCTGGTTGGACGATAGTGCGTCCTGGTTGATCGGGAATTGAATGGATGATCGAGCCAAAGCTTGAATGGCTCGCTTCCAGTGATCGAGAGCCATGAGGTGGAGTGCTTTACCTGCTTCGTGGGGTTTTCCTATTTTGTCGATGGTAGGAAGAGGGTCAGAGCCTGCTGCCCAAAGGATCCAAGCTTTGGCGAGCAGACCGAAGACCTTCTGATCGTGAGGACTCGAAGGGATCAAGAACGCAGGCTGGTCCACCTGTGTGGTGAAGAGTTTGTTCTGAGCCGCTTGGACTAGTTCTCGTTGAGCTAGCTCGAATCGTGATTCACTTGGGCTTGTAGGCATTTTCTCACCTGTTGATGAAGAACAACTCCTGTGGGATTTCTGTGGACAGGACATCAACCCTGTTTAATGAAATAGTGTGGTTCATCGATTTTGGATTGACGTTGTCAGTCACTGTCCTGTAACTCGAAAACCCTGTCGGAGACTGCACACTCCGACTAGCTCTTGCTCTCAGGGAATTTTCGAATGGCTGGGATTCCACAAAACTACTCGGAACTGAAGGCTCTACATGGTGGTTGGTTAGAAGAAGAGGCACGCAAGATAGGGTGCTCGCTCGATTACTTGATCAGTGAGCTTGAACGGCTTCAGACCTTGGAGCGTTTTGACTCTTCTCGGCACCTTCCTCGTGCCATGTCACACACCGAGACGATCAACTACCTGGGGCTGTCGCCGCACCAGTGGTTTCGTTTGACTCAAATGACTCTGCGGGACCCTGATTGGACCGAGGTCCGACCCAATCTCGTTGAGGGGGTGAGACTCTGTTCGAGGCAGACCATCTATTGGGGACCGGACATCGTTCGCATCGAAAGCCGGATCCACCTCTCAAGGCTCCCTAGAAGGACCCGGATCTTACCAGGAGCCGTTCTCGAGGCTTTTTGTCGCCACGTGAGGATCAGGCTGTTCCTGGTCTGGAAGTGGCCCTCTGGGCTTCCTAAGAACAATACTCAGGTGGTTTCGTCGTATGGTGGGTTCGTCAAGTCGTTGGTAGCCAAGATGACCCGGGCGTGTGGGGAGTCATTGAACGAGTTTGTGCAGGATGTCTGGTGCCGACTCCTGAGTGCGAAATGCTTGGATCGCTATGTCGATGCTATCAAGGTCAGACCAAGCAGGACGGTTGGCGTCGCCGAGATCCTTTCTGCGTTGTCAATCACTCGGATCCAATGGCGTCAGGCTCTCTGGAAGTCGAAGCGGGATCCAACGTATTGGATCCCGCGACCGGTAGAGGGTCGCCTCTTTTCTTTGAAAGCCCGTTACTTGGTGCTCGACATTGAGACACTTGCCAAGTCTTCCTATTTTGTTCGCGACTTCAGTCCCAAAGCGCCTCTTTGGGTGGCGAAGCAGGACAATTCGATCATTCAAGGTTTCAGGAGCTACCTGTCACGAGCTGTGATAAATCATCTGAAGAACGTTTTTCGGACACGAGATCGCCGTCACAAAGAGCGACCGTTGTCAGGGGACGCGTTGGTTGTGTTGACAGATCAGGGAACACACGAAACACGTCTTGAAGACTCCTCTTCGTCGTGGGACCAACAATTTGCTGACAGAGAGGATATTCCGTCGGACGTCTACCTCTCTGCCATCGAAGAGGTCCAGAACCGCGTTGGATGCGAACGGCTTGAGGATCTTGTTGTGTCCTTTCGGTAGTTGTGACGACTCGGCTACTCATTGCTCGGGCTTCGCGCGTAAGCGTTACGCTTTACCGAGCACTACCGTGGGGGTATCGAGTCGCTCAGGTCTTCCTGGTCTTTGCTGCGGATCTGGCTGACACGATTGGCCGAACTACGTACGCTCTCTTTTTGAATAGCGGCGTCGTGATGGATCCACCGCCCAACGTAACTTTTGGCACCAAGGTCGATCCCACGCGACTACCCTCTGGCTATGGACGTAGCTTCGGTCAACGCGTTTACAAAATGTTGTTGATGAAGGCAAAGGATCCAGAGCTTGTCCAAGAAATTTTGTCACAGCTGTTGTTGAGGATATCAGATGGTCGTGTTCAGCCGAGAGCTGGCGTCGAGCTACGTGAAGCAGAGTCTTTCATTTTCAAGATTACACACAATCTCCTAGTGGATGCGATTCGCAGCGGAAGAAGTCGGCGGGAAGAATCGATGGACGCGGTTCACGGTAGACGTCGGTGGAAAGACCCTGACGTAGACGTGGCCATCGACATCGATATCAATGATACTACAGATGCCTTTCAGGCTCTCGACAATTTGCTTCCTCGACATGTCGTCAAGGGGATTTTGGATGACCTATCTAAGATCAACAAACGTGCGCCAGAGTGGTTTCTTGCGAAGCTCGATGGTCTGACTGATCAGGAACTCGCTGAGGTGTGGGGTATGGACCGGTCGTATCCTCACCAGTGGTTGAAAAAACATCAACCACGGATCGAGAAAGTGATTCAACGTCACATCTAGCTGTTACCAGGTGAAGTTGTGTTCCGCTTTGCGGGTACGCATCCGAGCAATGATCCAAGGGCCGTGCATGTGTGAGCAATACACTCCGCCGGCCCAACGCTTGCGATCATAATCTGAGAGATCGTGCTTAGCCCGATCTTGTCGACATTTGATGTTGAACGACGCAGCGGACTTCATCGCAATCTGGTGTTCACCCCAGGTCGGTGCGTGGGACATCACCCAGACCATGTAATCGACAAAACCTTCCTCGTAGAACATGTCACCTTCAGGGAAGTCTGCGAGGCTTGCGTGTGTCAACTCGTGTGTCAGCTTCTCGAGCGTGATCCCAGGTAAATGATCCGTGACGGATCGTGAAAGACAGATCTGCCCTGTGTCGGGATGGAACGACGCATTGGCTCCGCTTGCGTGCAGAGCGTCTGACAGGTTGAGGATTTCAGGTAACGGTTCCTTCTGATAAGGTCCAAGGGCGTCTCGTACGAAGTCGTAACATGTGGAGGCCCATGTCGAGACGAACGAATCCCAATCATTTCCGTAGATGCGGCAGACGAATTTCATCTCGAGAATTTGGATTCGACAAGTGAATTAGACGAGAACACCCGTCTTTGGACTGTGGAGACGCCAGTGTCGTAGTTGCCTTACTGAGGCATCCGCTATTTTGATCGCTCTAGCTGTGAGTTCAGGTCGTGTTTCTTGGTCGAGACTTTCAAGCACATCATCTAACGTTCGACTGTTTTCGTTTGAGACGGCGTAGACTTCTTTTACGAACGCGATCGTAAATGCGGTGTCCCATGAGTACTGCTCTTCGCGTGTGAGCGGGAACTGTGAGGGCGGCATTTCTAGTTTTGATGAGACAGCAATGGATTACGAAAATCAAATCGTACTCGGTGAATGTCTGCCGACTCTTAAGGGGCTTCCTAGTAACACCTTCGACTCGGCGGTTTTCGATCCGCCTTACGGTTTAGGTAAGGAGCCGAGCCCGGAACAGATCCTTGCTTACTTAAAAGGAGCGGATCTCAAGACGGGTGACTTCGCAGGTCGCAAGTGGGACATCCCGTCAATCCCTACGTGGCACGAGATCTTTCGAGTCGTGAAGCCGGGCGCTCACGTTTTATTTTTCGGTGGTTCACGAACTTGGGACTTGTTGTCGATGGGCGCTCGCTTTGCAGGGTTTCAATTTCGAGACACGATCGCTGACCATTCTAGCGGGCTCGTGTGGATCCAGAGTCAAGGAATGCCCAAAAGCAAAACACTGCCAGGCCACCCTGGTCTTGGCACAGGATTGAAACCTGTGTGGGAACCGATCTTGGTTTGTCGCAAGCCTCTCATCGGCACACTTGCCGAGAACGTTTCGGAGTACGGCACGGGCGGGATCAACATCGATGCTGCCCGTGTTCGTCACGCGAGTCGCAAGGACTTTGAAGAGCATCGCCAACAGGTCGAGGAGATCAAACGACGTGGCGGAGTACGTCGAAACTCGTGGAAGAATTCGTCTGATTTGTCAGGAGCCAATGATGTCAAGGAAGAGGGGCGTTGGCCTCCTAATTGTTTGTTTGAACATGCTCCAGGCTGTGAACAGACAGGAATGACGGAAGTCGCTCCTCATGCACAAGGAGCTGCACGTTTTCAAAAAACGTCGGGCGGCACGTTCTCGTCAGCTTACGGCAACCAGATGGCTTCAGATCAACCTGAGACATTGATTGTTTGGAAGTGTGTTGAAGGTTGTCCCGTTCGAACTTTGGAGGAGCAACGACCGACGGAAGAGAAGACAGGCTCCTTGTCTTATGGTGATGCCCCTGTGTCGCGGTTCTATCACCAGTTCGAGTCCCCATTGCGTTACGTCCCCAAGGCGTCTGATCGTGAAGCAACGCTTGACGGTCAGGTTGAGAACCTTCATCCGACGCGAAAACCTGTCAAATTGATCCGTTGGTTGGTCAAGTTGTCGACGCCGAAGCACGGTTTGACGCTAGACCCGTACTGTGGATCGGGGACGACATTGGTTGCGGCCTTGGAAGAAGACGTACGATTCTTCGGAATTGAACGCGACAAGGACTCCTACATGACAGCGTGTGGGCGAGTGCGATTGACTCGTGAACGTCTTGAAGCGACAAAAGCCCAAGAAGTTGATTTTCTTAGCCTCATCGGTTGATCTGTTTTTGAACATAGCTTGTTGATGTCCCAGTTGCAAAACGCTTCAGGTCTCTCAGCACAATTCGACCTTGGAACGCCGGTTTCTCCTGGCACCCCTTGGTCGACACCAACGTGGGCTGGCTCTAGGGTTGGATCAAATCAAGCGTTTCGGGCTTTACCTGGTGTGATTGAAAATCGTGAGGGTGCTGGCGTATTTTCGCTGCTTGGTCGTTTCGCAGGATCACGTGGCACCCTTTCGGTGAACTTCGTAGTGGGTTCTCCAGGGGTCCAACGTTTTGTTGCGTTCTTGACGGACGTGCCTTCTGCGCCGGTCAACTATTTGGGTATCGGGCTCACCACGGACAATCGACCGTTTGCTCGGATTCGAAATTCAGCGGGTGTCGAAGTCGCTAACGTCGTTGCGCCTTTGATCTTCGAAGTGGGGGCGGTTGTGTCTGCGACATTGTTTTGGAACTCGGCTGCTGCTATTTCTGGAACACGCTTCGCAAGCTTTTTGGTCGGCCCCTCCACGATGTCTGTGTGGACTACTGATCCTCAATCATTGTGGACGCCATTCAATGCTGCCAATTTGATTTCAGGTGGACGCAGTTTTGGTCCCTACTCGGATTACAACGGACAAGTCTTGAATGTTCAAGTTTCGAGCAATGTGGTTCTTCCAAGTGGTGCTTCGGTGATCGGTTCTTTGCCACTTGATCGTCAAGCTTCAGATAGTGTGTCCATAGCGGAGAGCGTGACGCCGCTTATTTCTTGAGATGGTACGCACCTACTTGTTGTCTGGTGGGATCGCGCTAGCTGTGTACTATCGCGGCCTCGATTTCAATGATGTGGTTGCTCATCAGTACTACTTGGGTCGTGCCTACGTAGTGACGATGGATCCGCCACCTGAATCGCTTGTTCAAATGTCGTTTGACGGCGTGGAATTGGCTTTGGCTGGTCGTTGGTTGAAAGGCGAGGACATCGACTCGACTTAGATTTCGGTGTTCTGTGTCTTGTTATGCCTATTCGCTTTGGGTCAGATGCGCGTTCGAAGTTGTTGAGTGGGATTGACCAGCTGGCGAGAGCTGTCGCAGTAACGCTCGGTCCCAGGGGTAGAACAGTCTGTCTTCAGAAGACGTTTGGTCTTCCTCTGGTGACGAAGGACGGGGTGTCGGTTGCCAAAGAGATCTCGTTACCTGATCCGTGGGAGGAGATGGGCGCTCGGCTTCTCGTGGACGTCGCGTCACAAACCAGTGACGATGTCGGGGACGGGACAACTACTTCCATTGTCTTGGCCCAGTATTTGTGTAAACGCGGTGCGGCGTTGGTAGCTGCCGGAGTGGCTCCTGTGTCCCTAAAGCGTGGAATGGATTGTGCGTTGGAGGCAATTCTCTGGGCACTTGCAGAGCGAACACGATCCGTTGAGGGCCAAGAAGACATTGAAAAAATTGCAACGGTGTGTGCAAACGGCGATCACGATCTCGGACACATGGTGGCCGAAGCTGTCGTGAAAGTTGGACAGAACGGGATCGTCAACGTCGAAGAGGGGCGAGGGACCAAGACTGAACTTGTCACTGTTGACGGTACTCAAATCGATCGTGGTTGGGCGCACTCAGAGTTTGCAGTAGACGGTGCGGATATTGTTTATGACAACCCGTACATCTTGGTGACGGATTGGGGTGTCTCAGCTTGTCTTCCGTTGCTGCCGCTTTTGAATGCCGTCATCACTGAGAATCGTGCATTGGTAGTCTTTGCTCCTGATTTCACAGGTGAAGCATTGCCGCTGTTCTTGCAGAACTTCAAGTCAGGTCAGCTCAAGGCAGTTTTGGTCAAGGCTCCGAGTCACGGCATATTTCAATCCGATGCACTCGAGGACCTTGCCATCATGACTGGCGCAACTTTCATTTCCAAACAACAAGGAATGACATTTTCCTGTTTCAAGAAGGACCCTTTACAATACGTCGGATCTGCTAGTCGTGTGACTGTGACTTCGAAGGTGACCACCATCTTGTGTGGTGAGGGCAAGCCCGAAGTGGTCGACAATCGAATCGCGACGCTGCTTGCGGAGGCGGATCGTTGCGGTTCGGAGTATGATGCAGATCGTTTGCGCGAACGTGTAGGTCGTTTGCAAGGAGGTGTCTGCATCATCAAAGTGGGGGCCTTCACCGAGTACGAAATGAAGGAGCGAAAGGCCCGTATGGAGGACGCACTTTCGGCGGTTCGAGCCGCGATTGACGGTGGTGTGGTTTTGGGCGGGGGAGTTGCACTATTCCGTGCTGCATCGGCGTGTGATATATCGACGAAGGCCATGAATCTGCCTGAGGAACAACTGTTGGGTTATCGCTTGGTCATACGTGCGTGTGAAGCACCTCTTCGCAAACTCAATGAGAACGCTGGTGGTTCAGGTTCTGTTGCGGTTGCTCTAGTCCGAGACAGTGCCGATCCTCTCGGCTTGGACGTTACGGATGGTGTGTTGAAGGACTTTTGGGAAGCAGGTATTGTGGACCCTACACAAGTCGTTAGGGCTGCGTTGACGAACGCGGTTTCAGTGGCCGCGACTTGTTTGATGTCGGAAGTCCTTGTTCGAAAGCGTGTCGCTAAGCCATCTGCGACACCGTCGACGTGAGGCCATGGACAATCGGCTCTTCAAGATTGTCGATCGCCCAGTGCGACTACGGCAGTCTGATCTGCCGCTGTTGGCTCGCGGCTTGATGGCAGTCTTTTTGAAGAAGGGTACTGTCAAGACTGGGCATGTTCGCAATTTGAGTTACGTTCGCCTGGAGTTTGGCGGGCAACACATACAAATACTGGCTGAGGACTGGGCCAAGATCGAACCTTACCTTGTTGACGACTCTTTCAGCCAACTGGTAGTCAAGTCACAGGCGGATGTGATTCGAATCAATCCGGAAGCGGTAATCCAGCCACCATTGTTGGATGTCGTCGACAGGCAATACTACTTGCGGGTGCTTGGTGTCTTACAGGGACTGTTCAATGAACCGATTGGGAATTGAAGGCCCGAAACATATCCACAAACATCGTGAGGACACCCATGCCTATTGACCCTGCTGGTACTACCCCTGGTATTGTGACTGAAAACCAAGAACCGGAAACCATTTCTGTGAAATGTCCGCGCGGTGGGTGTGATTCACAGGCGGCTGTGGAAATCAAGGTTGCAGCACCTGAGTACGTAGGCCGGCGCATGTATCGATGTGCGAAGTGTGGCCACACCTGGGGACTTGCTGTCGGTGGCCAGCTGAATATTTGAAGAGGATGTCCGACCAGCAATTGATGTGTTTGAAGTGTCGTTGTCGTGACCTGGATCGATCGGGTCGTGAGCCCTATCGATTTATCTGCCGCGGGTGTGGACAGAACTACTTTGTGGTGTTGCAGATGGTTCCTGTCGACTCCGATGACGCTCGAGTTTTAGGTAACACATCACATGTCCCTGAACTCGGTACTCGAACAGGATAGCGCAGTTCGATTCCTGCGTTGTGTCGTAGACGGTCGTTGGGTTTCGCCTCTTTTGTTGGTAGGCGATGACGGCGTTGGCAAGAGGCTGTCGGTTACTGAAGCCTTCCTAGATTCTGTCGGGGACGATCCCGTACAGCGTCGACAGCTTGCTCACAACGCACATCCAGATTTCGTCGTAGTCAGTGCAGAAGCTGATCAAGAGATCGGCGTCGAAGCTGTGCGTGACACTACATCAGTTGTTTGCAACTATCCGTTGCTAGCCCCACTGCGTTATGTCGTGGTCGACGGTGCTGACAGACTGACGATCGCAGCCGCTAACGCGTTTCTCAAGACGTTGGAAAGCGCATCTCGAACAACGCGCTTTTTCCTTCTGGCAAATTCGGTGAAACAGGTCCTTCCGACCGTGCGCTCTCGTTGTGGGCTTGTTCGGTACAATCGCTTGAGCGACACCCTTCTAACCGGTGTCTTGAGATCATTCGTTGATGAGGATCACAAAGCTCTTTTGTACGCACGCTTAGCGGAAGGCTCAGTGGGCCGAGCTGTGCAGCTTGCTAGCTCCAATCGCTTGAACCTTCGTGACCGTGTCGTCGAGATCTTGCGCGCCGGGATTCGTCGCGACTTGTCCTCATTGTTTTCGATTGTTGATGAGTTAGGTGATGACTTGATTTTGGGTCTGAGATTTCTTGAGCTTTTGGTGCAAGATCTTTTGGTCGTGTCACACGCACCTGCGAAATTGATCAATGTTGATCTGGCTTCCTTGTTGTCTGAGTTGTCCAACACACTTGGACCGAAATCTGAAACCCTCTGGTTCGAGCTTCGTCAGGTGAGATCGAGTCATTCGGCGGCTCGTATTAACTTGACGTTTCATCTCAAGGCCGCACTGGCAACTGTATTTTCGTGATGGCTGCCAGAAAAAAGACGCGTCCGTTCCTCCTAGTTTATGGAGACGAGGACTACCTGATCGACAAGGTATTCGAGACCAAGCGGTTTCTGTGGAAGAGCAAAAACAGGGTCGTTACTTACGTGGACGGATCCACGACGACGAGTGAGTCTCTGCATACTTTGTGTGAGACTCCACCTCTCTTTGAAAGTGGATCCCGCATTGTCGTTGTCGACAATGCGCAGGAATTGAAGCTCGGCAAAGAGTTCGTTACGTACCTGTCAGGGGCGTTTGACTCCACCTCGATGTCATTGGTGGCTTTCTACAGATCCGACAAGTTGACTGGGGGTTGGTCTGAAGTTGCAGCTCTTGCTGAGAAAGTGGAGATTTCAAAGTTCAAACCATGGGAGCGCGACAAGACAGTTCAGCGCATCACAGATGAAGCGACAGATCTTGGTTTGAAATTGGCAGATGGTGTAGCGCACAAGCTGTTTGCGTTTCATGGTGACAACCTTCGTGCTGTCGTGAATGAATTGAAGAAACTGCAATACCTCGTACAGCCCAAGGAAGTTGTCAGTCTACGCCAAGTCATGTTGGTGGCGTCTCCTGCGATACCTGTTGAACCTTATCAGGTCGCAGACGCCGTGATGCTGAGAGACGCGGGCAAGGCGATGAATCTGATCTCCAGACTCTACCTCCACATGGGGGATTCCGCTTGGGTCCCTGTTGTATTTTCTTGGATGAAGCAAGTTGAGCGCTTGCTTCTGGCGAAACACTTGCTTGATCGCAACGACTCTATTTCTGTGATTGCGGCACGTTTGGGCCAAAAAGAGTACGCCTGCAAAATGAACGTGATTCCGTTAACCAGTCGACACACTCAAGGTGTGTTGGTTGGTCAAATGAAAATCCTATGCAAACTCGAATCCCAAATCAAAGGGTCGGCCCGTTCCAAGAGAACGTTGGTCGAATTGGCTGTACTTTCGGCGACTGCGTGAGGACACGATGGAACCACAAATTCAAATTGCAGATTCGAACGTTCAAACACAGATGTGTGTCGTCAAGCGCGACGGCACGGCTGAGCCTGTAGACGTAAACAAGATCGTTCGTGCCGTCACACGATCCGCAACAGGTTTGCCTTCAGTGGACACGTTGCGTGTTGCACTCAAGACCATAGGTGGTCTGTACGACCGTGCAACTACACAGGAGCTTGACGAGCTGTCGATTCGGACAGCAAGCAGTCTTATCGTTGAGGAACCGGAGTACTCCAAGCTGGCCGCTAGACTGTTGTCAGTTTACATCGACAAAGAGGTAACCGGTCAAGACATCTCCTCGTTTTCCCAATCCGTCTCAATTGGACATCAGTTGGGGCTGATCAGTGACCGTCTGGTCAAGTTTGTTGATCAGTCGAAGCGCAAATACAACATGAACATCGTGCCGGAGCGCACGGCAGAGTTTGAGTACTTTGGGCTTCGCACGTTGTACGACCGCTATCTGTTGCGTCATCCGGAGACACGTAAAGTCATCGAAACCCCGCAGCACTTCTTCATGCGCATTGCGTGTGCCCTTGCTAAGTCGACCGCAGAGGCTCTCGAGTTCTACCGCTTGTTTTCGACGCTGTCGTATCTGCCCAGTTCTCCGACTCTTTTCAATGCAGGTACGTGCCACGAGCAATTGTCGTCATGCTTTCTTCTCGATTCACCTCAGGACTCCTTGCAGAGCATTTACGATTCCTACGCTGCTGTGGCACAGCTGAGCAAGTTCTCTGGCGGGATCGGAATCTCGTATACGAGAGTACGGTCTCGTGGAAGCTTGATTGCGAGCACGAACGGCTATTCGAACGGCGTCATTCCGTGGCTGAAGACACTCGATGCCTCGGTTGCAGCCGTGAATCAGTGTTTTGCGCCGGACACACTTGTGTTCACAGCTGATGGCGTCAAAGAGCTAAAAGATATCGCGGTGGGTGATTTGGTTTTGGGGCAACGAGGCTCTTACCGTGAAGTTTTGGACTGCTTGTCTTACCCACAATCCGGGCCAATGGTCGAAGTAGATGTGAAGCATTCCGTCAGGCCTTTACGTGTGACGTCGGGTCATCCATTTTGGGCAATACAGGGGATACCGCTTGAGCAGGGCTTGGATCGTACCATGTCGCAATTGCAGCGAGGTCTTCACAAGATATTGTGGGTGGAAGCAGGTGATTTGAAGAAGGGGGACTATGTGGCGCAAGTGATCCCTACTGAGACTGTGCCTGTGGAGGCGTTCACCGAGGATGATGCCCGTCTCTATGGGATCTTGTTGGGGGACGGACACATGTCGAAGGACGGCCTTGAGTACGGTGTGACAGGGAATCCGTCGGATGCCCATATGGATTTTGTCCGTGGTTACCTAACTAAAATTGATGTTCATTTTTGGGAAACACGTGTAGCTAATCTGACTTGTCGCCAGATTCGGTGGGCTTCTGGTCGCGGTGTGCAGAGGAGTACTGAGAACGGACAATTTGTCTGTGCAGGATCGCCGACGCTACCTTTCACGTATCGAGATCTCTATGATGAAAATAAGTACAAGCGCATCAGTCGTCGTTTTTCCCATTTACCGCCTGCGCAAACGCGTGCGCTCATTCACGGTCTTCTGGAAACCGATGGTTGTGTGAGTCGCGGCGCTGAGATTACTTTCACCAACACATCTCGTTCTTTGGTGGAGGGCCTGCGCTACCAACTTGTTCGTTTGGGAGTTCCATGTTCCGGACAGTATCGTGAGCGTGATCAGAATCATTCGTTCATTAGCGGCAACGGGGAATTGACGTCGGTTCAAGGTGTTTCGAAGACCTATGATTTACGTATTCCCGCAGTGCCTGAGATTGCGGAGCTAGTTGGTTGTGTTCCTGTTATCAAACGTAATTGGTTTCAGTTGAACGGTTGTTTGTGGACACGTGTGCGGTCTGTTGGTGTGATTGTGCCGTTGCCTGTTGTGTATGACCTCAAAGTGGATGGGGATGAAACGTACATGACGTCGGCCGCATTGGTACACAACGGCGGGAAGCGCAAGGGAGCCTGTGCCGTGTATTTGGAGTCCTGGCACGCAGATATTCTCGAGTTCCTCGAGCTACGCGATGGCACTGGGGATCCTTCGAGGCGGACTCCGAATTTGCATTTGGCGAATTGGATCCCTGACCTGTTCATGCAACGAGTCGAGGAGGACCTTGGCTGGAGTCTGTTCGACCCGAAACGCGTCCCTCATTTGACGGACTTGTGGGGAACGGAATTTGATGCCGCCTACGTGATAGCCGAGATGGACGGTTTGGCTTTGAAGACCGTCAAAGCCCGGGATCTGTACACTCGAATGTTGCGTACGTTGGCTGAGACGGGGAACGGATGGTTCACGTTCAAAGACAAGAGCAATCGCGCTTGCAATCAGACTTACAAGGGCGGGACTGTGCACCTTTCGAATTTGTGCACAGAGATTTTGGAAGTGACTTCAAATGACACAACTGCGGTTTGCAATCTCGGATCGATCAACCTGTCACGTCATTTGTCGGCGGGTGCGTTTGACTTTGAAGCTTTGGGCCGAACGGTCCGCTCAGCTATCCGTCAGTTGGATCGTGTGATCGATTTGAATTTCTATCCTGTTGAGAAGGCCAAAACATCCAATCGACGTTGGCGACCTGTGGGGTTGGGATTCATGGGTTTACAGGATGTCTTTTTCTCGCTTCGTTTGCCGTTCGACTCCCCTGAAGCCTTGAGCCTTTCGACCAAGATCTCGGAAGAGATCTATTACCACGCCTTGTCGGCGTCGGCTGATTTGGCGGAGGAACTTGGACAACATCCGGCCTTTTCAGAGACTCGGACTTCGCAAGGGGAGCTACAGTTTGACGCTTGGGGAGTCACGCCGTCTGATCCTGCTCGGTGGAGCGCTCTGTCTCAGCGCATCCAGAAGGTCGGGCTACGAAACTCGTTACTGATTGCTATTGCTCCGACTGCCACGATTGCATCGATTGCAGGGTGTTGTGAATGTTTGGAGCCTCAAGTCTCCAACCTGTTCAAGCGGGAGACCTTGAGCGGAGAGTTTTTGCAGGTCAACGCTTACTTAGCGTTCGACCTCAAACGCCTCGGTCTTTGGACCGAGGATATACGGGATCGTATCAAGGCTGCTGACGGGTCTGTGCACGACATCGCAGAGATCCCGAACGACCTGCGAGTGCTCTATCGGACGGCTTGGGAACTCTCACAGAGATCCCTGATTGATCTCGCCGCTGCACGGGGCCCCTACATCGACCAGAGCCAGTCTCTCAACCTGTTCATGGAGAACCCGGACATAGGTCGAGCGTCGAGTATGTACATGTACGCTTGGAAGTCAGGACTCAAGACCACGTACTACTTACGATCTCGCCCGGCTACTCGGATTGCGAAAACAACAACAATCCCCCCCAAAAACGGGAATGGCCACAGCGGCGGTAACGGCCACACAAACGGGCACGGCGGTAACGGCCATATTGCGGACGTAGAGCCCAGTGTTTTGTCGTGTTCCATCGAAAACGCCTACAGTGGCTCTTGTGAGGCTTGTCAGTGACCGAATATCGACGGCCGGCCCGGTTGTTGGACCCCGGCTTGTGTTTGACCCTGCGGCCGATGGTGTACCCGCGGTTTTACGACCAGTACCGGGACGCTATCAAGAACACCTGGACGGTCGAGGAGGTTGACTTCGCTGGGGACGTGGATGTCCTGGGACGCCTCTCAACTGGGCAAAGGCACATCGTGGAGCGCCTGGTAGCGTTTTTCGCGACCGGGGACGCCATTGTGTCCAACAACCTGGTCCTAGCTCTGTACCGTCACCTGAACGCTCCTGAGGCCCGCCTGTACCTGTCCCGCCAGTTGTACGAGGAAGCCCTCCACGTTCAGTTCTACTTGACCTTGCTGGACACCTACATTGCGGACCACGATGCCCGGGCCCGAGCGTTCGCCGCAGTGGAGAACATTCCGTCTATTGCAAAGAAGGCGGAATTTTGCTTTCGCTGGACAGACTCCATGGCGTCCGTCCAGAAGTTGTCCGACCGTTCGTTGCGCCGGCAGTTCCTTCTGAACTTGATCGCTTTCGCTGCGTGCGTCGAAGGGTTGTTCTTCTTCGGTGCGTTTGCGTATGTTTACTACCTTCGAGACCGGGGCCTGTTACACGGACTCGCGACAGGCACCAACTGGGTGTTTCGTGATGAGAGCTGCCACATACAGTTCGCGTTCGACATCGTCAAAGTCATACGGGAAGAGGAACCCGAACTGTTCGATACTGAGCTGGTAGCGTCAGTCCGGACCATGGTTCAGGAGGCTGTAGAAGCTGAGTCCCAGTTTGCCCATGACGTCCTGGACTCAGGTGTGGCTGGGTTGTCCTACCGAGACGTGCGGGGCTACTTAGAGTTCATGGCTGACCAGCGGCTCACACAGCTTGATCTCGCACCTCAGTACGGGACCAAAAACCCGCTCGGCTTTATGGCTCTTCAGGACGTTCAGGAGGTCACGAATTTTTTCGAGCGTCGCGTAGCGTCGTACCAAGTTGGTGTCACGGGCACCGTGTCTTTTAAGGAGAGTTTCTGATGCGTCTCTTGGAGGGGAAACTCATTTTTGAAGGCGGACGCTTCGTGGTGGAAGGTTCCCCCGGAGTCTCTGGAGATCTGACACAAGTTCTCCAGAGCTTGGTCGGCCGAAATGTGCGAATCTCGGCTATGGAGATCCTGGATGGGGAAGACCTATTGCCGGATGGATTTGACCAAAATGGGAGCCCTTTGATTGACGTGAGGGTGCCGCTCGGGTTATCATTTTCTTCTAATGATAACCCATCACGTGACGACGACTAGGGTCCAGGAATTAGAGGGACGCATTCGTGAAGCTCGCGGAGCCTACTACAACACAGTACCAGTTGTTGACGACGAAACGTTCGACTCTTGGTGCGATGAACTCAGGGTGCTCGCACCTGATAGTTCAGAGCTGAAGGTTGTCGGTGCTGCCCCGGTAACGAACTGGACGAAGGTTCGGCACGACTTCGTCATGGGGTCGCTCAACAAGGTTCAAACACCTGAAGAGCTGAAGCGTTGGTCCGAAAACCTGGGTGTCGGTGGGCCGTGGTTGGCTGTTGCGAAGTTGGACGGGATCTCGATCAGCTTACGATACGAAAATGGTCGTCTCGTTCAAGCGGTTACTCGTGGGGATGGGGCAACAGGCGAGGACATCACTGCAAATGTACGGCGCATGCGCGTTCCGCAAATTTTGCTTCATGGTCGCAGTATAGTTAATTCTCCGCATTTTGTGGTGCGTGGTGAGATCGTACTCTTCAAGTCAGATCACGCCCAACACTTCGCCTCCCATGCTAACCCGCGTAACACTGCGTCTGGAACGGCTAAGCGTTACGATGGAAAAGGTTGTGAGCATTTGAATATCCTAGCCTACGAGATCGTAGATGGATACGAAGTCTCTTTTTCGGAGCAAGTGAAGTTTTTGTGTCGGGTCGGGTTCAAGGTACCTGAGTGTTGTACAGTTGAAAGCATCGACGAGATTGAATCGATTTGGGAGGATTACCATCGTCGACGTCCGGACATGGACTATGAAATCGACGGACTGGTTGTGCGGTGCAACGCGGTCGATCTACATCGGGAGTTGGGACATCTACATGGTCGACCGCGGTCCGCGGTTGCGTTCAAATTTCGGCCTCAGTCCCGTGAAACCGTGGTTCGAGACGTGATTTGGCAGGTTGGTGGGACGGGCCGGTTGACTCCGGTTGCTGTATTCGACGTTGTGGATCTGTTGGGCACGAAGGTTGAGCGTGCGAGTCTCTACAACCAAGCCTACGTCGAGAAGATTGGTCTCGACATTGGGGCTCGAGTGCAGGTCGTGCGGACTAATGACGTAATCCCGCGCGTGTGTGGCGTCACTGTGCGGACGGGAACAGTTCTACGTCCGCCTTCAAAGTGTCCGGAGTGTGCGTCGGGGGTCATGCGGGAAGGTGAATATCTTGTTTGCGTCAATGTCGAAAACTGCCCGGCTCAAACGGTGGGGAGGATTCGACGTTGGGTCAAGGGGCTTGGGATTTTGGAATGGGGCGAGGTTGTGATTGAGAAACTCGTCGCCGGAAAACACGTGGAATCCGTTGCCGACCTGTACCGGCTTCGGTACGAGGACTTGGTCGGGATTTCGGGTTTGGGGGATGTGTCTGCGAGGAAGTTATTGTCGGAGCTGCGTCGCCCGCTACCTGTTTCCTTACCCAAGTTCCTTGGGTCACTTTGTGTTCCGCTTTGTGGGGAGGTCACATTCGAAGCACTTGTGTCGGCTGGTTTCGACACTGTGGAAAAGCTTCGCATGGCGCGACCAGCCCAGTTGTGCGCTGTGCCGAGTGTTGGTCCTTCTCGAGTTGAGGCCTTGGTCGCCTGGCTGACAAATAACCACGCTATGGTGGACGATATTTTGGAGGCTGGAGTTTCTTTGCGGGAACGCTCTTCAGGAAAGCTCACAGGCAAGTCAGTATGCTTCACGGGCAAGTCATCACGACCTAGAGCTGAGCTTGAACGTTTGGCTGAGCAGGCAGGTGCATCGGTCAAATCGTCCGTTGTGCGCGGTCTCACGTACTTGGTTATGTCGGATCCGGAGTCAACGTCGTCGAAGGCTCAGGCGGCTAGAAAGCTTGGTACGATGTGTGTGTCTGAGGCTTCTTTCGTAGACTTGTGCTAAGTCCTTGGTTTCTGAGCTGGTGTTGGGTCTCCCATGACCACCTCAGACGAAGTCAAAGGCAAATACTTTCCGGTTTTGAACCACGGGTTCGTCGCTCTCGTCGATTACATGGGCGGGGATGCTGCGGTTGTACAGGCTGCTCGGGTTTCTTATGGGCCAGGCACGAAGACTGTAAGTGACGATCGCGGTCTGATCCGGTATTTGGTTCGACAGAGACATTCCACACCACTAGAAATGGTGGAGTTGAAGTTTCACGTGAAACTGCCGATTTTCGTTGCGCGACAGTTGATCCGACATCGGACAGCCAACGTGAACGAATTCTCAATGAGATACTCGTTGGCGCCTTTGCAATTCTACATTCCGGAGTTTGAAGTTTTTCGAAAACAGAGCAGTGCGAATCGCCAGGGACGAAGTGAGCAGACCGATCGCGAAACCTATGATCGTCTGATGTCGACGTGGAAAGTGCTCTACAGCCACGTTAGTTCTGGGTACGTTGATGCCCTAACCGAGGAGATCGCTCGGGAGTTGGCGCGTGTTCCTCTCAGTCTGGGCTTGTACACAGAGTGGTACTGGAAGATCGATCTCCACAACCTGCTTCATTTTCTGACTCTGCGGACGGACTCACACGCTCAGTGGGAAATACAGGAATTCGCTCGGATCAAAGCAGGCCTGGCTCGTTGTGTTGCTCCGCTGGCTTTTGAGGCTTGGATCGACTACGCCCGTTGTGCTGTTACGTTCAGTCGTATGGAGATGAATTGTCTCATCGGAAACATGGGACGAGTGACCTCGATGACCGACGCGGAGATAGCCGTGTACGGTTTGTCTGTTCGTGAGCTTGGCGAGTTCAAGGCCAAGCTCACTGCCCAGACTGTAATTCCAAATTTTGATTTGGATTTGACGACGGCTAAGGATCCTACACATTTTCACACGCTGGCGATGGCCGCGGTTCCTAGCATAGATCGATAGACAGTGTTCGAGGACGAGTCTTCGAAGAAGGAAGACAGCGTCATTGATGGCGTTGTCAACTCGATTATTTTCAATCGAGAGTCCTACTACATTTTGTCGCTAGACGCAGGTACTGGGAGACCAGTGAAAGCCAAGGGCAACCTGTACGGGCTTGACACCGTTTACGAGGGGATCCCGATACGTTTGGTTGGCAAGTGGACGCGGAACAAGCGCTATGGTGACGCGTTTTCGTTTCGTACGTGGGATTACTTGAGCACGCCGAATTTGCAAGAGATCGTGCTTTTTCTACGCTGCATCGACGGGTTGGCAGATTACCGCGTCGTCAGTCTGATTGCAGAGCGGTACAAAGCGTCAACGTTTGACGCTTTGTCCGAAAAAGTGTCCGAGATCTCAGACTTGGCCAACAACGTTGTCACGCGTGAGGCCTTGAACGGCGCCACACTGGCTTGGGATCTGGCGCTACAACGACGAGATCTGTCTGTGTTGTTGAGGGACGGCGGACTCAGTCCTACGGAAACTCAAGCGGCTATGATCCGTTTTGGATCTGAGGCCCCTCGAGTGATCTTGGAGAACCCGTATCGGTTGACGGAGATCGGCTTCTTGCCTTTCGCACGCGTTGACCGCGTGGCACTACATCTGGGAGTTGCACTATCAGACCCTCGACGTGTGCAAGGAGCTGTTCTGTGGGCTTTGCAGGAGGGCTCCCGACGGGGACATCTCTACCTAGGTCGCACAGGGTTGTCCCGGATCCTGGAGACGCTCCCACGGCAAGAGGAAGTGGAACCGTTGGAGTATACGCCCGATGAGAAGGGCGCGATTGACGCAGCGGTGAAGGCCCTATCTCGTCAAAAGGCTGTGACAATCGATCGTGCGGGCCTCTACTTGAACGACTTGTACAAGTACGAGCGCGAGACTGCAAAGCACTTGGTCTCGCTGGTTACATCTTCGACGATCAAGGTGGATCTCGATCCATTTTTGGTTGCCTACGAAAAGTCCCATATGACGCTGTCGGCGTCACAACGACAAGCAGTCGAGACCTTGGCTCGGGAACACGTACTGGTCATCACAGGGCTGCCTGGAACAGGGAAAACACAGACGACTCGAGCGATCGTACACTTACTCGAGGAAGCCAAGCTCAATGTGAAATTGATGGCCCCTACAGGGATCGCGGCTAAACGATTGTCCGCGATGACTGGACGTCCAGCGTCGACGGTACACAGAGCGCTTGGGTATGACGGCGAGTCCTGGGGTTTCAATGCCTTTCGTCGCTACACCGCAGACGCCGTTATTTTGGACGAGATGTCCATGGTCGACCAGGAATTGCTGTATCGTCTCTTGGTTGCCCTACACCCTGGGACGCGGCTGATTCTGGTCGGTGACGACGCCCAGTTGCCGAGTGTTGGACCGGGCCATGTTTTGTGTGAGCTGCTTCGTTGTAGTAAGATCCCACAGGTCAGACTCACGGAGGTGTTTCGCCAGTCCGTGAAGGGGGAGATCGTTTCGGCGGCGCACGCGATCCACGGTGGACAATTGCCTAACTTGCAGCAGGCGACCACCTCAGAGTTTCGGTTCAAACCCCTCGAGAGTGAAGACGCGATCCTGAAACTGATTGTTAGTATGGCTGTGAAACTGAAGAATCAGCATGCCAATTTTCAGATCCTGTCACCCAAGTACAAAGGCACAATAGGCGTCGACAGTTTGAATATGAGTTTGCGGGACGCCTTGAATCCTGAAGGACCACCCGAGTACAAACACGGAGCTACACGATTTCGAGAGGGTGATCGAGTAATGGTGATCGCGAATGACTACCGTCTCAACGTTTACAATGGGGATGTCGGAACGCTGAGAACGATTGGACGTGACGGTACGATGTCGGTTCGCATACACGACACGAATCCGGACGGACCCGTTTTCTTGGTTGACTTTGAGCCTCATGAGGCTGCGAAGAAATTGAAGCTGGCTTACGCAGTCACCGTGCATCGCTGTCAAGGCTCGGAATTCGACCACATCATTCTTCCCATCATGCCTTCACAGGGTATCATGTTGCAGCGCAACCTTTTGTACACAGCAGTTACGCGGGCTCGGAAGCGTGTTTGGTTGATCGGTTCAGTGCAGGCTGTTCAGCGGGCAGTAGACAACAACCAAGTGGTCAATAGGAACACGGTTTTGTCCTCGGTTTTGGAGTCTGCGCTCACCGGTGTTGTATCCTCCGGTGAGCCCCGAGCGAATTGATCAGGTCTACAAAGAGCTTGCGACCTTGACGGTCGATCTGGTTTCCGATCCAGCGTCCCTCGGTCCTCCGTATTTACAGGACCTGATTTTCAAAATACGCGGTTACCTGAACCGTGTGAGCCTCTTTACATCCGAAGTCTACTGGGAACTTCACCAGCTCGAGATGGACCTGGCTGCGTATGAGGCCGCGTATCAAGTCTCAAGCGATGATCTTCTGGCAACCGATAAGCGTGTAACCATGCTGCCCAATCTTCGAGATCGGGTAGCCATGATCAACCACATCTTGAAGGAAGATCGTTCCAAGATCACAACATGTAGTCGTGCGATCAAGGAACTCAAACTTGTCAATCGTGTGATCCGACATCGACATCAAGAACTCGAAAGCACAGTGTCGTCTATTCGTATGCAACGGAGCTTGATAGTCTCTTCTATCAAAACAGGTTCGTTTTATGGCGATGAGGGGGAGGAGCCGCGAAAGGGAACTAAATCTTTGAAGCCTATGCCCGATGACGACGAGAGCCTCTTGAATTGGTTGGAAGGCGGTCCGGTTTCAATTTCTCCGCCACAAAATGAAGGTGACGGAGAGACGGAAACCGAAGAGTCTGTAGACGCGGAAGAAGCACCTGAAATTGAAGAACCGCAAACCGCAGAAGAAGCGTTTGATGACTTGTTTGCGACGCCTGAACCTAAAGAGGCGGAGGACGCGCCTACTGATCCTGACGAAATTGCCATGCAAAAGTTTTTGGATGATTTGGTGTAGTAGAGGATCGGGGTGGCGGAGACTGTCCTTGAAACAAACCACTTGTCAGTTCTCCGCTCCCCACTAAACCCCTCTAGGAGTGAAAAATGTCAGAAGAATTTGAGGTAGAAGTTCCAGATGTTGGTGATGCAGACATTGGTTTGTCTGACGACGAAGTGTCCAAGTACACGACACGATCCTCATGGTTCAAGGGCGAAAAAGACCACCGCTACCGCGTGGCCTTGCTGTACTTCAGCCCGCTCAAGGTAGCGGTGACGCGTGCATTGAGGCTGAAGAAGCCGGATATCACCGAGGCTGAGCTGAAAGCTGGAATTCTTAAGGCACTCACACGTCGCGCTGAGGAGCGCAACAAGCCAGTCGCTCAGTTGCAGCCCCATGAGGTGCTGGACACTTCCCAGGTCAGATTCGTGCCGACCACGGCGTACTACAAGGAAGGTGTCGGGTACGTTATGCGTACGGGCAAGGAGGGTCCGGAAGCCGACAAAATTTGGGAGAAGATGGGAGACTCGAAGGTCTACTTCACGACAGTCTTGGTGGTCTATCCGACGGATCGTCAAGGCAATCTCATGAAGGACCGCGTGCAGAAAGATTGGTATGTTGTCCCATGGCGGCCTAGCTCTGCGGTGTATCAGCGGCTCAATGAGCTGCAAAAGTCGTTGAAGGAGAATGACCTGTCGTTGGCCACACAAGATCTGATGTTGGTGTGTACAAATAGCGGGTACCAGAACTTCAACGTGGATCCTGCCGGTAAGGCCTTTTGGACAGCCCGTGATGAGAGTGGAAAACTTCGTTGGCCGGACTTGCACTACGAGATTTTGGAGAAGGCTTATGCATTCTACGGGAAGAAACTGGTACCGTTCCGTACAATGACGACTCTGGAGTTGAGCGAAAAGTTGGGGCTCGACGCCTCTTCTTCTGTAGCTGCTGACACAGGGTCTGATGACTTCTCTGATTTGATTGACGCCGTTTGATCACACTAGGTGTTGATCCGTCGTTGACCGGCTTCGGTTGGTGCGTACACGATTCTAGAATGTTGGGTTCTGGTCGTGTACGTGCCAAGGGAGTCTTTCGTACTTCGGCACAAGAAGTATTCCTTGTTCGATACCTTCAGCTCCGATCTTTGTTGGTCAAGTTGATTTGTGATCATCCGGAAATTGAAGCTGTCGGTGTCGAGTCCCCGCCTTTTGGTGAGTCCTGGAGCCCGGGCCTCTACGCATTGTTCGTGTACGTCAACGAAGCTGTCTATTTGTGTCGCCGAGATGTCGTTTTTTTCGATCCTTCGACAGTCAAGATGCTAGCCAAGTTGGATCCTTCCGTCCGACGAGGCAAGATGGATAAACAGGACATGAAAGAGGCCGCGAAGGCCGATACAGGTGTGCGACGCTGGACTCACGATGAGGCTGACGCCTATTTGATAGCGCGTTCCGCTGCTTGGTTTTGGTCCGTTATCGACGGCTCTTTGAAGGTGGCGGACCTGACGCCGTCTGAGAAGAGTTCGTTTTTTCGTATGGGCCCTCAAGAACAAGATCTGCAACCGCATCATCGAGGTTTGGTGTCTAAGGAGGGACAGCGCTTTTTCAGGTTCTCCAAGGTTCCAGTCGATCCAAATGAAGAGGGTCTCAAGCAATGGCTGCTAGGAAGTTGTTCAGCACTGTGAGGGGTTCGTCGGTCCCTGTTGAGACCGTTCCCCATAAGGAAGTGAAATTGGAATCAGTAAATGTTGCGAAGAAACCTGTGAAAGTCGCAGGGCAGGAGGTAGTCGACAAGAAACCTGTGCCGGCTAAACCCAAAAACACACGTTCGTCGTCGCCCGATCAGGTGGTATTGACGGATCAACGTAAGCGTGCCGCGGAATCAGCGAAGCAGGTTGCTGCTGCACGATCGGAGATACTACGTCGGATGCAGCTGAAGGCTGTAGTCAAACACAGTGACAATTACGCTTCTGTTTCTTCTGGTTCATTTCTTCTGGATCACTTGATTGGCGGCACGCTAGCGGAAAACGGAAAGCCCATTTGTCTCGGGTATCCGCGACGCAAGATCACTGAGATCTTTGGGCCTGAGGCGAGCGGTAAGACAACCGCTGCGCTCGAAGCTATTGCTGCGTGTCAACGACAGGGGGGTTGGTGCCTGTATCTGGATCACGAGCACGCGCTCAATCCCAGGTACGCTCGAAAAATAGGCGTCAATCTCGAGGAGCGACTTCTGCACTACGAACCAACTTCAATGGAAGAGAGCTGGAAGTTGTTGGCAATGGCCATGCGTCAGGGTTGTGATTTGGCCGTGATTGACTCTGTTGCAGCCATGGTTCCGAAGTCCGAACTCGAGAAGGGACTCGACGAACACGCTACCATCGGTGCTCGCGCGAGAGGACTTTCAGACACGTTACCAAAACTCGCAGCGTTGTTGGGCAGCACTAAGTTGTCTCCAACGGGCATGGCACTCATTCTGGTAAACCAAACCAGATCGTTGATTGGGGGCGGTAGCTACGGGGCCCCGCAGATGGATACCAACACAGCTGGTGGGAAAGCGTTGAAGTTCTACGCCTATTTGCGCTTGAGTTTTAATCGCACGAAATCAGAGCGCATCAAACGCCGAGACAAGGTGACGGGCAAGGACGTGTACTACCCGTACGGAAACCACACACGGGTGCGTGTGGTTAAGTCGAAGCTAGACGCTATGGAGGGACGCGTCGCAGGAGTCTTCATTCGATTCAACCATGGTTACGACGACCACTACAGTTTGATCGAAGCTGCGGTGGTCAATCGTCTTGTCAAGAAGGCGGGATCTTCATACGTGTACGCCGACCATACTTTCAGAGGACGCGAGCAGTTGCGGGAGTACTTGATTCAGAATTCTGCCTCTTTTGAGAAATTGAAAACCTTGGTTCTTGCTGCGATTCGTGACGACGGTGACAACATGTTAGTGCCTGAACCAGAAGACACTGTTGTGAGCGAGGAGGATACTCTCTTGTCGAGCCTTGGCATGGATGCCGATGTGGACGACGTGTCAGATGCGGAGGTGGAAGTTGAAGAGGTCGCGGACGCAGTTGACGAGGATGATCTGTTAGCGTCTGTAGAGGAAACTTGATCGAAGTCGAGGTCAACAATTTCCAGTCCATCACACATGTCTGTTTGGTGGTACAAGGATTCGTCTCGATCGTTGGTCGCAGCAACACAGGCAAGAGTGCGATTGCTCGCGCCTTGCGGTACGCGTTGACAGGCGCTGTGGGGACCTCCTTCGTCAGGCATGGCCTGACGTGTGAACGACGTCTACGTGGCGCCAAGAAGTGTCACTGCTTTGCGTCGGTTCGAGTCAAGACCTCTCAGATCGAAGTGGTTTGGGCCAAGGGGGATACAGAGAACCGCTATACGGTGACACGGAACGGTCGGACGGATGTGTATGAGGGCTTGGAGCGCGGCACGCCCGACTTTTTGTTGCCAGACTTTCGCACCGTTCGTATCGGGACCGGCAAGGAGCTGATCCAGATTGCTAAACAGTTTGAGCCGGTTTTCTTGCTGGACCAGTCTGGACCTGTGGTCGCGGATGTCTTGAGTGATGTGGCTCGTTTGGACGGAATCAACTCGGCGTCATCTTTGGTTTCTAAGGATCGCAAGTCGGCAGTCTCAGAGCGGCGCGTCCGATGCGAGGATCTTGCGGACTACAACGGAAGACTCACACGCTATGTAGGCCTCGATCAAGTACCTGTTGAAGCTGTGCGAGAACAGCAGCAGGCAGCAAATACTGCACGTGAACGTGTCAGGGTCGTGGTTTCGTTTCTGGATCGTGCTTTGATTTTGAAGCGTTGGTACGAAGCGATCACGAAAGCTTTGAGACCCAAGGTTCCTGAGTATTCTCAGGTCCGAGATCTTGATCAGGCGGTTCGACAGGTCCATGACTACTTGATTAGCTCAGAGCGATTGGTCAGTTTCGTTGGCAACGTTGAACGCGCACTGTCTCCTCGCATTGAGGCTCCAGACGCTATACGTGAAGCTTCGAGGTGTTTGCGTCTTGTGGTTGGTTTCGAAGCTTTTCATACGACTCTGACGTCGACGGTTGCTGCGGCCGAGGGTCCAGCTACGTGTGATTTGCCGGTTTACGACGGTATCCAACAGCAAGCGCGAGAACTGACTCAAGTTGGCAGGTTTTCGGAAACGTTGAGTTTGCGTGCACAGACCTATCGCCGATTGTTGTCTACGTCGAATCTGACTATTCCTCCAGAACCGTCGGCTTTGGTAACTGAAGCCAGACAACTGCAAGACCTTGGTCGCATTTTGATCAAGTTTAGCGAGTTTACTGAAACGATCCATAAACTGTCACAAGAGCTGTCCAACCTCGAGTCGGAGTTCCGTCGGCTTGATCAGGAGACGAAGGAGCTTGGAGTTTGTCCGACGTGCGGACAAATCATTACGGTCGTGCACGTTCATAGCGAGGTCGCATGAGTTTGGTCTTTGTTTTTCGTACCGACGTACACGCGGCTGATCGGGCTCCTCCTAGCTGGAAAGGAGATTACTTGGCCGAGATCCTGTCTAGCCTCACACAAATTGGAGAGATTGCTAAGGCACGTCGTGCTGTGGCTGTTTTGGATGGCGGAGACTTTATTCACGTTAAGACCGCGTCCAGGACGTCACACGCACTTGTTGTGAAGGTGTTGGAGTTGCACGCGAACTACCCGTGTCCTGTCTGGTGTGTCGAGGGTAACCACGATGTCGTCGGGGACAATTTGGACACGATATCGCAGCAACCGTTGGGCGTCTTGTATCAGACCTGTTTTCGACATCTCCGTGACGTTGTCTTCGAGGACGGGGACTTGAGGGTGCGTGTAGTGGGCGTTCCGTACAGTGCCCATAGGACGGTGGAAGAGATCCAGGCAATACGAAAACAACCGGGGGACACACATTTGATTGCTTTGGTCCACGCGTTGGCTGGCGAGAATCCGCCGGCACACGTCGAGGAGTTTTTTGGCGAGCCAGTTTTCCGGTATCAAGCTCTCATCTACGAAGGCGGTCCGGATGCATTTTTATTTGGCCATTGGCATCGGGATCAAGGCATTGTGCGTTTGAATGGTCGAATCTTCGTCAATCAAGGCGCTGTGTCTCGAGGCGCGTTGACACACGAGAACATCAACCGTGTGCCGAAGGTAGCTGTCTTGACGGTTACACAGGACGGCATTGAGGTGGAGGACATTCCTCTGTCTGTGGCACCTCCTGAAGAGGTTTTTGACTTCGATCGGAAGACCAGAGAAGACCAACAGGTTGTTGTGATCAATCAGTTCGTGAAACAACTTGAGACGGAGCTTGAAACGTCTGCGGATGATGACTTCGTGACTAGCGTCGAGAAGCTAGACTTTGCACCAGAGGTACGGGTACGTGCGTTGGCTTACCTGGAACGGGCTCGCATTGCTTCATGATCAGACCTGACAGTCTTTGGGACGGGTACGTCTCGTATTCCGGTCGAAAGCTGTACGAGAACTGTCCCTACGCCTATTGGCATCGTTACGTGAACTGTACGGTTTTGCCTGGGTTGCCAGACACACTTGCAACCCTTTATGGGGACGCCGTGGGCAACCTGTTCGGCAGATTTTATGTCGATGAGGGTTGGCGGGACGATGATGCCACAGCTTGGTTGTTGGCACGTGTTGACGAGACTGTGACGCGTACGATACGTTATCGCACACAGAACAAGGATGGGAGTCCTAAGGCGTATTTAGGTTGGCAGGACGCTGAGCATCCCAAAGCGCTCTACGTTGACCGGAATGAACTTGTGTCGGATGTGCGGGCCACAGTCGCTCGTGGTCTCCAGATAATTCGGCACTACAGGTTACTCGGCAAAGAGGTTCTCGTTGAACACAAGTTGGACTTGCGTCTCCCGGCCGCGACCCTTGCAGGACGGTCTGATTTCATGATGCGTAGGACCCGGCCCAACAACGATCGTGTGATCTTGGATGGCAAGGGATCTCGCTGGCGGGGGAAGTACGAAGACCCCAAACAGCTGGCTTGGTACGCAATGCTCTGTGAGCGTCGCTATGGTTACGTGCCAGATCGTCTGGGTTTTGTTTTCTGGAGGTACTGGCCGCCAGAAAGTGTCGACTGGTATGAGCCTGTAAAAAATGATCTAGACGACCTCTACGAGGCCACTCTTGGTGTTGTTGTAGAGATTCGTGGACTGTTACGCCGTCTAGCCGACGGCGAGGACCCTGATCAGGTCTTCGAGCCTAAGCCGACGCGTCAGCAGTGCCAGTTTTGTGACTACTCGTTTGGGTGCAAGAAAAAATATGACGCCAGAAATGATTCAAGCCAAGGTCGAGGAGCTGAGTAGACGTTACGCCACTGCTTCGGAGAAGCGGAGCACCTTGGGCGGACTCTTAGCTGCCAAGAAACAGGAGCTGATTGCCCTGACTCAGGAAATCGAGAAGGCAGGGTACAATCCGAAGACGCTGAAGGAGACCCGGGAGAAGCTACAAGCGGATCTCGAGGAGCGATTGAAAGACTTTGAAGGCAAACTACAAGAAGTAGAGAAGGCGCTAGCTGCGTTTGAAGGGGAAATGAAATAAGGATGATCCGAACCTTTCGTTACCCTCTCCGGCCTACCAAGGCTCAGGCCACAACTATCGAAGATTGGCTGCGGCATTGTCGTTGGTTGTACAACGGAGCGTTGGAAGAGAGGATCTCATACTACAGGAAATTTGGTAAAGGGCTCACAAGGATCGATCAGCAAAAATCTCTCACGGAACTGCGCTCGGATGACCTCTCCTGGACACAGATCCCGCTGAACGTTCTCCGATCTTCTCTTCGGAAGCTCGAGTTAGCCTACCAAGGCTTCTTTCGGCGTTTGAAGAAGGGCGAGACGCCCGGCTTCCCACGCTTCAAAGGAGCTAATAGGTTTCGTTCGTTTTCTCTTCAAAAATCAACTAAGGTTGAGCACAAGGTCAAAGGATCTCAAGCCAAGGTTTGGATCCCAAAACTTGGATGGGTGCACTTTCACGAATACCGACCTATCCAAGGTAAACTTTTGGATGTCTCGCTCCGTAAGGAGCATGACGACCGATGGTTTGTTTGCTTCCAGTGTGATTTAGGCAAGGCACCTGAAGTTTCAATTGATCCAACGAAGTCGGTAGGGATCGATCTAGGACTCAGACATTTTGTGACCCTCTCAAATGGTGAGACAATCGAGAATCCTCGATTCTTTCGAAAGTCGGAGAAGGTGCTTGCCGAACGGCAGCGCACTTTGCAACGCAAGCGCCGTGGCTCCAACTCTCGAATAGTGGCCAATAGACTCGTTGCTAAGGCACATCTTTGGATCCGAAATCAACGACTCGATTTCTCTAGGAAGCTGTCTAAACAATTATTTACAAGATTTGATGTGATCTTCCACGAGGACCTCAACATCAAAGGGATGACACGATCCCTGAATTTTGGAAAATCAGTCAACGATGCTGCTTGGGGTATTTTTCTCCGATCCTTAGCTTACAAAGCGGAAGAAGCTGGTAAGCTCTTGATCGGAGTTGATCCAAGAGGAACCACACAACGGTGCAGTGGCTGCGGTGAGCACGTCCCAAAGGGACGTGCTCACCGCAGCCACCTGTGTCCCTCGTGTGGGCTCAACTTGGACCGGGATCACAATGCGGCCCTAAACATTCAAACGCTCGGCTTGAGCGTGGTACTAGAACACACGAGGCCGGTGAAGCTTGCTATCGGTGTTCTATCTTAAGTCCAAGGAGTGCTGGTCAATTGTGGCCTAGTAGTTATTTTGGGCAAAGTTGAGAGATGAAATGAAGGTCAGAGTACAGCTGAAGGATCTGAATGAGGCTTTGAACCGTGTCTCGGTAGTCAAGCCTTTGAGTGTGGACCACGAGAAAGCCTACCTGTTCACTACACAGGATGACCAGATGTTGGTTCATTCTCAGGACCGCTTTCACTACTCTCGAGTGTCCATACCGTGCGAAATGGTTGATGGTGAAGGCGCCATGATGTTTTCGTGGCCGGCTGATCGTGTCGAAGCTTTGAAGCATTTGAACGGTTGGATTGAGATTGAGCCTGGCAAGGACGGAGACCGCCATTGGGTAAAGTATCGTACCGAGGAGGGCGTCACTGCTGACCGATCGTCACATGATCCAGATTTCTATAAATCTGCATTTACGAGTATCAAGAGAAGCGCACAGGATACGGACTACGTGTTCTCGACAGTACTCTTGCGGGAAGCCTTGTCACAGGTGGCGGACTACTTGGCACCTGACGGCACCGATGAGTCGAATCCGTTGCGTGTTGCACAGTTGTTCGACAGTGCTCGTCCAGAGTACGCATCTGGTAATGGTACCTTTTTTGCGGCGGACGGACAACGTGTTTGTCACTTCCATAGTCCGTCACTGAAGGACAAAGGGTTTGGCGTTCACGCGCACCATGTCCCTATGTTGATCAGTTACTTGTCAAAATGTTCTCCGACAGTCCGTGTACAGGTTGAAGAGCGGATGTGTTTCGCGAAAGACCAGGTCCCCGGCTCGTCGGAGATCAAGTCAGTATTTGGTTGGACGAAACACGTTCAAGAGCATAGTCGCTACGGCTATCCGCCGGACGAATACGCCAAGTTCATTCTGCGTGTGCCTCGAGATCAGATTGTTCGAGCGCTGCGGCAGATGATTGCAGAGTTCGGGGACCGTCCACAAGACAAGGTGCGCATCACGTACGAAGATTCAAAGCTGCTGTTTCGTTGCAGTTTGGATTCGGATGTCGTGACGAGCATGCCCGTCGAGACAGACCCTGTCCGGCAGGCGGATAAACCTGTGTTTTCTGCAAACATCAACATTCGTAGTTTTTTGGCCTTATTTGACAAGTCCAAGAGTCATTTGGTGGAGCTTCGTGCATTGTTGATACCCTCCAAGGCTGCTGCTACCGCAGGCGGTGAGGAGAAAAAAAGCTCGACTCGTTTGGCCTTTTGTACAGTGGACGAATATCACTTAACGGAATCAGGAAAATTGGTGGTTCCTACTGAAGGACAAGAGGGAGCACACCTGTGTCAAGTGTCGCGCTTCACAACGTCCATGACGTAGCGGATCTCACGCGGCGCACAGATCTGGTCGTACAGAAAGCCGTCAAGCTACGCACTTTGCGGGACTCCGCACAGTCTGATGCAGATTCTTGTGCGAAAAAAATTCGCGATCTGGACGCAGAGATCGAGATTCTGTCCAAGGTCGGTGAGCTGTTTCACATTTTGATGGATCAGCTCGTCAACCAACAAGTTCGTTCTGTAGAGCGTGTGGCGACGGAAGGCTTACACACAGTGTTCCACGATCTGAATCTCAGTCTGGAGTCGGAGGTCGGTCCGAAGTACAACAAGATTTCAGTCGAATTCGCCGTACGTCGAGGAACTCTAGACGATCCTTTTTCACATGTCGGACCTCCTCTGGACTCATTCGGAGGAGGCCCTAGTTCCGTGGTATCTTTGATCCTGAGAATCTTGGCGATCAAGAAATTGAAGCTTTGGCCATTTCTGATCTTGGATGAGTCGTTGGCGGCTGTGTCTGACGACTACGTAGACGCCGCGGGGCGTTTCATTCGAGATTTAGCGGACCGTCTCGGTTTCGACGTCCTTCTGGTCACACAGAAGACCGCTTTCCTGGATCACGCACACTCGGCTTACCGGTGTCAAGAGGAAGAGGTCTCTGATGGTACCCATCTCGTTTTGCGTCGAGCGTAGTTAGCGATGCGATCACGACAAGAAGTCGAGGCTCGTGTCCGCTACCTTGTGAATGAGGAGTTGGTCAGACGACTAGCTGAGATCGAGCAGTGTCAGCCACATCATTGCAAGCACAACTATCGACATCCTCTTGACACTCGCCGTCGGATCGGTGAGACAGCCAATCCCAACTACAACAGGATTGCGTTGGCGGGTGAAGCGACGATCGGTTTGTGTATGTTAGGGTCGGAGGATGTCGTGTCGTGGCCCGGCACGATTTGTGAAGACGTTGAGATGGCACTGGCGTGTCCGTACTACACTTCGAAAACAACCAGAGGTGATGTTTTAACAACATATCGCGACCAACTACAAGACCTTGCTTGGCTTGAGCAAAACTTGCCCCAAGTATTTGAACTTGTGTGGGTACTGCAAGCTGTTTCTGCACCAACCCTGACTTGGTGGCAAAGCCTTATTTTAGTGTGGAGGACCAGACGGAGCAAGTGGTTGAGGGCAGTGTCCAGACGCTTGAGCTTGCAACGATTAGGTGAGTGAAAATGTTGGTGTCCGCTCTTCGATGCTGCTTGCAGTTTGAGCGTATTGGGCGTCGGATGGGGCCCGATGGTGATTTCGTGGCTCCTATTTGTGGGGCCCGTCAGGTTCGTGAGAATGACACCCCTGTCGTCGTTTCATTGACTAGCGGAAAGTTCACCGTCACTCGACCTCTTGAGGGTATGGTGCGTCACGCTTTCACTGTTTGTGAGATGGAAAAAGAAGCCTCTCTTTTGAGCGCGTTGTACAGTGAGCTGGACAAGCTGTCGACTTTTCACTCGTGGGGAAATCGCTGCACTTCTTTTCGACCAGCGTACGATAAAGTCAGAGAAGCAGGTTTGTACCCAAGCTCTCTTGTCTTGCCATACAAACTCTTGCACCTTGTTTGCGAGGGAGGTCTATCCGAGAGCGATGCAGATCATTTGATGCTGACGCGCGGCTGTGTCACGACTGTCCAATCTCTCAAAGTAGTTTGTGCGGGGGATGCTTTGGCTGACAATGCTGCTCTCATGTTCGCGGAGCCGAAGGATGCGGGCTTCTACTTCCGTTCTGATGACCATGTGTCCGTGTGTTTGACCAAGGCCGATCGTGCTGTGGTTGTGATTCATGACTTGGCTAGATGACCTTGTCCACCATGCTCAGGGCTTAGACGGAACACAGGCACAGGAAGCTCTGTGGGCACGAGGAGCATCAAGCGAACAGATCGCTCGACACCAAGTGGGATTTTTGAATTCCCCTTTGCCTTCTCTCGTGCCGAAGGAGTTTCAGTTGTGGTGGGCGGGTCGAAAGCTGGACAACGCTTTCCTCTTTCCCCTAACGGACGCTCTTGGGTGCGTGCGAGGACTTCAGTTTCGAAGCATCGACCAAGCTGTTCGCGGGTACCACGACTATGTAGTGGACCGCAACGTGCTGTGCTCGTTTGGCCTAGGGGCTACGGCCCCGATAATTTGGGCAGCACAACGCGCCGTGTTGGTTGAGGGCGTCTTTGATTTCTTCCCTGTTGAGCGTGTGTTCCCGGAGACAGCTGCGGTTCTTGGCTTGTCTCCGTCGCGCCTGATGCTCAGATTTCTCCGACGCATGGTTTCGGACATAGTTCTCCTAGCTGACGCGGATTTGGAGGGTAGGCGGGCTGTGCGGCGATTTCAGGATCATTACGGCGCGGAGTTCCGGATACAGGACGTCTGTTTGCGCGTGGCCAGAAAACGAGGCGGGATGACCAAAGATCCCGGCGAGTTGTGGGAGGAACTTGGTGACGCCGAATTGCGACGACTTTTTGTTGGTGCCGGTGTTGTGGCGATTTGAAGGAGGTCCCAAATTATGTCGAAAGTCTGGTCTGAAGGTGAAGCTGTGCAAAAGGTCGCGGTGGCGTTGATTCCAAAATACCACTCTGAGTTGGCGGATGCTCGTTTGATGTACGTCTTTGTAAGTGAAGCATCGACCGACAAGAATGGACGTCAGGTCCCAGGGAAATCCCGGCGGATCACTGGCTTCCTAGAGTGGGCTCTGGATTGCGATTTCGTCATCGAGATCGCGGCCGATGTGTGGAAGACGCTCGATGCGGATCAACGCACCGCGTTAGTTGACCATTACTTGGAGCGCTGCACAGGTGAGGAGGACGAAGAGACAGGGGAGATGACCTGGAAGCTTCGGGAGCCCGACGTCTCCGAGTTCCAAACGATCCTGGAGCGGCACGGTGCCTGGCATGATCAGCTGACAGGGTTTGTGTCCGTTGCGCAGAAGATCGACATTTCGTTCTTGTCGACTGATAGCTTGCAGGAAGCTGATCAAGAGACAAACGGTAGCAGCGACCTCTTACAGTCCACCTGATCGCTGTCAGCGATGTGGGATGTTAGGTACAGGCCGCTGCGGTTCAGCGACGTGCTCGGCCAAGAGGGAGCCGTCCAAGTCCTGAAGTCGCGTTTGCGTCGAGGCACAGGGCTCGACACGAGCTACATTTTCAGTGGAGGAGCTGGACGCGGCAAAACAACCCTGGCCCGCATCCTGGCCCGCGCTTTGTTGTGTCAGGCCCTAACTGAGGACTCTGAGCCGTGCAATCAGTGTGAAAACTGCCTCGATACACTGAATGAGACTGCCCCGGCTTTGCAGGAGATGGACGCCGCTAGTCGAGGCACTATCGACAATGTCAGAGCCATTGTCGATAGCTTGCCGTTTTTGGTCGCAGGCGCGACGAAACGAATTTACATTTTCGACGAAGTCCATCGCATGAGTCGGGACGCCCAGGATGTGCTTCTGAAGCCGTTGGAAGACAAACTACTAGTAGGTATTTTCTGTACTACGGAACCTGACAAGATACGGACACCGATCCGTTCCCGTTGTGAGGAGCACCAGATTCGGAGGATTACTCGGGAACACGTGTTTGCACGTCTTACGTTGGTTCTTACTCAAGAGGGCGTGACGTACGAAGACGACGCTGTGTGGACGGTGGTGGACCACTCCTTGGGGCATGTGCGTGACGCTCTAAACACGTTGGAGATGCTAGCCCAGTTGGGTCCTGTCACGCTGACTTCGGCACGTGAGCACTTGAATCTATCGGATGTTGCACGGTACTATGAGATCCTATTGGCTCTTGGCGACACTCCCACAGCAGTACAGTTGATCGAGGAGATCTGTGATCGTGTTTCTCCGGAGACAGTTTCTGAGGGCTTGGCTGAGGCTGCGATGAACAGCTTTCGTCTGGCCAACAACATGGTAGCCGACTACTCACGTGTCGATCGTGACTTGGCGGCTCGTGTTTGGACTAAATACCAAGCCGGCGTGATCCGTTTGGTTGAATACTTGATGAAGCCTGGACGTGTTACACGATCAAGTTTGATCTGCGATGCTGTCTTGTGTGCTTCTGGCGCTCCTGACAGACCGACTCAGCCTTCAATTCCCAGTCTATCTGCCGTTATATCACCACAGGTCCCCCCGCTACAACACAATCCGGACAAGCTTGTCGTAGCGGCACCTACAGTGCTACAACACAATCCAGCAAAGCTTGTCGTAGCGGCACCTACAGTGACTGGGTTGCGTGCAGACGGGATCGGAAATTTGGGATCCCCTGATGTGCAGGCGTTGACATCCATGGATGTGGTGGCCGTTCCTCGAGAGGCGTCACGAGGACAGAAAACGGATCCAGTACCGAAGCCTAAAGTTCTCTCACGAGAAGGATTTTTGACGCCTCCGGAATGGCGACTGAAATTTTGGCAACTCCACACCACTCTGGCAGGCGCGTAATTTGTGGGCGAGCGAGACCCTAAGGTTCAGACAATGATCCGAACCTTCCGTTACCCTCTCCGGCCTACCAAGGCTACAACACACAGGCAAGTTTTGCACGTCTGTGTGTTGTAGTCGAAGTCTGGTTTATGGACAAAGCCGGCGAATGGGTAGTCCTTGAGTTGAGCTCTCGTGGTGAGCAAGAGGACCCCAAGATCCTTTCGGACGCTATTACACGATCACTGAAGGGCGCTGAGGTATTTGTCCCGGCTGCTGTGTCTGTAGTCGGTGGCAGCCGAACCTATCAGTATTTGGTGGACGGCTACGCATTTGTCAAACTTGACGGTCGCCGTCGAACTGACGATTTCTTCAAACTCGAGGGCACCAAGTTCGTGACTTCCGTCCTGGTGAAACCCGGACACAATAGGACTTTGTCAACTGTAGGCGATGACGCTATACAGAAATTACAAAATCAGATACACACGTTCACGGATCAGGGCATAGGTATTGGCGATGTCGTCGTGATCACTACAGGCATATATCATGGTTTGCAAGCTGACGTTTACGAGGAGATACCGGAACGTGACATGGTACAAGTTCGTCTCAAGTTGAGATCCAAGGAAGCCTTGTTGACGATTCCTCGATCTGCCTTGCAAGTTGTGGAGCGAGCCACGTGGTCCAATCAGCGCGATCGTATTGATCTTTTGCTGAAGTGGACTCGTGACACCCAAGTGATTTTCTGTTGGAACTCTTTGACGCCGGATCTTTTGGTGAGTGTCTATCGGGATTTTCGATCTGTCAATCAGTGGTACGTTTCTGGTCGTTATTTGTGCGGATTCTTGGCTTTTGATACCACGATTCGGCAACAATGGCAGTTGTTGAATCGTGATTGTGTCGGCTACAACCGTCTCCATCGTCTGGAGAGTCGTGGACATTTGTTGTGTGCGTTTGTTGTCGCGTATCGTTTGTCCGAGACTGGCCTGCGAACGATACGTCAGTGGTGGCGCCACCTAAAACATGTGGCGAGCATAGTTGAGCGTTTGCAGAGACTTTGGGAAGAGGTCGACAACTTGTCACGACAGTTTTCGTCACAACAAGAGGATGGAGGGAAGTTGATACACAACGTCATCGTAGACGGTCACGCTTTGGCGTACCGTTGCTTCTACGCTAAAGGCCTGAACACTCTGACACATCAAGGGGAGCCGTCCGGAGCCGTCCTCGGATTTTTTCGCAGCTTGGCTTCGCTCCGAAAGCGTTACTCGACTGCGGCCTTGCGGGTGGTGTGGGATGGGTCCTCTGCACGTCGCAAGGCCCGATATACCGCCTACAAGGCCACGAGGAAGTCTCAGGACATCTCGTGGGTGGTTGCTACGCTGCGCACACTGCTACCAGTTGTAGGGGTCAGACAACACTGGAACCCTGCTGAGGAGGCGGATGATGTGATTGCGACTTTGGTGAGGCACGATCTGGTTGATCAGAACAACCTCATCTTTTCGTCGGACCGGGATTTCCTACAGTTGGTTACTGACCGTACACATGTTTTGGTGCCAGCTACGGGTGCACGTAATGAAGTGCTCTTTGATCCTGCGGAGGTATCTCGTCGCTTTGGGGTACCACCTGGAAAGATGCTCGAATTGCGAGCTATGTTTGGTGACTCGAGCGATAATTTGACCGGTGTCTGTCGAGTGCCGAAGAAAGTGCTCACGGATCTCTTGAAAGCCTACGGCTCTGTTGACAGGGTCTATCAGTCCGGGCTGGCGTCTGTGACAAAGGCGCAGTATGCTCGTTTGCAGACTGCGGAGTCGACAGTCAAGTTGAACCTGGAACTGATGTCCCTACAGGACGTGGACGTAACAACGATCTCTGCGGAGCCTGATCAAGCCTCCGCCACCAGACGTTTGCAGTCCATTGGCATACAATCTGAAGGTTTGTTGTCTGCATTTTTTCCGCAGTCGGATGTCGTAGTTGGTAACGACTCGCAGGACTACATGTCACTTGCGATTTAACTCTTCGTGGAGGTAAGCACGTGAGCACTGCTGGATATGTGATCTCGATTGACCCGATGAGATTGGCTACCCGATTCTCTTCTGAAGACGACGCCTTTTTTGCTGACGACACAGGTGACAGTGTCGATGCTGATTCTATCGAAGGCGTCAGTACCGAGGATTTGGAAGAGTTCTTTGCCACTAGTTCGTACGAAGAGAAAATCATGCCACTGTTGGACCGTATCCCGGGGCGTGAGGCTGACTTGATTTTGCTTTACTACATTTTGCGGAAGAAGCAGGCCGACATTGCAGCGATCTTCGAAGTGACGCAGGCGGCTGTCAGCTACCGACTCGCTCGCGGGATCAAACGACTGAAATTCTTGTTGAGCATACCGCAGGTCACGGAAGAGGACATGCGCACTGATTTGGCATCACTGTTCAGTCCTCGAGACACCAACATTTTGGTGGGCATGTGGCAGACCACCTGTCAGTCTGAAGTGGCTTTGCGCTTGCATATTCCACAGAGTGGTGTGCGACACTATTTTTTTCGTGCTGTTGATCGCTTGAAAAGCGCAGCCGGAGAAGATCCAAAGTACGTTCCGTATGAGAAGATTTTCAGCACTATTGCTGCGAAAAATTTTAATATCTTGCGCGCCGTATCGTTGCCCCAGTGGGCAAATAGGGGTGGAAACGTTTGTGAGTGACGTGATTACTGCTGATTCTGTGGAAGCTGTCAGTATCCGAGTTGCGAAAGCTCTCGACGTTGCAGTGAACGGTCCGCGCATTTTTTACGGACAAGGCTGTTTTGTTGTCGCTAAGTGCAAGACAGGTAAGCACATTCTCAGGGGGGGTTTGGGTGCGCTTGGGGTTGGTCAGATGTGGTTCGAGACGACTGACGACGACCGTAACGCCCCAGAATTTGACCACTTGCCGGTCACGCTCTGCGAGGACTGCTCGGCTGACGCCGTTGCGTAATCACACTAATTCGTTTGTTCATTTGCCGAGTTTGTGGCGATCTCGGCAGCCAGTATCAGCGTTCAGGACGTAGGATTTAGCACTACTGTCGCAGGACGCGTCTGGCGTTGGAAGACCCGACTGGATGTCACGGGCGCATATCCTGTGTACGCCGTTGTTGAGATCGTGACACCGTTTGGGTTGTTTCGCGACACTATACCTTTGCCTGGTGAGGTGGTTCAAGCGATGAGCGAGTCTATTGACACGCTCAAGGCGACCTACAAACCGAGGATCTTGGTCGGGCCTCCAACGTCCCTTGGGTTTGCTGTTGATGAGGGTCGCGGACTGTCAGTGACCCAAACGGTCTTGGTCGCCAACAACGGCACGTTTGGTTCGTTGTTGAACGCCGTCCTTACTTCGTCGGCACCGTACATTCAAGCCACGCCAGGCTCGGTAGGAAATTTAGCGTCCAATGAGTCAGGGTCGTTCAGTGTGGCTGTCGATTCCACGGACTTGGTGGCCTCCAGTAGCCCCTATTCCGGGATGATTACTGTGCAGGACCCCACAGCTCTAAACACGCCACAGACGGTTCCTGTGCTCATCTCTGTGAGACCCAAGGCTGTCATCGTATTGTCGACGCCGTTGGTTCAATTCAGTGTCGTACGTCCGATAAGCGGACCGTTCCCGGTCGTCCCCAGTCAGCAATTCAATGTGTCGAACACAGGGGCATCTGGTTCGGTTCTCGAGTTTCAAGTAGCTCGACTGACGGGCCTGTCACTCTCGTGGCTTTCTTCATTCACGCCTGTGTCTGGTACAGTGACGACAGGGGTACAGGCCGTGAGTATTTTGGTTGAGCCTGTTGATGGGTTGTTGCCTGGGACGTACGAAGAGACACTTCGTGTTTCGGGGTACAGTTTGAACAACTACGTGGACGTTTCGGTTCGACTGGTGGTTACATGAGGATCGAATTTTCGACTACAAGCTTCGACAGCTTTCTTGGCGCACCGTGTGTGACATCAATACGGAGACGGGTCAAAGTCGCGACGATTCCTGACTTGAACGGTTTTCGGCGAGTATCAGCCGACACACTGGTCAATTTAGCGTCACGCGATTTGTGGGGGATCCGACGTGACGGCGGAGACTTGTATATTGAGCGTCTATTTCAGGACAACGGATCCCCACTGAAGGAATCGAATGCCTGAGCAACCTCCGCCTCCGACGGCGCTGAAACGGCAGATCCCCAAGGACTACCCGTTTGCTTCGCGGTCCCTCAAACCTCTCGCAAGGACGTTGTGGGCGGCCAGCGTTGGTCTAGGCCACGCACTGTCGGCGTATCGACATTTTAGCCGAATCAAGAGTTCCACAGTCAGTCCAGACGGGCTGATTGGTGGACGTGGCTACGTCTCGAGCGTGCAGGACATCCGGCGCATGTTGAACCAGGCGTGTGAGAACTTGAGCGCCGCTACGGACGTCCTGCACGACGAGATCAATGCTCTTCATTGGAAGACTGAACTGAAGGAGCTTCCAACGGATGACCAGAAAGACATTGAGCTGTTCGTAGAAGAGTCTGAAGACCTTCGTAAGCGACCTGAAAGATCTGAGAAAGTTTTGCAGGACACGGAGAATTCCAACAACAAGTCGAGATCTAAGGAGTCATCATACCGTTACGATTGGACCGCCAGTTGTGGGGATCCTCTTTCGGAAGATGATCAGGTTTGGTCCAGTTTGGATTTCGCCACATCGACCGTTCCTGATGACGCGTGGGACGAAACTCCAACTGACGCGTGGGATTTTGGTATGGGCTATGGTGCTCGAGGACAAGGAATTGACTACGGCTACTGGGGCCCTGTGTCGCAGCAGCCAGGTCAAGATGTCCCTCCTACACATGAATCCTCACCTATGAGTGATAGTCGACATTCGTTCGGCCTTCTTCCGAACGACAGCGAGAGCCCTGTTGCGCGGGCTGATTACTATCGGGGTGACGGAGGTAACTTGGTCAACACACAATCTCAGCTGCCAGATCATGAGCCCAGTCTGTCGGTTATTGATCGGGATTTGATGAACACGAGTTACAGCGAGCAAGACGTGACCACTCCTTACGTGCGTTTTTCGCCGACTACTGTCGAATACCGGCCAGATCCACTCTACGATTGGCCCCAGGAGACCTGATGAACCTTTCGCGCATGATCAAAGATAGCAGCCTGGTGGATTTGTCCTGGCTGAGGAAGCGAGACACTGCACTTCCGAAACAGAATCTGGACACTGTTCCGGATCTACAAGTTTTGTGGGGGTTGAAAGATGGCCCTTCGGAGCGTTTGGTTCCCAATCTCGGTGAACCCAAAACGATGGGGGATCTCTCTACAGCTCACGGGAAGCTTCGGTCCTCACCAGAGGCGACGATTCGTGAAGTTGTTCGTACAGCACGTTTGGCTGTCATGCGCACAGCCAATTCACAAGAGATCCGGACCGCTTTGTTGTCACACCACGATACGACAAGCTTGCTGCTCGCGAAGAGTGAAGTGTTGCAGACACTTGCAGAGCGCGGACTTTTGGGTCGTCTCTACATCGCGGCCGAAGACTTCCCCAACTGTGCCAACCGATCCGCCAACGAGATCGATTTCGTACACCGTTTTGCGAGCACTAGTAGGTACTTGGTTGCAAAGACCGCGTGTCAAGACTGTTGTCACAAGCACAACAACCATTGTGGGGTTTTCCACAAACAGCTTGTTCTCGACGTTCCTTACACTCCCGCCTTGGCAGAGAGCGTGGAGCAGTCTCGTGGGGTTCGAGGAAGTGCTGAGTCAGATCCGAAAACGCGTATCCGAAACGCATTCCTACCTACGCCTCCCTCCGCACCCTCACGTACTAGTTTTCCGAAAGTGGTAGAGGGAAGCACTCTGATCTCTCCGGATCGTTTGGTCCGCAAAGATCCCCCTCGTCTGACGCCAGTAGTTCGTGTTGCGTCTCAGTTGGTGAACACGGGGATGCAAGGCAACGCGCTGCTGTCTTCTTTGCAGTCTAAGTTTTTGCCTGCGGAATTGAAGGCGGAGGCTGTTGCGTTGCGCGAGTTACTTGCGTCGGGTCAAGGACGGACCTTCATTGACCCCACTGTCTACGATGATTACGGATCCTGTCGTACGGCTGCTCGTCAGTTTCGAGCAAAGACAGAAGTCGTGCGTGTGAAACAAGGTCCGAAGTGTGCTTCCTGTGTTCACCGAGCCGCAGGAACGGATCTCTGTTCGGTTTTCAACAAGAAGATTTCGGCAGATCCTCCGAGGCCCGAACCAGTACTTGTTCAGAAGGTCGCTTCCGGGGCTTCTACACCCCCTTCGATTGTGAAGGAATACGGGTTGACACAAAAGCCAATCACGATCACAGCGGAGAAAGACTCGAGTGTGTCGAGTGCTTCGATACAAATAGGTAGACAAAACTTGTGAGTTCGGAATCGGCACGGAGAGTCGTACGGGCATACTTACGCCTGGCGGATCAACTGCCTGGCGGTCGCTCTCGTGCGCGGAAGAACACACAACCCGTCAACAAACCAAAGGGGATCACGGTCCCTTTGCAGCGTGAACAGGGGGCTGATTTGTCAGGGGACAATCCGGAGGCTGTGGAGCCCGATCGTCGAGACATACGCCCAAAGGATGTGTTCTCCCCGTCACCAAAGAACCTAGCTGTGCAAAACTTGTATGAGACAGGCCGTGATTTGGAACGGGCGATTGAGAGACAAGTTCCAAAGGATCGTGGGTACGGTTCTGTTTACAACTTGTCTCAGTATTTGATCAAGACGGAGGATTTGTGAAGCCGTTAGACGACCAGCCAAATGACGTAGTTGGAACACGCGAAGCTTTGGAAGCTGCTCGGGCAGCGGCTGGCGGAGACATCATTCCAATTGCTCAAGGTCGACGACAACGCGGGCTTCGCACGGCGGCTAAAAAGATTCTTGATCAAGATTCGACAAATGAGCAGGTAGACGTCCAACGCAAGCACTATCTGAAAAACAACGATCTGATACGTTACGCTGAGGAACGCAAAGGTGGAGCGACCCTCGATTTGTTGTACACGGTCCGTCGTGAGATAGCCGAAGAGGTTTCGGCTATGCATTTCAATCGAGAGCTGTTGGACCGGAACGGCTACGACTCGACGACGGTTTCACGAACTCGTGTTATCGCGTTACGCGAGCTGATGCGATTGGAAGTCGAACTGCAACGCATGAATGGTGGATCTATCAACTTGCGCGGAGACAAGTTCCAGAAAGTGTTCTCACATTTTATTGACGTTATCCGCGACGCAGCTCAAGCGACTTTGGCTCCTGAACAGGTGAACGTATTTTTCAATGCCCTGGAGAACAGGTTGGTAGGTTGGGAGGAACGCGTCGACAGCCTGGCTCGTTAAATGCCATGGCTGCAAATATCGACACTCCCGCTGGGTCGCTTGCGGCACTCATACGACAAGCTGGTAGGGATATTGCCAAGGTAGATGGCGACAACAACGTAATAGCTCCGATTTTTGATGTGCTCACGTATGCCGAGAGTTCTTGGGGACTCGGCATGAAGCTCTACCCGGTTCAGCGATTCATCATCAAGCTCTACTACGGACTCGATCTGTCGGATCGTTTGCCGGATGACCTGCCGGATCGGATCGTCATCACGGACATGTTCAAAACTCGTACGTTGTATGAGTTTACGGAGGTAGAGTACCTTCACTATTTGTACAATGAGGGTCGTTGTAACATCAACGAGCCGTCATATGACCGACGTGAATTGGTTTTGGCTGTTGGTCGACGGTCTGGCAAGACTGCCATGGCAGGGATTTTTGCAAGCTACGAGGTCTATCGGCTACTGAATCTGTATGACCCTCAAGCATACTACGGACTCATTGACGGCAGTCGGATCCAGCTGACGTCCATTGGCACGGACAAGGAACAAGCTGGATTGTTGTTCAATGAGGTGGCAACACATGTTGGGAGATGTTCGTACTTCAAGCCGTTCATCGCCAACAACAACCTCACGTTCATGAACTTTCGCACACCGCGTGATCTCGAGAAACACGGGGTCTCTACTCGAGAGAGTGATGGTAAGTACACGACGTTTTCTGGTAAAGCGTCGATTCGTGTGACTTTCAAACCTTGTGTCGCACGGAGCCTGCGCGGTCCAGGTAACATCTTGGTTGTGCTGGATGAGGTCGCGCATTATTTGACGAAGGGCGGGAGGTCAGCTGAAGAGATTTACTCGGCATTGACACCTTCGACCGCGGCGTACACACGAAAGGACCCGATTACAAAACGAATTCTTATTGATTCAGTGACACAACAGGAAGCCCTCGTTGAGTCGAGAATCATTCTGATCTCTTCACCTTTGGGTAAGTCAGGGAAGTTTTTCGATCAGTACGATTTGGCGATGCGTAACGACCCTGGTGCTGCGTACACCTTGGCGATTCAAGCTCCGACCTGGGAGGTCAACCCAACAGTCTCTGGTGCTTACTTTCGGACTGAGTACCACAAAAACGCCGTTGTGTTCATGACGGAGTATGGTGCCAGATTTTCCGATCAAAGCGTTGGGTGGATTGAACGCAAGTCTGATTTGTTGGCTTGCGTCGACCGTGACTTGAGGCCTAAGTCCCGTGCTCGTCCTCGTGAACCTCACCAGATGGGGTTAGACGTAGGTTTGGTCAATGATGGTACAGTGATTTGTATCACACACCCGGAGCGCAACACTGTCGTCCTGGACTACCATGAGGTTTGGCGTGCAGGGTGCCAGTGGAAAGACCTAAACCCGCATTTGGAAGGCCGCTATTCGACCGAGTTTGCAAAGTCTTTGCAGGATGTGGAACGGCTAGATTTTGACGAGATCGCCAAGTGGATTGAGCTAGTCTGTTCGTGGTTTCACGTCACAGCTGGCTTGTTCGACAGGTGGAACGGTTTGCCTTTGGAGCAGACGTTACACAAGAAGGGGCTCAAGCAATTCACGTCACAGTTTTTCACGCCTGATCAACGTAGCAAGATGTTCCAAAACGCCAAGATGTTGATGTACGACGGTCGACTTCGGCTCTACGACTACCCTATTCCAGAGCGGGCTCGTGATGGAGAGCGCCACTCGGACCTCATCCTCGAGCTGTTTGCTTTGCAAGCTACTTTGAAGACGAAGTACATGGTGAACGTCCAAGCACCTCAGAAGCACGGTTCTTTCGACGACTCTGCTGACGCATACGTACGAGCTGTGTCTCTCTCTTCAGAGTTTCTCGAAAATCAGAAACATGCGGCCACCGGCTCGTTGTTTTCGCGAGATCCTACCTACACGACTATGACGCCTCGTCGATACCAGATGATGCGGGCACGTCGCCACGGGGTTTCTCCGCGGTTCGTTCCTCGACGTGCCAGGTTCTGAGGTTGTATGGATTCTGTTGAGATACCAGACGTGATCTTCGCGAATCGTGTGATTCGTCAGTTCGTGGACCACTTATGTGGAGAAGACCTTGTGACGTCTACGCAGGACTTTGCCGCGATTCGAAATGTGTTTCGGAGATGTCGGGGAAACTGGGAGGCGCTGGTTAGCGGATCCATGTTGCAGCTCAGCTTGTTGGAAAAAGTAATAGCTGCGTGGAGCAAGATGCCAACACGTACTCGAACACCCAAGGACTGAGACGTGTCAGAGCAATTTCGCACGCGAGACTGCGTGATCTTGTTTCGTAGTGACGAGTACCCCGTCATTGTATCTGAAGCGTTGGCCGCGGGAGGATGGCCTGGAGGCCAAGGAATTCGTTGGGTTCCTTCTACGAGAGATGAGTTTTTGGTCACCTATTCTGATGGTGAGCCGGGTGGTTTCATTCTTTGGGGTTCTAACGAGATCTCAGATCAGTTCACATCGATGACTCGTAACCAGCCGTTTTATCGAGTTTCGACCATGGCCGTAGGGTCGTGGCTTATCATGACCTCGACTTACGAGCGCTACACCTACGCCTCTCGAACAGCAGGTCCCCTTGTACCGCTGGCGTACAACGCTTCAGATCGTTTGCGTTTCTCTCTTCGTGGTTTTTGGACAGTGGAAGACGAGTGGACGCTCTCGGCTGATCCACGGGCTCCAAACACAAACTACACAGGTCTTGTTGTTCAAGCACCAACCGCGGTGACCGAGGACTACTTGACCGTCCAGACGACCTTGTAATGACTGAACTGTTTAGGACTCGGGACTGTGTCGTCTTCCACCGAAGCGATGCCTATCCAGTTGCGATCACGCCTACGGCTCAGGTTGGAGGATGGCCTGGCGGTCAAGGATTTCAGTGGCAGGACTCTCTGCAAGATGAATTTCTTACGACGTACTCAGACGGTTCTTTCGGAGGTTTTGCTCTCTGGGGGTCAGATGAATCTTCGGATCAGTATATCTCGCTCGTCGGCAACCAGGTTAGGTACGGCGCTGTCATTTTGTGCATTGGCAGTTGGCTGATCGCTACGACAACTTTTGAGCGTTACACCTACGCCTCACGCATTGGTGGCGGTCCTTTGGTTCCCTTGGTCTACGTGGAAGGTTCAAAGCTGCGTTTCTCTCTTCGTGGTTTTTGGACAGTGGAAGACGAGTGGACCTTGTCAGCCGACCCTCGAGCCCCAAACACAAACTACACAGGTCTTGTTGTTCAAGCACCAACTGTCATTACGGACAACTATTTGACTCTTCAAACGATTCTGTGATCTTCATGTTGGACACGCTTCGTACACGGGATTGTGTCGTCTTCTACAAGGAAGACTCGACGACCGTTACCGTTCAACCAACCATGGTTGTTGGAGGATGGCCTGGCGGCCAAGGGATCCGTTGGTCCAATGTGCCGATTGATGATCGGACGGTAGACTACTCTGATGGGCGAGCTTGTGGGTTTTTGATTTGGGGATCGGATGAACCAGGGGACGACTTTGCTTCGACGACTCGGCAACAACTTGTCTACCGATATGCAACCATGCTTTTTGGTGGATGTCTTATTTCTACCTCGACTTACGAGCGTTACACCTACGCCTCACGCATTGGTGGCGGTCCGTTGGTTCCGTTGATCTACACAGTCAACCAACTCTTGTATTTCTCAAGTCGCGGTTTCTGGACATCTGAAGACGAACTGACACTGTCAGGCAGCTTATTTGCTCCGGCAGCGCTGGTTGGACGTGTTGCACAATTGCCGAAATCTGTGAACAGTGCGTTTCTTGGCATACAGGTGTCTATCTAGCTATGCCCACCGTGCCCGTCCCATCCAGTGCCGAAGTTGACTCTGATCGGGAGTTGCTTTCGATGCACGATACCCACAAGGGTCTGGTGGCGGATTTGGAGCGTGTGACTCGCGACGTGTACCAGTCGTCGGTGAATTTGCGGGAGACAGCACGTAGGTTGTCACCCTCATCGTCTGTGGCGTCTGGATACCTTATTTTTGCCAACGCTTACGTGAGATTTGCCGGAGCAGTCGCTCAAGGTCTCCGTCGAACCAGCGTGGTGGAGAGAATTGTAGAACACGCTAGGGCAGAGGCTGAAGAGGACCGTGTGCGAAGAGAGCAGCAGTCTAGAGAGAAGCAACAGAAACCCACACGCCGTTTGGCTCCTGTTTCCGTGCCTGACACCTTAGACGACCTGTTCGGTGAAATCGAAGCTTGATGGCCTACTCAAATTTTCCGAGACGATATTCTGCTGTGATTCAGGTTCCAGATTCGCGTAGCTTGACCAAGCCCTACGTGTCTGGGGCGTACAGTAGCCAGCTGACGTTCAAGGAGCGTCTTGCCCGTCGTGTTCAGTCGAGTGGGGCTTTGGGTGGGTTCGGACTCAGCAGCATGGGTCTTGGAGGCGGAACAGGGATTGGTTTGGGTGCTGCTGGTGGGACCATGCAAAGCTCCCAGAGCAACTTCTACAGCCCCCAGCTATCCACGGACTTCCTCGAGCTGCCGCAAAGCGTTCGTGAGCGACGAGAGATTTTCCGGCACTTCTACAACTCGGATGAGATAGTCGGACAAGCCATTGACATCCACACAGAGCTTCCTCTCTCGAAAGTTCGACTGACTGCCCCGAAACCCCTCAAAGCACCAGAGGGTTTCAGCTCACCGGAGAATTACGGGAAATACATTCTCAGTCGTTTCGAGCGCATGTGCAAGAAGATCAAGTTGTTCCAACGACTGATCACGATCGTACATCACTACTGGCTCGATGGCGTCACGTGCATTTTTGCCGAGGACTCGTCGGTTGAAGTCCCGGAAGACGTGGGTCGCACAAAGAAGACGATCAAGGAAGCTGTCTTGCGTGAGGATGGAACTACATTCGACCAAGACAAGACAATTTGGGAAGACACCCCCGAGACGGATGCGGCCGAATCAGCTTACTACAAGAAACACTATGTGGGGTGGGATCGACTGATAGTAATACCTATTGATAAAGTGAAAATCACCACGTTCAGCTACAGTGATCGTCCTCTTATTGAGTTGATTCCGTCTGAGCGCGACCGTCAAATGATTGAGCGCGCGAAAACCGGAGATGTCGACGCGAAAAAATTGGTTGAACAAATTCCGAATGAGGTCCGAAGTTGTCTCGAAGCGGGCAAGACAATACCGCTTGGCACCGATCCAGACAAAGGATCGTTCGGTTACATTTTGACCGGCAGCAAAGACGCTGACATCAGTATCGGTCAACCAATATTGGGGAGATGCCTTAGATCCTTGATCTATATTGATAAGCTCCGACAGGCTCAGACGTCCATCGCGTCTCGGGCAATGACACCTAAGCGCATCGTATGGGCCGAAGGGTTGAGCGACATCGATACTGACGCGTTGCGTGAGCAGGTGGATCTGGCGCTCGTCGATCCTGACTACTCGATTGTCGCCAATTACGAAGTCCACTGGGAGGAGATGGGGGCCCGAGATCGTCTCCTGGATTTGTCAGCGGAGTACGAACAAGTCCAACGTAGAATCTTGGCAGGTCTCGGCGTGACGGAAAGTTTGATGTCTGGGGAGTCTTTGTACTCCGGTGACCGTCTTAAGCTTGAAGTCATCAATCAACGTTACTTGCATCTTCGGGAGATCTTGCAGGAGTACGTCGAGGAGTACCTTTTCCGCCCGATAGCAAGGCGCATGGGATTCATTGAGGAGGACGAGTGGGGGCAGGAAGTCGTGTTGTGTCCGAAGCTGTCTTTCACACGCTTGCCGTTGAGGGATAGCCAAGACACATTCAACGACCTCTACAATCTGTACTCGAAGGGGTCGATCTCAATCGACCTCATTCTTGAGACGTTGAATATCGACCCTGGCGATACGAAGTCCAAAATCGAACGTGATCTTTTCACGGTCAACGACGCTATATTCAACGAGGTCTTGCGTTCGCTTTACAACGAAGTGGGGCGTCTCTTGGTCGACAAGACAGACGTCTTGGAGCGTATTTCCAAGTACCTGAAGCTCGAGATGAACTCCAAAGATGAAGCCCTACCGGAAGAAGGTCGGTTCGGGTGATAAGGCATCCTGACCACGTTTCGGGGTCGCTGATCTTAGCTCCGAAGTCGATGACCAAGAGGGCCATACGTATTTCTGGCAACCGACACCTCGTTGTAACGGACGTTTACGACCTGTATTGGTTTTTCGCGTACGCTCGTCAGGACATCTTTTATCGTCGAGTCGCCGGAGAGGATCCTCCGTGGACTACGAACCCGATCTTCAATAGGTACCGTTTTTGTAATGTGTATCGAGTGTCGGACCGCGTGAGCCAGTACTTGATCCGACACGTGATCTACGAAGGGATCCAGTCGCCTGAGGAGATCCTTTTCCGAATCATGCTTTTTCGGGTGTTCAACAAGATCGAGACTTGGGAATGGTTGGTTTCACAACACGGTGAGTTGACGTGGAAAACTTTCTCATACCAATTGTACGCAAGGTCGTTGGACTTGTTGAAGGTCTATGGAGAGCCCGTCTACAACCATGCTTACATACTCCCGTGTCCAAACATTGACAATTTGAGGTGCAAGCACCATGCACATTTGCGGCTGTTGGAGCAGTCGATGTTGGGTGAGCTGCCGATGCTTGTGTACACGGCTGACACGTTTGAAACCCTTTACCGAAGGATTCATGCGATCCCGTCGTTTGGACCGTTCCTCGCTTTCCAGTTGGCCATCGACATCAACTATAGCCCGATCTGTAATTTTTCCGAGAACGACTACGTCGTTGCGGGGCTTGGCGCCAAAGACGGGATCCGGAAGTGCTTCACAGACATTGGGGACTTGTCGGAAGCGGACATCATCAAGGTCGTCTGTGATAGAGCCGAAGAGGAGTTCCATTCCCGAGGCCTACTCTGGAAGGGCTTGTGGGGACGCCCCCTGCAACTGATCGATTGTCAGAACTTGTTCTGCGAGATCGGTAAGTACTCCCGGGCTTCACATCCCGCTTTCAAAGGGATGCTTAAGCGCGTCAGAATCAAGAATCGCTACCGTCCTAAGCCATTTCCTGTACCTCAGTGGTATCCGCCGAAGTGGGGTCTTGTGCCTGATCCGACGAACATGATGCGACAAGGTTCCGCTGGATACCTGCACGAGCAGCTGGCACCGCGTTCTGCATAGGCCCGTGAATTGTTTGTTCGCCCGTCTCTTTTGTGGAGTTGCGGGCGACTAAAACTGTCGGTGAGCGTGAAGAGGACGAAGAGGCTCGTCTGGTTAGGGAGTCCCCTCGAGACAAGCCCCCGCGGCACGACAGGCAGCGCAACCAAGTCGATCCTGAACCTGAGCGGGATCCAGATACGGATAGCGACCCGGACCGCAGCAAGAACTACAAATCGATTGGCGGATCTTCTTATGATTTCCGAAAATCGATGAAGTTGGTTGAAGCTGTTTACCACGGCGTCGATCCTAAGGATCACAAGCCCCCGGCCGGAGCTACGTGGGAGCAACGTCGGGACCCCGATGAGAGCTTGATCCTTAGGCTTGCGCGTGAGCACTTGGATTCAGAGCTTCTGCGTCTGATGGATCCTGAGACCAAGTACCGAGCAGCTTTGGACCTGGCGATATGTGGTGCTGGTCCTACGACCAGCACGGACTTGGATCCCATGGTCTACAACCGCTTGCTTGCCAAGTTGTCTGGTCGATCTGAGCCAGGGGTTGGGAAGAATACTCTTTTGACAATTCAGTCAAGTACGAGAGGAACAGTTATGACGAAAGAGCAGAAGACAGCAGTCGATACGGTTTTGAGCAACCTCGATACAGCTGCAAACACAATTCAGGAGCGACACGCGTCTTGGGGCATGCCGTTTGAAACGGCCAAGGGGCTTGTCAATCATTTGGACAAAGTCGCGGATCGCGTCGAAGCAGGTATGTACGGGCGGGGCTCGTTGGTGAGACGTCAAGTTGAGACTCTGAAGAACGCTAAGGTCTTGAAGAGCGATTCCGACGAGCCGTACATGTCGACGTTCAATTCCCCTTCGAAGCCCATACAGACCGACGCTGACGAGCCCTACATGGCGGCTTACGCTGACGACCAAACACAGGCGGTTCAGGACGGCAAGTCATCTACAGGGCGCGCTCTCGCACCGTGAGTGCATGTCTGACTACTGGGACTACGCCCGCTCGTTCGGCCCCGGTGACTTGGTCCAGAAGTTCGGGTCGCACGGTTTGTCACCCTACGTTGGGCGAATCGTAGAGGTCTCTCCTAACATCAAGGTCGCGTGGCCATTCGGTCAGCAGTCGACAGAGGAGTTCCTAGCTAAGGTAGGAATCACGTTCGCGGTGTGCCTGCCGTCGTCGGTGAATGGGTTTGGAACGAAGTCAGCCGCAGCTTGGTGGTTGGTCGAAAACCCGGAGTTCTATCGCGAGCTGGCCAGATCGTTTCATGCAGGTTTGTCTGAAGTTGTTTCTTACGATGACCAGTGGAGGCGGTACGGATCTGAAATTGGGGACACAACCATACGACAGGAAACCGCGAAATTCTACCGCTTTGCCGCTCTTGCGGAGTCCCTCTACTGGTCCGGTTTTGCTGACAAGCACGCTACGTATTGGTTTTCGCAGAATCGACAACATCGTGCAACACGTTCGGAAGTTGAAACCGGTCGCCCGAGTTGCCCCAAGTGTGGAACGAGCATGCGACGTACGACATACAAGATGAGCAAAGGGCAGAAAGTCAAACTGTTCGCTTGTCCTCGAGACCTCTACTTGATTCGACAAGCTGACATTTTGGGACCGGAAGGCGCCCCTGTTGGGTGGTGATTGGCATGACGATGAACAAACAAGCCTTGCTACAAGCGGCGCATGCCTACCAGGAGTGTGTAACCGCAGGCAGCATCCGTCCCGAAGTGCTCAATGACTTGCAGCAGATCCTCAAGTCTGATGACAGTAAACGTTTTAAGATCTTTCTTGACAGTTTCAAAGGACACGTCGCAGCCCGGTATCTTTGTGAAGCCCTGTTGGTAAGCGGTCACGGCCAAACACTTCGCTCTACGATCAAGTTGTTGGAGGGCTGAACGTGTCGTTTTTGAAGTACGGAGATGCCGTTGAAGTCAAGCCTGACTGCCCCAGTGGGGCAGTCAGGTCAGGTGCCGTACTTCGTCCGACGCTTCGCGTGATCTGTCCAGAGTGTGGTGCGGAGATGTTTTGTGTGGCGCGAGACATGTACAAGTGCCCTGTCGATGGTCATGTGACGCAGCAGGAAAGCAATGGCCTTTCTTAAGTACGCCAATGCAGTGGTTGCTGAGCCTTTGGCGTCAGTTGACGTGTGGCAGCGCCGCGTCACCGCTGGACGCAAGGTTGCTGTACAGAGCACTGTGTTGCAGAAATACGATCCTGCACAGTACTTGTTGAGTCACGCCACGATCATGGCGTCAGTGGACACTGAAAATGGTCCAGGTCCGCTAGGTCGTCACTTGCAAGGCAGCTTTGAGGTCAACCGACGTTTTCTTGATTACTACATCACGCCGGAGACGACACGTTTTATCAACAATAATTTCGACGCATGGTCTCGACCGTTGTTGTTGGCTACGTACCGTACGTTCATTGGTGCTCAGAATTACATGGAGCACCTGCAAGTAAAGGAACTCTCCAAGGGACGGATCATTGATGCTGTAGCTCGTGACACAGGTCCGAGTGTCTACATTGACATTTTGGTAGCGACTGAACGGAAGCATCGATCTTTGGTTGCTGGGATCGAGTCTAGGAAGATCAATTCTCTCAGCATGGGTTGTTCGATTCTCTATAGTCAGTGCTCGTTCTGTGGAAACGTTGCCACTGACGATACTGAGCTTTGCGGACACATAAAATATGCGAAGGGAAACACGTTCAAGGACGCTTTCGGGAAGACGCACAGAGTGGCAGAGTTGTGTGGCCACAGCTCAGAAAATGATAGCGTTAAATTTATCGAGGCATCTTGGGTTGCGAATCCTGCATTCAAGGGAGCCGTCGTTCGTAACCTCTTTCCAGGCGAAGCCGCCGCGTCCCAACTCAACCAAGTTTTGCCCCTGCGTCCACCAACGGCGACTCCTGGTGCTTTGCTCAAAGCCGCACAAGATCAGAACCCCTTCGTTGATCCGTCAAACGAGGTGACACCTTCTGACTCCCCGAGCGATATTGATACCGCCGTTGATGAAGTCGCTAAATTGATTCGACAGAAGGCTTTGGAGAAAGTTCGAAGTGACCTGAACGATCCTGTTCCACCACGTGCAACTCTGCGAGACGACACGAATGGAGGTCTCACACATGAAGCTTCCCTTCAATTCCCAATCGACAAGTCAGTCGAGCGTTACTTGTCCGCTCGAATACGGAATCCGGACTGTGTGCAACGAATCTTGACAGGTCTTGTCCTACATCGACTCGGCGGTTGGCAACGTGTCGCGGACAACAAATCTTTGTCAGGTCCAGAAGTACTTGTAATCTCTAGGATTTTGGACCAAATGGGTCGAATCAAGCAGGCGGGGACTGATCGGATTTATCGCACTGTTCTTGGAGCAGGCGGTCTGCGTCGACATGGTGGAAATACCGCATTTTTAGCGGTTTGTCAGAGGGTTTTGGGCCGCGTGCTCACAGCGGCTGAGCAAAAAGCTTTGATCGAGAAAGGTCAGCTCTTTGACCTGGGAACTACGTGATTCCTTTTTTACCGGTGATCTGGGTGATGACCAAGTTTTCTGCGGGGGACGAAAACGGACGGAGAAGTTAAGCTATGCGTGAACGATCTACATGGGACCGCGAGAGAATTGCCAAGTTGGCGGCTGATCCTGACTCGATGCGACCTGAGAATTTGCAGGCCCAACCTGCTGCCGACGCATATGTGATCGGTACACCCTCAGACTTCGCGGAGGATGTATCTCCGAGTCGGTGGAAGGACGAGTACGACTCTACTGGCTACACTCGTGTGAACGAGATCGGGATGCCAGCGTTCAGGCCTGACACTTTCAAGACCGCTGCCGAAAAACAAGAAGAAGATGAGAAGCTCGAGAAGAAAGCTGAGGTCTGCCTCCAGCTTTCCAAGCATCTCCTCAAGAATGCTTCAACGCAGCTCCTAGAGGATCAGGCTCTCGGATTCATGCACCTGCCTGACAGTGTTTTGATCGACACTGTTCGACGTCTCGCCTCTGACGAGGATCAGCAAGACGACGACGACAAAGACAAGGGCAAGCAAGCTCAGGATCAGCAGCAAGACCAAGCTGACGACGACAAAGACAAGGGCAAGCAAGCTCAGGATCAGCAACAGCAAGACGAGGATCCTGACAAGAAGAAGCAAGCTCAGGATCAGCAACAGCAAGACGACGCTGACAAAGAGAAGAAGGAAGCTCGTGAGAAGCTTGCCGCAAAAGCTCTCGTGGCCATGCAGCAGGGTGATATGGCCACTGCTAACCAGATGGTTCAGCAATTGGCCCAGCAACAAGTTCAGCAACAGCAGGTACAGTCCCAGCAGCAGCTAGAAGCTCAGCTCCAAGACATGGTGCAACAAGCTGTGCAGCAGCAGCTGCAACAACAGCCTCCGCAGCAACAAGCTCAGCAGCAGCAACCCATGCAACAACAGCCACAGATGGAGATGGCTAACGACGACATGGGTTTCTTTCAGGACATGGGCCCGTCGATGATGGTCGATGACGTGGCAGTGGACCCTGATCTGCAACAGATCTTCGCTTCAGCACCTGAAGCCCAGAATGCTCAAGCAGCTTTCGGTATCACAGCCAGTGCTGCTGATCCAGGTACCCGGACCAAGACTGCTGCAAGTCGTACACTTGGAACAAAACCTCCAGGTGTGAGCCGTATCGGCGGTACCCCAGGTTCGGACCTTCCGGCAACCGGATCTGACAACCTCGCAAATCTGTGGGACGCCCCACCCGACGTGCGACACGCTTTTCGTTAGTCCAAATCCGACTAGCGCCTCAGATGGAATGAATCGTGGCCCAGCACCTTCTGGGACGAATCCACCCCAGCTAGGAGAAATCTATGCCTTTGAGTATCGGTCAAGGCTCGGGTGACTTCAGGGAAACCTCTGGTCGTGTACAAATTCTGCACTCTGGGATCCGCAACTCAATTGGGATCCTGACTGTCGATGCGTTCACGCAAGCGAATCCCCCAGTCGTCACCGCAGTAGCCAACAAATCAACCACTTTGAGTGGGATCACCAGAGTTGGTGTTTTGGGAGCCACGGTGGCGTTCACACGCCCCGATGGTGGTAACGGCTACATCGGCGGCCCCGTGCAGATTGCTGCGGCCTACGTTGTTGGCCAGAAGCCACTCGGTCTCTTCATCAACGACGCACTCGGAAACCCATTCGAGAACACGCCTGGCGTCGCTTCAGGCCGAGGACCCTTCCTCTGTGGTTTCGGCACACATGCCGTGAGCCTGTGGGAAACCCAGCAACAAGTTGGCGGCTCTGCTGCTCTCACATACGCGCAGGGCGACAAACTCTACGCGAGCGTCAATGGTCTTTTGACGAATCGCGTCGAGGACGCTTACGAGTGGAACGTTGCCGGCCAGAACGACCGGGACTTCGTCACCCTCATGGGGATCGTACGAATCGCCCCAGACGCTAACAACTCACTACTGGTTCTGGATCTCCGGGTCTGATCTCGGATTTGAGGTGAAACATGTCAGCTTCCATAATCAGTAACGAGATCCGACAGCGCCTAATCGGCGAACACATCAGAACACCGCAAGGGCGTGAGAAGCTTGCGGCTTCGATGATTCAATCGTTGCGTCTACGACGCGACTACGTGGCAGTCATCCGGAAGAGCTTCCTCGTGGAAGAGCTGCCTGACGGCGCCTTGCCTGTTTACGACAAGGATCCTGAAGTCACGGCGTTCGTCGTCGGTGAAGAAGGCGCCAACATCCAGTCGATCCAGAAGTCACGTCGTGTGATCTTCCCGGTCTTCGAGATTGCTTCGAATCCTGAGATCCCGCTCTCCCAGATCAAGGAGCGCAGGTTCGACATGATCGAACGTGCTCAGGACCTGGCGAAAGCGCAGATTGCAGCAGCTGAAGACGAGCGTGGTTTCGCAATCGTTGACAGCGTTGCTGTCAGCGGCTTCGACACACTACCCGGTCAGACCAACCCTGACTTGGCTGTGGTCGCACCGGTCTCACCGTCGTTCTTGGCCGATGCATTCGCAGAGGTCGAGCGTCACGGGCTTCGGGTCGCCCGGATCTTCATGAACGCAACTGACTACGCGGACATCCGCAAGTTCGGTCGGGACATCCTGGATATCGAAAGCCAGGCTGTTCTACTCAACACAGGTCTACAAGCCGTGTTGTGGGGAGCGCAGATCATCACGAGCAGAATCGTACCGGTTGGGTTCATCTACATCTGCGCGGAAGCGGAGAACTTTGGCCGCTTCCCTGTTCGCACAGAACTCACCGTTTTGAGCGCTGATGATCCGAAAAATAGGTTGATCGGATTTTCGGTTTTTGAGAACATCGGCATAGGGGCGTTCAACCCACGCGCCATCAGCCGACTGGTCGTGACCAGAGTTTGATTTAGGTCAACTTCCCTAGATCACTGTTTTGAGAAGCCCGAATCGGAAACCCCGATTCGGGCTTTTCTGATTTGGTGGTACGTTGCTTCGATCAAGTTTTAGGACCAACACCAAAGTATCGCGTTGCGTGACCTTGTTTGATTAGTTCCTCGTTGACGTCAATCTCCGTACCGTCAGCTTGTTTGACGTGGATGACTGCCAGGTACCGACCGTACTTGTCAGACTTCGTGCTCTCAATCTTCAAGGGGTTTCCAAGTTGTGCAGCTACGGCAAGAAGTCGTTCAAGCTCAGCCTTGGCCGCGAGCCCAGCTGTCTTAGTTGTGCCGATCACTTCCGGAGTGTTGATTCCGTAAAGTCGAAAGTCTAGTGTGGCATGGATCCCGAAGCCGAGGTTGACATCAAGCCAAATTGTGTCTCCGTCGACAACGCGTAGAAGCTTGGCGTTGTACTCGTAAATCATGGTGCAGTCCTCCACTGGTAGCGATCCCATCAAACGGACCTGAGACGGAAACTACTTTTGAACCCGCTGCATTGTTAGTCAGTCAGTACACCTCCTTGAAGAGTGAAAGAGCCAGGAACCCATAGGCTCCTGGCTCTTTCGTTATTGGTGTTCGCTCACGGAGTGTCGAACACGAACAACTTGTGGGGTGCATGGGCGGAACTCTTTCGTACTGAGACGCGAAAACCATACTTCCGCGACTTGGTTGCTTTCGTGCGCAGCGAACGGAAGCAGTTTCAGGTTTATCCGCCTTCACACAAAGTATTCAACGCCTACAAGGCGACCCATCTCGAAGACGTCCGCGTGGTGATCTTGGGGCAGGACCCCTATCACAAGCTCGGACAGGCTCATGGCCTCTGTTTCTCCGTGCCCCACGGTTACGTCCCACCACCGAGCCTACAGAACATCTACGTCGAGCTTGAGCGGGACGTAGATGTTTCGAGACTCAAGGGAGGCTCCTTGTGGGGATGGGCTCGACAAGGGGTCTTGCTTCTCAATTCGGTGCTGACAGTTCGTGACAGTGAGCCTGGTTCGCACCGAGACCACGGCTGGGAAACGTTTACAGACGCGACCCTTCAAGCTGTCAATGCTCTTGACCGACCCGTTGTCTTCGTTCTTTGGGGCCGCTATGCGCAAGCAAAGCGGCGTTTTGTCGATGAGTCCACGCACACAGTGATCGCCTCCTCACACCCTTCACCACTTTCTGCAAGCAATGGGTTTTTCGGTAGTCGCCCTTTCTCTAGAATCAACGCAGCCCTCGCACAACACCAAACCAAACTGATCGACTGGGCACTCTAATGCTTTTGTCAGTTTGTGTGTATGTGGTCTCCAACACTATTTCGAACATCGTCTCTAGATTTAAGTGCCTTGCTTCAAGCACCTCTAGAGAAGCTGGTGTCCCGGGCCGATTTCACGTACCCCGCTCGTTCCATCTTCCCCCTGAGGTCCGAGACAAGGACCCCATTACTCCTGAGGGTACAGATCTCGCGATTTGGACTTGGGAATCGAACGGCAAGCCGTACGGGATCGCTTTCTCAGGCAAAGCCAACAAGCCACTCTGGAACTATCGTTTCCTCAGTGAGGCCGATCGAGCCCGGAGAATCGAGGAAACAATTGCGGGCCAGAGAACCCGGCTCAAGATGAAAGAGGATCGCCAACAGGAGCGGCGTGAGTTCAAACACGAGTCGGATGTTGGTGATATTTACTACACGAGTTGGGGCTATGATCAGACAAACATCGACTTCTATGAAGTGGTCGAGGTTCGAGGCAAGGTACTCCTCGTTCGAAAGATCGCAGAGAAGTCTACAGGCGGACACGAGGCTACTGACTACGTAGTAGCCGTTCCTGGCAAGTTCACGGGACCTGTCAAACGCGTCCGTCCGTCGGGACAGTCATTCACCATCGACGGTCACTCCGCCAGCAAGTGGGACGGAAAGCCCAAGTACCAAACTGCGTTCGGTTACGGGCATTGACACTCTACGGATCTTGGACGATCCGCCAAAAACAAATAGAAGGAGATCCAAAATGGGAACACAACAATACGTCGAATACACAGTCACTCAACGCTTCTTGTTGGGAGGCTTAAACGTTCCAGTTGAAAAAGACACCACCATCATGTTTGACGGGACTCGAGTGGTGATCGATGGCCAAGATCCTGTCGTTTTGCCTCAGCTTCGCGGGGCCATCAAAGCCGGTTGGCTAAAGAGTCGAGTTGCGACTGAAACACCAAGTCTTGCACGTACAGCTGCGAAGAGACATTCTCCGCCAAGGGCTGGGATCAGAGTCGGTCCAGCGCAAGGTGGCAATGTCATGGATCCAACGGTCCAGCAGAAGAACTTGGCGAGCACAGAGGCGCCCATCGAGACGGGTAATGTGACCACCGTTCGAACGCTTCGCACAGCGGCAAAAAGTTCGACAAATCTAGGACTGGAAAACCTTTCCGAGATCAACAACCAACTCAACCAAGTTCAGATCGATCCCGCAGAGAGGCAGACGGTTGACGAAATGTCATCAGATGACGCCGAGTTCTTTCAAGCTAGCATGGATGTTGGGCGCGATGCAGTTTCAAAGCGCATTGCCAGTGAAGACGGGATCATGTCTACTGTGACACTCGGTACTCCCAAGACTTCTGCACGTCCTGGGGACGATGTTGTCGTTCAGGACGGCTTTCGGATCACAAACACGAATGGCCCGGGTTCGATGAAGCCGTTAACTCCGCGTGTTGCCACGACCGACACTCGTAGGAAAGTCGCGAGATCCATTGCCTCAGACTTCCCAGACAACTACGATTTCGATCAGCCCGTGAAGCGCAAGGTCGCCCGTTTGGTGGCGGACTACGGAGATCGTCAGGATGTGATTCGAGCCGCTATGGCAGCTGAGACTTCTGTCGAGACCCGTGACGCGATCATCTCTGAGTTCCCGGAGATTTTCGCATGAAGCACATGACGGAAGAACTCCTTCTGGAGAGGATTTCGGCTCTCCAGAAGGACGGTTTGACGGTTTACCGGGCGGATGATTCTGAGCGTGGCATGTTCGGGATCATCGTCCAAAACCCTGGACAGAAGCAGGTTCTTGAGTCGTTCCCCATGTTTGGCAACGGCCCTCTGACACCTGAGCCAAAGGTCGTCTCTGCTCTCGAGCTTGTTGACTTCGCAAGGCAGGGAGGGGACTTGAAAATTTGTGACAACCCAATGGCGCGGCTTTGGGGACTCGTGCGCTACGAACCCGCACGAGGAGCCTCCGTTGTCCGTCAAACTACCTTGCGGTCTCTCAAAGAGAATACCAACGCCCTAGCGTACTTGAAAGATCTTCGGAAGAAATTGGATCCATCAGGTTGAACACGTCAGATGTTGAGAGGCAACGGGCTTCGCACCAGACCAAGGAGGCGGGGGCTCTTCTCTATTTGATGGAGGAGTTAGGTGATGCGCGTCTTCGTTGTGACCAACTGGTTCGTTACATCGCAGACACAACTGTGTTGATCAACAAGTCTTCACATAAGGATCACATTTTCGAAACCGCGGGCCATCTCATCAACAGCATCCCTGAGACAGCCTTCAAGCTTCAAAAGGCTCTAGAGGCGACGGCTCTCGCAGCAGACCGTCTTGACTACGAGGAAATCAAGCAAGGGCTTTTGCCGGAGAAGGTGGAAGAGTTGGAACGTGTTCTCAAAGACGTGAGGATTCGTTATGTGCAGCGTCGTTCGGAGGATCGTCAGATGCAAGAAAATAGAGTGTCTATGAAGCCGAAACAAGCCGCGGACGAACTCCGTGAGATCGCAAAACTAGCTCGTGAGAGCGGAGCACTGGCGCTGGATCGTGTGGCCTCGTTGGTTGAGGGCTTGGATCCGGAAGGAGTAGTAACAACTCCTATGGTAGTTGCCTCGTCGATGCCTGACATTGGACAGGTTGCTGATCAGCTAGAGCATTTGGCAAGCTCTTTGGAAGATCGGTCTTCACGTCCTAGCCCTCGTGAACTCGCTACAGTTTTGAGCCACACAGTCCCGGATGCTGTTGTCAACAAATTGGCGGCGGTAGATGACGCGCAAATAGCGATCGCGTTTGAGACCATGCGGAAGAGCATTGTGGTAGCCATGCGTCAGGCTAACGCGAAACGTTATCGATTGTCTCTGACCAATTTGCTTGGAGTGGTCGACAGCATTGCGACAGTCTTAGTCCATCTCGGATCAACTGACACACAGAAATCGGAAGCTTTCAAGCGTGAGATCATGAGGACGCGTCTTGGGCTAGGGCGTGCTTTGAATGAGCTTTCCTTGGATCCTTCTGTTTTGGCAAGTTCTGATGACGCCAAACGCTCTCGCTTCGAAGAAGGCAAGCCGGCGGATCCTACCGAGAACATGTCCGAGGCCGACGCCAAGAAGTGGAAGATTGAACACGAGAAGAACAAGGACAACTTCACGAAGGAAGCAGGAGATCCCACGGATAACATGTCCGAAGAGGACAAGAAAAAGTGGGAGGCAAACCAGTTCAAGAAGAAAGAGGCGGGAGACCCCACTGAGAACATGTCTGAAGAAGACAAGAAGAAGTGGGAGGCAAATCAGTTCAAGAAGGAAGCAGCTCTCGCTTGGAAGGTTTGACAGATCATGTCTTACAGTTATGACCGGCGGGCGTCCATGTTAGTACCTCCAAACAAGCTTCTCGGTCACATGAATCAGTCCGTGGACAAGCTTTTGTCAGCTCGGATTGAGGTTCGCAAACTACACCTGGCTTTGGGTGAGGTGCGTCGAGATGCTAGCGGCTCAATGTACACTGACAACTACGACAATCCTGAAATCGAGAAGGTCGAAAAAGACTTGTATGAACTTGACCGTACGATTGGGGAAGCTTTTCGGTACATAGAGCGTCTCGAGAGGGATTTCAAATCGAAGTGGATCGTCCGATCGTTCGGTTGAAGTAAGTTGTGTCACAGGCTTTCACAACACAGCGTGCGGTTTCGGAGACTCCTACAGGGGACCAGCCTAGTCGCGGACTTTCGTTACCTGCCGACATCCCTGGTCAGTCAACGCATGCGAAGCCTGTTGATGACACTCGTCGTCGGCCTAATCGTGATGAGCCCATTTGGAGAATCACGAACCCTACTGACAAGACCAAGGAGCACTCTCGTGTAGATGTCCGGGACGTCGGTGGTGAGACGAGCTACTTTGGTCTCGGCACACCGAACCCTCCGACCAAAACACAGTATCCGTACCGAGACGACACCGACAACACCTACAAGGCTGCGGCATTTGTTGTCGAGCTTTGGCGTTTGGAAGGAGCCCCGACACTGTTGTTGTCCGTGGATTCAAGCATTCGGACATCCACAACTCTGGAACAGATCTTGGAAGGTTTGGATACGAAATTCAAAGAGCGATCACTTGGGTGCTCCGCTGCTTTGAAGCGAGTTGACCCTAGAAACCTTCGTTGGATCTTTAGCGTGAATTGCGGCAACGGAGCCAAAGCTGTCAAGGTTCGAGCCGTTCGTCGGGGATCGGCGGTACACTTCACGAAACTTGACTTAGAGCTTTCGTGCTCTTGCCCTGCATGGCAGTGGCTGGGTCCAGAGTTTCATGCTCGGCAAGAAGCTTTTCAGCTCGGCAAGGCTCGTGGAACCGCCTCTCCACCCAACATACGAGACCCTGAGCGTGACAATCGTGTCTGTAAGCATGTAGCCGCGGTGTTAGCTACTACCAGACAGTGGGTTGTTCCACGTCGGGAAAAATAAATGCCTGTTTACACATTTCAAGATCAGAACGGGGTTCAGGTGTCTCGTCGACTCTCGTTCGAGGAGTTCGACTCTGTCAAGTCTGGGGCTAGACAAATGCTCGACGGTGAAAACCGGCCGCTCAAGTTGGTGCTGACGGCATCCTTTCGCACTGTGTTGAAAGATGGAGTCTCCGGTGGCTGGATGTCGAAGGCTGGCAAGGAGAATAAATATCGAGCCCAGCATCGGAACGTTCTCGCTAAGCGTGAGAGAGATCACGTGGAAAAGCCACGTCTAGTACCCAACCTAGCAGGGGCTGAAGCTGCAACTTGGGCCGATGCCCAAGAGCAGGTTCGGGCAACAAAGGGCAACGAAGCCGCTTCTACTTATGACGCACTTGTTGCAAAGGAAGCGACCTCATGAGGGATTTTTCGATCTTTCGCCGTCGGCCACATCTCGTCGACTTGTTGACGCCCAAGCGGTCCGGCGTCAAAGGATACCGTTTGGAAGCGGCTACCAATTTCGATGCCGTTTTCACGCCGATTTTGACCGCAGACATTTCCTCAGGGTATTTGGATCCAAATCTCAATTCAGCCGTTTTGCAGGCAATCAGCAACTCGCGCGACGAGATCCGGATCGCTTTCGATCCTACGTCGTTTGCTGCGTTAGCAGGGATCTCCGATACGCAACACTTTTGGCTGCGGTTCGTTCCCGTGGATTATGCCGGGGTTGCCGGCACGGCGGGCCCTCCGACTATCGTTTTGACCGATGCGGAACGCTATGGGCACGCACGAGTGCAAATCGCCGGTACGGCACCAAACGCTGCGACTGTGGCCGGCTCACTCGAGCTTTGGCTGTTTCGTACCCGTGATCTCTACGTCAAGAACGAGGCCGCTGTAGGCGGTAGCGACTTGTACGTGGCAGTTCAAAGGGGTGGTCCAGAACGTCAGGTGTCTCCCCAGACAGTTTTGACTTACGAGGAAGGCCCACAGGACACTGTCTTGGTGAGAGGCGCTGGGGGCACGGTAGTGTTCTCGGCTGCGTTCGTGAACTACTTGCCTCGCTAGTTCCTTTATTGGGCTCCTGAACGTAGGAGCCTCAAAATGCTGCGACTCATACACGCCCAGACGGTTCAGGGTTCGATTCTTGTCGACGACATCGACGACGGTCTACCAAATAAAGGCGCTCACCGCCTAGGTAGTACAGGGGATCCCCGAGCCTACAAACGCGACGGCTATGCGAATGAGCCGAAGCAACCGTGCTATATCCGACGCACGAAAGCCAGTGAGCCGTTGATCCCTGGCTACATCGATTTGCGACTCACGACGCGTGTCACACACAGTCGTGATGGTGGCAAGATTCGTGGCCTCCTGAATGCAGGGTTGATCACCAGTCTCACATTCAGTCCGAGTGATTTGACAGCTCCTGTCATCACAGCCTTGACGCTCAACTCCCCGGCAGCCGGAGATTTGACGATCACAGGAACAGGTTTCGTTTCAACGTCACCTGACATCACCAGTGTGACGCTGACTGGGGCCGGAGTTGGAAGTGTTACGTTGACGCAAGCGCAAATCATTGCGGTTCCACCGGGTGCTGTAGGCGCTACGTCGATCGTGATCGACTCGACTTTGATTGCTGGCCTTGCTCCAGGGGACGTGGTTCGAGTTCGTGCCGACGGTCAGTTTAGCAACCAGTTCACACTTGTTTGAGTGAAGTCGTGTGGCGTTCAGCATCATCCCACAAATTCTGGATGCAGAAGGCCAGAATTTTTATCGGACGGATCGTCGGTGGCAACCAAAAAACCTCATTCCCGACCCGTACCGGAGAAACCTACTCAAGTTCGCAGAAACCAAACTCAACCAAGTTGTAGCTGCAATCCCAGAATTCAGGCAACTTGATCGCGCACCACTCTACGTCAAACTCATCAACCGAATGCGGATCGATTTCAGGAAAGCAAAGTTTGCTTGGAACACAGACGACCTTGAGTTCATTCGGTCAATCAGCAAGTTTTTCACTGACTACGGTCAGATACTACAGAATTTGAAGTTCGATGAGGCTCGAGGCCGTCTCTAGTAAGGAGCAAAAGCAAATGCGTTTAGGAGTTGTTCGTGGCGATCTACCGGGGCCTCTTCTCATCGGAGACGTAGAACCCATCTCCCAACATCGAGCACCTGTTGAGCCTCGGGGTCAAGAGCGTTATGTGGGTCGTCCCACGGTGGCGGAAGTTGAAGCTGTCTTGGCGCACGCCACGACAGGTGCGGGAGCTACCATTCAAGGATCTGACATTGCCGGATCCTTTCCGTTGACGATTGACGGAACCAACGACGACCTGCGGATCCGTACGAGTGCTGCTGCATCGTTCACTGTGCTGCTTGTTCCTCAGGCGGTTTACGCTTCTCTGACAACGCTTCTGGCGGCTCTCAATACGGTTTTGACTGCCTTGGGTGTCACCGCACGCCAGGGTACAGGAAGCGGTTCCAGAGTCGCTCTGGAAGGCCCACACGGGGTCTCTTCCTATGTGGAAATCGACTCGGTTGCGAACGGGTCTGTTGCGAACACTCCTCTCGGTCTTGGTGCTGCGGCTCTTGCTCGGACGATGCCTGCTGCTGCGACGTACATCACGGCTTTGAACCCGGTTGCCGGAGTCCTAGACGTATCGGTTGCAACGATCAGTGGGGTTGGCGCAAGCACCAATTCGTCTGCCTTGTCTTTGGTACCGACGAGTCGCGGTACGCATGAGAATTTGGCGGACGCGATTGCGCCGCAGTTCATCGAAACCACTGTCGCAGTTGAAAGCTTCATGTCAGGCCATATTTTTGGTTATCTGAGTTCATCTTTCAACCCAGATTCCCGTCGTGGTTTGCCCAGTGGTGCAGCTGTATCTGCGGTACAAGACGATGGAGTTTCACTCTTCACTGCACCGCTGCCTAACATCACACTCGTGGTTTTGGCTGGGACCGTGACGATTACTGGCGTAGGCCTTGGCTCGTTCGACAGCAAGGAAACTGTCGTTCAGTTGGTTACCGGACAGACTGTCATCCGGCTTGATCAGGTTCGAATCGAGCAGGCAGGCGGATCTGTTTCGGCGACTTCAATCGTGGTTCCGGCTTCGTTGGTTTCAGGGCTTACGCTGGCTACGCTAGTTCGTGTTCAAGTTCGAGGCCACGTGTCCTCACAAGTCTCCATCAATTCGCTAGATGTCGTGTTGGGCGATACGATGGCCGCGACGGATTCGGCGCCTACAGTCGACATTCTGTAGGCCTTCACACTCAAAATCAATATCCCGATTCGATCAAAACTCCCGATCCAGAAACCCTATCCCTTTATCGTCAATTGACGTTTTAGGTCCAAAACAAGATGGAAAAATCAGAACCCAATAACTCAGCGCAAAAATCAGAACCCAATTCTCCTCAATACAAAACTACTGACTTGTATTTCGCGGCTTACTTGTCGGTTGCTGGATGCCAGCTGCTGCGGACGGAGAAAGCGAACAACAAAACGACTTTCGTTCTCGACACGAGTCTGGCTAACTTCGATTCTTTGCGAAACGGCTGGTATTCGAGTCAGGGCAAGGTTGCCGCTCTCCCGTACGCAACGACTCTGAAGAACCTTAAAGCTGCCTGTCACGCCTGATCGATTGAAAGTGGAGAACCTACCGTGAACAAGAGTGATTATCTGCGAGTCGCAGTCCTGAACCATGTTCTTCGGGGGATCCCTTTCACGCCTCCGACGACTTTGTATTTGGCTCTTGCGACAACCACTCCGACAAGCGCTGGTGGTGGATCGGAAGTTACTGCTCCGTCCTACGTGCGGCAACTCATGACGTTTGCAGTGCCCGTGTTGAACGTGTCGAGCGTCTCAGCTCCAATCATGTTTCCGACTCCTCTTGAGGCTTGGGGTAATCCTGCCGTTGGTGTCAAAGTGTACGACGCGTTGACGGCTGGCAACATGCTCTACTTTGGGGATCTAGCTACCCCAAAAGACATCGACATTGGCAATGACGTATTTTTTCCGGCTGGGTTTTTCAGCATTGCCGAGACCTGATCTGAGCCGAGATGGCTGCGACATTTCGCAATCGGTCGGTACAAATCAACCAGGTCGTTTTTGATCAGGTTGACATCTTCAACTCGGACTTTTTCAATCCAGTCACCGGCCTCTTGCCAGCGAGCATCGGATTCACACTGACAGTCAACAATCAAGCTGTTGGTTGGACTCTAGTCGATGGTGTCGGCGTTGCAGATGGTTTGATCGTCGCAGGTTCAGTCTACTGGTCTGAGCTGCCTTCCTCAAGCTACGGGATCCGCTTTTTTCCTTCGTCTCTTGGTCGCTGGGTCCTCGATTTTGCTTTTGCGCCGTCTCCGTCGCAAAAGATCATGTTGGGGTTTGACGTTGTGAATTTGCCGACCTTCGTTGAACAAGGTCTCCGTTCCAGTTTCTGTGTGTGAGGTGTTGTTGTTTCAATTTATCCGCCATCTCACAATGAGGCGACGGAAAACTCAACTTAGCAGAAGGAATCTTGCGTCACAAGCAACTCCTTCTTTCTGTGTCTGAAGAAGAGGAAACCTATGGCACTTTTTGATGTGACTTCGGATGAGCTTGTTGGGGTTCTCGACGAACCTGCGTTCGATTTGTTGTCGACAGGCACGTCAACGTTCGACCGCCAACCTTCGGAAGATGAGGACGCGTCAACCGATACGTTGTTGGATGACTTGAGTTACGAGCGTGTTTTTGGCGACGTTGCCTCTTTGGATCCGGATACTACGGTAGGAAGCCTGGAGTATGGCAGATCTTCGGATGATACTGCGTCTCTCGATCCTGACGTTCTTGTGTCTGCTTTGGAGTACGGCAGATCTTCGGACGATGTGTTGTCGTTGGATCCAGACCTGATCGCTCTTGCCGCAGAGTACCAATACACGTTAGGGGACGCCGCAGTTGTCGTCGACACCGTCACGGCTGGTCTTACACAAGAAAGCACGTCGACAGACAACATGTCGACTACTGACACTGTCTCGGCTGTGACAGAGCTGGGACGCGTTGTTTCGGATTCCGCGTTGTTGGCGGATTCAGTGGCTTACGCGATCGACGTCGCGTTGACACTTTCAGATGCGGTTACCGTTGCTGAGTTTTTAGCCGCGGGTCTCATCAAAGACGTCTTTCCTCAAGACTCAGTTGCTGCGTCAGATGAAACAAGTACAGCAGCTGCCTACGATCGGGATCCAGTGCTCGACGTGTTCACAACTTCGGACGAGACGTATTCGTGGGTCAACGGGATCTTGTCAGCGACGCTTACAGGCGAAGCTGATTTGACTGCGATCCTGGTCAAGCGACGACCGCCCCCGGCATTCACAAATGCTGCCCCTGCGCGAACGCAAGTGATCCCGCGGACGCAACCTGAGACGATTGAGCATTTCGTCGTCAATCCCGCACCTCCACGTCGACGCGAAGACCGCTGACGATTGTTCAGCCGGTGTTCTAAAGAGCACGGCAAAGGAGAATACATGGATACCTCGGATGTGACCGGCACGGTCACGGCGGACAGGGCTGCCTTGGATGCAGCTATGGCAGAGCGTCAGGCACGTCTGGCTAACTCCCCGGATCTTTGGAACCGTCTTTGGAAAGACAAGGATCAAGAGGAGTGGCGTAAACAAGCGTTGAGTCAAGTTTACACGAGGATTGAACGCATTCTTCCGTACCATACCCGTGTCGTAGATCTCGGTGGCGGTACAGGGGTTTTGGGAGCACGTCTTAGAGATACCCGAAAAGCCAGCGTCCTGGTTGTTGATCACAGTACGGAGGCTTTGCAGCAAGCTAAGGAAAAAGACCTCGAGACAGTGGTCGCGGACTTGAATCAGGAATCTGAAATCCGTCGAGTGCTAACAGGTCGCGCCTTGGTTGGTACCAACGGTGACTTGATGCACCAAGAGCCCCCAGCAATAGTGATAGCGACAGAGTTCGTCGAGCACATGAGTGCTGAGACGCGGGCCTTGATCTTCAAGTTGGCGGCTCAAGAGGGACGAGCGTTGCTCTCGGTACCGAATGATCGTTTAGGTCCTGATGAAGAACCTCAGCACACCGTGAAATACAATGCCATGAGCTTCAAGCGTGACTTGGCACAATACTTCAAAGATGTGCGAATCGAGGTACTCGGCCCGTATTTGTTAGCGGTCTGCGGTTTCCCTAAGCCGTTCACATTGTCTGTGACGATGCCTGTTCGTGACGAGGCTGAGGACCTCGAAGCAACGCTTGCAAGCTTTCGCGGAGTCGCTGATGAGATGGTGATCGGAATCGATCCGAGAACTGTCGACAACACACGAGAGATCGCTGAGAAGTACGCAGACGTAGTATTCGATTTGGATCAGCCTTCAGGCCCGCCGAAGATGGGTACAGGTGAGCTGAGCGAGCCAGATCAATCAGTTTCTGAAGAAGAGAAAATCCAAAAGCAGATCCATTTTGCGTGGGTTCGCAACCAGTGCTTGGATCACTGCACGTCTGACTGGATTTTCATGACGGAAGGTCATGAAAGATTGATTTCAGGCTTTGAAGCATTGCTTGGGCTTGATCAGCTGCCGAAGGGCGCGAAAGTTGGCGTTGTTTTTCGTACAGGTACAGGTCAACGGTGGGTGTTTCCTTGGCTCTGTCGTAACGACCCGAAGATTCGCTACACACGCGGGACACACAACACATTGGACTATCCGCCGGATTATCTGGCGATCACACTGCCGCAGGTTCAAACCTTACATGAACGTGCAAAGGATCGTGAGCTGGCGCGACAGAAGCAGCGGAAGGTACAGAACCGCAAGTCGTTGATGGACGATTGGGTCACAAATCACAACGAGAACTCGTTACACTATTTGGGTGCTGAGTGGCGAGAGCATGATCCAAAGCGTGCGATTGCACGACTCGAAGAGTTCTTGTCGTTGCCACCCAAGAACGGACCTCTTCGATATCACACACGACTGGTGCTCGCGAAGCTCTATACTCAAGAGCAGCAGTGGGGGAAGGCCAGAGAGGCGTTGATCCGCGCCACTGAGGACGACTGGAGTCGTACTGAGCATTGGCTTCGTCTCGGAGATTTGGCTTACATTGCCGAGCGATACGAAGAGGCACTGGCTTTTTATCTCTACGCTTCGACCACGATAGGCACTCCCCCCTTCACAATCTGGTGGATCGACATGGCTAGCTATACTTGGCTGCCGTGCCAGCGACTGGCCACTGTTTTTGCCGAATTGGGGAAGCTTGACGAAAGTCTTTATTACGCCCGCAGAGTGTTAGAGCTGCTTCCAGACGATGCCGAATCCGTGGCGTTCGAGGAGGCGCAAGCCAATATCAAATTGTTGGAGGAAACACTCAATGCAGCCCATCGAAGCAACGGAGACCCTGACGGCCCGCGGGATCTTCACAGTTGAAGTCATTCGTTCCGGAAAGCACGGGCCAAAGGTCGTTCAGCGTCGGACCGCGTTGAACTTGGTCGTGAATACTGGCAAGCGCCAAATCTGGCGCCAGGCCACAGGCCTGAACGCTAACGACTTCGATCAGATGAGGATCGGAACGTCGGGTGTGGCGGCTAACAGCGGTCACACGAACGTGGTTTCGCCGGTGACGGGTACTCTCAATACCGTTGACAGCAAAACCCTTTTGGCGGCCACCAGGACGTTCCAGTGGGTGATCTCGTATGCTTCCGGCGCAGGTACGAAGTCGGCGACCAACATCCGTGAGGTCGTTGTGCTGAACCAGAACACGAGCCCCGGTGGTTCGGCTTTGTCGCGGTCTACGTTCACGGCAGTGAACAAGACTACCGCGGACAAGCTTAGAATCACATATAGAGCACGCGTAACCTGATTTTCTTGACCGTTGGTTGAGTTTTTGACATCCTTCGTTGGGTGAGCAAGAAGATCAACTTAACAGGTCAGACTTTCGGATCACTCCAAGTTGTTGGCGAAGCGTCGAATCCATCTGGTGGGGAGGCCAGGTGGATTTGTCGTTGCTTAGCTTGCGAGAAACCAAATCACGTAGTTAGGGGGACCCTTCTACGTGATGGTAGGGCCAAGTCTTGCGGTTGTCAGATAGGTGGATCTGATGATCTTACGGACCAGCGATTTGGTCGTTGGTCCGTATTTCATCGGTGTGCTGCCCCTGCGATAAAAGGCAGGAGGACCCCCCACAGGTCGAAGTGCTTGGTGGTGGTGTCGTTGCACTTGTCCAAACACACACAGGGCACAGTCCTTACGTCTTGGATAAGGACGTTCGCTCACGTCATGCTCGCTTAGCTCACGCAAGTCAGCGACGATACGGGTACAAGATCAACCGATGAGGTGCTGCGTCTGAAGCAAATCACGGGCCTGGCGGAGCTTTTCGTCGACCGAGAGTTCTCTGAGGCCTGGGACTCACCCTAGTTGTTGCGACGCTCAGTATCGAACAAAGTAGAGCCTTTGTTGAGCTGGTGTAAAGTGAGCCTTCTATGTCGATTTTGTTGACCGGATCCAATTGGGTCAGTTGTGGGGATAATCACGATACGACGAACAACATGACGGTCACGGCCTGGATCCGTCGTGACAGCACAGGATCGCGTGACGAGATCATTTCCAAAGAGAGTAGTCTCGGATCAGGATTGGGGTGGGAATTCAGCGTTCTGGGATCCAACGTCTTAGAGTTCGGTACTTTTAATGGGTCCTATCCCGTCGCTGTGGGAGCTACAACCATCTCGGCTAATACGACGTACTTTGTTGTCGGAATCCGAGATGGCACTACGGAACATCGAGTCTACGTGAATGGTGTGGAGGACGGCTCTGGAGGTGTCCCAACTTCGGTTGGGGCTAACACCTCTAATCTGCTAATCGGGGCTAGTCCGGTTGCCGGTGGTCGTGAATTTGGTGGTTATCTGGAAGACATTCGGCTCTACACCAGGGTTCTGTCAGACAACGAAATCCAGGCTTTGTCTACGGCTCGTGGTAGCGACCACATCGTCAACGGCCTACAGAGCCGATGGAAGCTCAACCACGGCTCGCCAGGGACTTCTATGAACGGAATCTCACTTCGCGACGTTGGGATCGCAGGTATCCACGGATCATCTGTAGCGTCACCTACTCATGGAACTTTTGAATTTTTCCTGGTTCGACCTCGTGCCCGAAGAGGCCGTGGTGCCTAAATTCATTCTTCGCTGTCCGTGTAGTGTACTGCCGCGTCACGTCGTTCTTGTTTCTCACCCTCAGCTTGCGCGATCTCCTCTGAGAAGATGTCTTCAACAAAACTTCGCGGACTCTGTTGCGCTTTGTAAGCTTCTTGACTCATGCGGAAGATTTCGTAAGGATCGTCGGAATCCCACAAGTCGTCAATGAGTAGTCCGATGTCCTCTAGCGTCGTGAGGCAGGCTTGCTTCCATTCTGTGTAAGTCATGCGTTGAGTTCGGCTGTGGCTGCGGCGTCCCAATTTTCTGGCGTGTTGTTCTCGAGCCAGAAGGCATCGATCTCTTCCGTTTCATTTCGGTAACTGGCTTGAACGTCGTAGTATGTCCCGTAATCGTGCTCGTTACCGATAATGACGAGACGACATGTAGGCTCTGCACCATCATGATTGGCTGCGAAATGGCGCTCTAGCTGGGCCTTGAAAGCCTTGAGTTCTTTCTTGACGAGTTCGTCGTAGCCAGGCTGTCCGAGCTGTGCGCAGTCTTCGCCCCAAGGAGTACAACCGATTGTGATTTTGGAAGCCATGTTGGTACTACGAATCAGAAACGTCAGAAATTGAATCGAAGTTGTGGAGCGCGGAGAGCGTTTCGTCCATTTCGGTATGGAGGCAGTGTGGACTGAACCAAATTGTCTCTTCGTGGCGCGTACGACTGCGGTTCTTTCCGCGTGAGTAGCCGGAAGCCCCCGTCCAACGATGGACACGCCAAGTCGCCGGCATGTGGCCGTCGTGCTCCGACGCAAGCCCACACAGTGCAATCCTGATGTCTGGGTCGTTGCCGTGCTCGAGAGCCCAAATGCGAACGCTTACTGCGAGGTTTTTGGTGTCCTCGACGTAGAGGCCCGGGTCCCGCAACTCGTCGTCGTAGGGTGGATCGAGGAAGATAGCTGTAGGTCGTCTTCCTCCGACGTTCCTGCCCTTCCCGAGCGTCGAATCCCCGAGTACCCTGGTCCAGTCGCCGTGAACCAATCGAACTCTCCTGAGGCGTTGTGAGAGCGTCTGAAACCATTCGAGCGCCGGTGGTGCCGTCAGGCCATTGAGGGCTCGGTCGTTTCCAATTGCCGGGAGGTGCGTTCCAAAGCTGTGCACACCATCTGCGTTCACGCCCCGGTCGCCGTCATGTAGGTGCGGCCTTTGTTGGTAGACGGTTTTGCACCATCCGCCGCCGATCCATTGGCAGATCCCCCAAACCCACCAGCCTGCGATTTTGGCGTCGTGGTAGTCGGGATCAGATCGGAGTTTCTCGCGGAGATCGATCGATTGCTGGATAAGCCATGTGTGGCGCGCGTGGAGATCAAGTTCGGACACGGGGTAGTTGCACCATTCGGCTGTTTCTTGCGGGTTGTGTTTGATTGACCTCCAGAAATTGCAAATGTAGGAACAACCGTCGTTGACAGTTTCAATCTTTCCGGGCCCACCAGGACGTGCAAGAAGCACTGCACAAGAACCGCAGAACGGTTCTATGTAGTTCGGTACGTTTTCTCCGAACGCCTTCCAGACAGCTTGAGCGACCCGGCTCTTGCCGCCGAAGTAGGGGAATGGTGCTTTCAACACAGAAACACAGGACACCGGTCCCGTCGGCTATCGACGCTTGACAAATCTGACAGGTATTTTGTACTGTGTTTTTTCGTGCCGCGTGCGATCGCTGGCTGTCATGACGGCGACCGGGGTGTTGTAGTACCCGAGAAACCCAATGATCAAGTTTTGGATCAACGCATCAGGGTCCAGATCCATGTCTTGGCCGTTAAGGGTAGAGGCTCTAAGAGCGTGTTTTCCTACTGCTCGAATTGCTTCTTCTAGAGCTTTTCGTCTCGGACTACCGTCGTCTGTACGCCACGGCATTGGAGGCTCATTGTGGCCTGGTTGTGTGAGCCAGTGGTCTTTCGGGAGAGGGAAGCTCCCCACTGCAAAAGCACTGCCGTTCGGTAGAACCGTGACGGGATCCAACTGAACTTCGGCCCGATGACGCTCAGCGATGCGTTGAGCTGCTGTCTTAGGTCTGGCTTTCCAGATCTTGAAGAGCCCCATGGTCTTTGGTTGTTTACGCCCCTTCGGTACGGGCTCGATTGTGACTGTCGGGTTCTGTTTTAAGTCGAGTCCGAAGCTGATGATTTTCGCTAATTTGTTCTTGTATTTTCCGAAGTAGACCAAGTCACCGGCTCGGAAATATGTCGCATCGGTAGTCACTATCTAGAGCCCGCACAAAAGAACTTTCGCTCAGTTCGAGCCGAAACCATCGAGTAGGCTTTGCAAGCGTACGACCAACGACTTTTGATCGTGAAGTTCCATCCCCGTAGTGTGTGTCTTGGCGTTCCCCTGGTTGGGCCGGATTTCGAATCCGTCGGGGGTCACATCAACGCGTACGTCGATTTGTTTGCAACTCACAACGAAGTACAGAGACGCGATGGTGCTTGGATTTCGAGGCGTGTGTGTGACGTAGGCGACGAGTCGGAAGGTCTGCTTGAGGCAGCTCCCTAGAGACCTCATAAGCTCGTGCGCGAGCCGTTGGTGGTTTTGAATGTTGTGGGTCATGACAGGTCCAATCCTCGCTGGCACTTCGCCTTCTCTGTTTAACCTGGTCCAGAAACAGATGGAAGTCACTCCGCTTAGGCTGGAAATCACTTTTGATCCGGTTCGTTAGTAGGCGTTCGGATTTGGGCGGCAGTGTGTGATCGACGTTACACTAGACGATTCCATTGCGGTTGAGGACCCGCACACGCTCAGCGAGGTCATATCGACCGGTACGCTTTACTCGGCGACTATTGACGAGTTCGACGTTCCGATCGCAGATGTTGCGTCGAGTGACAGCGCTTACGACCGATCAGCTACAGACTCTGTAGACACGACCGACACTTCATTTTCTGACTTGTTTTTCGATCGTGCAATCACAGATTCGGATGGTGTCAGTGACGCCCTGCTTGTTGATTTATTTTTTCAAAGGACAATCACGACCGATACCTTTGAAACGACTGATTCGCCTGCTCTCACGATTTTCTATGAACGAACAGTAGCGGACACTGTCTCGCTGACGGATCTTCTTAGCGCAGGGAACTCGTATGACCGTGAGCTTTCTGATTCGGACTCGATCGTTGTAGCGGCTCCACTTACGAGTCTAGATTTCCAAAGAACGCTTTCGCCGGATGTTTTGGGCGCTGTCGATGAGCGGCTTGCCGAAACCGACTACGTACGTATCGTCAGCGACGTCTTCAGTGTCGTTGACCAACTAGTTATCGAGGGGTTCTACGCAGTAAACGACAACGTCAGCTTTACTGACGAGATTGCTGCAAGCACGGATTACGTTCGTGACGCGAGCGACACTGCGTCACTCACGGATCAGGTCACTTCAGAGCCTAATGTTTCTGGGGACGACGCAATTTCCGTCACCGACCAATTGGAAGTTGTCACTAACTACGTACGAGATGTTTCGGACGCCCCGAGCTTTACCGATCAGATCAACACCGAGGCTGATACCGCTCGGGAAGCATCCGACACGATCAGTGTTTCGGACACCTCTTTGTTGGTCGAAACGGTCTTCCCTGTCGATACGATTTCAGTTTCCGACGAACTCACGAGAACCGCTGAGTTTCAGCGGAGTTCTGAAGACGCGGACTCGACTACTGATTCGACTGACCTTACGACCTCCTACGAACGAGCAGTAGCGGACATTGTTTCGCTGACGGAGCTGCTTAGCGCAGGCAACTTGTACGAGCGGGAGCTTTCTGTCGCGATCGTTGTTACCGACACAACCACCATAGAGACGACACTTGGCGGTCTTGCTAGCGACGCGATCACCGTCGATGACACACTCTCGATCGATGTTCCTTACGAGCGATTCGCTACCGACACAGATACCGTATTGGACTCAGTTTCCGCTTCGGTGGCTGTCTCGGTTTTACTGGCGGACACTGCGTCGGTCACTGATCAAGTCCTTGTCACGACTGAGCGTGGCGTCGTCGTTTCAGATTCGTTGTCGCTGACAGAAACGGTTCTGCGCGATGTCGACTGGGTACGAGAATTCCTCGAAACGCTCATTGTTTTTGACGATCTGACTGTTCTCTTGAATCGCCTGGTCGACGTTTCCTTGTCGGACGCTTTAGCTAGTCCGACGGATACCGTCTCGGCGGAATCGATCGATGTCGACATTGATGTTGACGACACGATTTTCGACATTCCAGACGAGGTCTCTCGGGACTCTGACAACGTACGTGTTCTCGATGACGCTGCTGTCACGATTGTCGATACCGTCTTAGCTGAGCGTGCTGAGGTCGATCGGATCCTGTCTGATTCCGATACGGTCACAGACAGTGTCGCACGAGACTCAGACAATGTGCGAGTCCTCGAAGACATCGTTACAATATTTGAATTTGTAACGATTGAACTCGAGACTCCTGTGCCTGTCGTTGTTTCGAGCGATGGGTTCGGGTTCACGTTGACCGTGCCTGAGCTGATGTTCGCCGGCGTTCAAGATCTCACACACTATCGACTTCTCGTATTACCTGGCGGTGTGCCTGCACAGGTTCAGCTGGCGAACCCTATCGCGACCGTGCTCCAAACGGGCAGTACAGGGTTGCTGGTAGACGTACAGGACCCCAACTTTCTTTCGGACACTTTGCGTCTCGATGGTGGGTTCATCGGTCACGATGTTGGTTCCTACATTGAAATTCTCAATGGTCGTGTGCCGGGGATCTATCGGATCGTTTCGGTAGGTCCTATCATTGTGTCGGGAGACACCGTCGGTATTTCCGACCAAGTGAACGTCAACGGAACAGACTTTCCTGTCACAACCGGTTCTGCTTCGACTGCTGGACTAACTACAACCGACGTTCAGATCGACCGTCGGTTACCTTTGGTGGACCCCCAGAACGGATCGCTCAGCTGGCGTCATCTCTCGGCCGTCGAACAGATAGCTTTTGAGACGACGAACAAGCTGACTAATCAAGCGAACTACTTGCTTGAGATCCGAGGTCTCCGCACACGATCAGACACGCTGTTTGATTTCGATCACGTGTTTTACACGTCAGGCATTCTTGGTCCTCAAGTCCAGTCTGCGACAGCCACAGACGAAGGCGTTGTGACGGTTGTGTTTGATCAGCCGATGCGGACCAATGGTGTGTTCACGACGCCTGTTGAGTATTCGATTACAGGTCCTACGGACGTTGCAATCAAGCGTGCGTGGTCGATCAGTCCAGAAAGCGTTTCTCTAGAAACGCTGGGACTTGGCAGTGGGTCATACCAGTTGACGGTCAATATTTTGGGTACGCCTACGGACGTGGCAGGTAACCCGACCGATCCGACTTTCAATACCGCAATCTTCTCGTCTTCTGTCCCTTTGACTGTACGCAGTGTTTTCACAGATCGTGGTCCCATTGCCCGCCCACCGCTGGTTCTACAGAGGGGTTCCGGGGCTTCGATCACCAGTGTGTCACAGGTAACGTTGCCTGGTGCGACGCTCACAGCACAGCATGTCGGCTTGTACTTGCGTCTCGGATCTTTGGGACTTCCTCCAACGACGAGTTCGTCCGTGGTCGGGTTGGTTGTTCAGATCAACGATTCACTGTCCGCCGCGGACAGTGTGAAGCTGGAACTGATTACGGGTTCGGCTACCCGAACTGTCTACTCGACGGTTTCCGGCACTTTCAAAATCTTGTCCGTACCGTCTTCGACGCAAGCACGCTTGCAAGCAAGCTTTACTGTTCCGGAGCCGTCCAGCGGAACCTTGTTTTGGGAACTCTTTGATCCGCGCAACGGCGAGATTGCAGATGATCCTTCCGATGTTGAAGTCATCGTCAACGGCAATCTTGTCGTTCCGGATGCTGTGATCGGATTGTTGGGTCAGGTGGTCTTGTCTACGACTCCTGACCCTGACGACTCCGTGTCTGTGAACTACAGCTGGTGTTGCAACCCGACCGTAGAAATTCGGCGTTTGAACTCGAAGGAGTTTCGCCTCAACAACGTCTCGCCACGATCAGCTCACGTTTATCAGTACCGAAATGTTTTGATTCGTCCGAGTGACTACACACCCCTCGACATCTCGGCACCTCTTGATCCTCCTCAGCTTCGGGAATTACACTATCGAGCCTACGAAAGAGCCTACACTCCGGTCCTGAACGATCCGACGCTTCTACTGCTCAACAGCCCGACGCATCGAATCGCATACCCCCCGGAAACACGAATTGTCAGCGAGTTGTTCGTAAGCTACGAAGCTACAACATTACCTGAGCTTGACACTGTCCCTTGGGTGCGCCGTGGAACAGGCATCGCGAGCACGTCTGCTGGCGTCTTAACGGTGACCGATGCGTCGACAGGAGCTTTCCCTTTTGGGCAGCCGATTTTCTGGACTCGAACAGTCGATACGTCCTTCCCTCACATCCTAGCTCTTTCCTGGCGCTTTCAGATCACTTCTGCGACGCTCGACGGCGTCTTTACAGGAGTGGCCGCTGGCTTCACTGAAGATGTCTCGGCTTTCGTAATCGGGTTTTTGGATGTTGCCGGCGTCAAGAAAATTGGACTTTTGAAACGTGGATCTGCTGACAATCCTGCCTTAGTGTCTGCGTGGACAGGAGGAGTCGACACACTCGGCAACCCAACCAATCTGCCTGCCAATTTTGATTGGAGTGTGTTGCACAGTTACAGATTCTACCGTGACCTCTCCGGGACAGTTCGGCTCTATGTCGATGGTGAAGTTGTTGAGACCCTGCGTATTCTTGCTGTTGAAGCCCCGTTTCTGGAAGAGCTGGCTGCACCATTCGACGAAGTCCAGGATGTTTTCTTTGGTTCAATTTCTCGTCCTGCTGCGAGCGTGTCTGCGTGGGATTTCGTTCGGTATTTAGTCCTGCCGACCAATGCATTGCAGACTGCTCCGTCCAGTTTTGTGAGTTATGAGGCGAATGTCGAGCCTGAGGTCGATGTCAAACCGTGGATCCCAGTTGGTTTCCATGGAACGGAAACGATTCTAGCGACTAACACTCTGCTGCTTGATTCGACAAGCGCTACTGACGCTTCTACCGCTACGCAAGTTGGTTTGATAGGTGGTGACTTCCGAGGCTTCGTGCGCCTGGAACCGTTGCTTACTTCAGCTTCGCAGTTCGTTCTTGACGTCGAAGTACAAGGCCGAACACAAACACACGGTGTCGATCCGTACGGTTTGATGTTCGCTGTAGACGACAGTCAGCGGCTGACACAAGTCTGTTTTCTCGCTGACGTTTCGGCTCCAAAGTTTAGCTATGGAGGACGTTCTCTGCCTGAGGACTTCTCGCCTTACGTTTGGACTAGGACCGGCGGCAGTGCTGTTGCAATGGTGGGGCGTATTCTTCGTCTGACGGACGCTTCGGTCGCAGACGGGGTTCTCTACTTCATTGAAGACCTGGAACCCGTTCTCTCAGACCAGCGGGTGATTGCCTCAGGGATCGACTACATTTTCGAGTTTCGAGTTGAAGTGGTTTCTTACGTCATCGACGGCTCTGGTTTTGCAGGGGTCTTCACTCAAGCGTACGATGGGACCAGAGCGGTTGGTGTGCAATTCGAGGTTTTGGCAGGGATACGTTATGTGACGTTTTGTTCGGACGGCGTTCCCTTTGTTCCTGGACGTTTTGCATTCGATTGGTTCGATGGGGACCCTCACACATATCGTTTGTCGAAGAGTACGACAGGCGATTTGGTTTCACTGTTTATTGATGGGATATTTGTAGGATCACTTGCCTACAGCTCGTTTGCTGTTCCGGTCCCGGCTGACGCCATGGTTTCGTTCGGATCGGCAACACCTGCAAGTGTTGGATCGATTTCGGCGGTAGATTGGCACTACTGTAACGCTTGGCGTGTTCAGCTTGGTTTGCAACGCTTCGTCGGCATCTGGAAGGGCTACGATCCTAACGCTTTAACGGGCTACCACACTTCGACCAAGATCACAGGGCGAAACGCCACTATCAATGGCAACGCTTTGGGAGATCCGATAGCTGACTTTTTCGGCGCAGGGGTAGTATCCGGTGATTTGTTGGTTGTTGATTCCGGCGCCAACAAGGGCGTGTACGAAGTTGCTGGTGTGAGTAGCTCAACGACTCTTACTATTACGTCGACGTGGCCACTTGCTCCATCGTTGGCTGACTACCGCATACTGCGTGAAACTGACTGGTCGGTTTCTCACAAGTATCGGTTGTCCAAGGACAGCACGGGTGAAGTCGATCTGTTTCTCGATACGGATACGGATCCACTGATCAGGATCAGCTACAGCTCTACTGACTTGCCAGGTAGCAGTTCGGGGATCGTGTTGACGTTGTCAGCCACGTTACCCGCGATCGTGTTTGGTTCGTTCAGTCCAGAAAACCTGTGTCAATCGAGTTGGGACTACGTTCGATACGGAATCACTCGGAGCCCGACCGAGCTACGTATTGCTCCACATCATCAAGTCATCAACCAGTGGAACGTGATGGAGAGTCCTGAGCGCCTCTACACAGTTTTGCCTCATGAGCTGACAAGCTTCAAGTCTAGCTCGACCGGCATTGTTCCTAGGAAGGATCCTGACTTCTTAGCAGACCCTGGCTTGCCTGCTTGGACGCAACTTAATGAAGGTACGCCGTTGGTGCCGAGCACACAGACTTTTGAGACGCGTGCTCCTTACGTAGTCACAGAGTTCGTCTCGGTCCTGAACAACCCAGAAGATGTGCTCAACAATGACGGCGATTTCGTTCTGAATGACGGTTCGACTCGCATTCGGCTTGAGGTGCCGGATGACATTTTGTATTCGTGTTTGGACGTCATCGAACAGTCGACTGGGGCCCTGGCGCTGATCGCGCCGGCTGATGATTCGTGTGGACCTGAGTTTGGGGGATTCCAGTACGTTAGGGAGGTCTGTTTGACCTACGACGGCACAGTTCTGCCTGAGAATGACACGACGGCTCCGACGCCTTGGGAGCTTGTGAGCGACGTTCCTGTGGACGTTTCCGCCAGTGTCGTTGGGGGCGCCTTGTCCTACGGCACAGTTGGTGGAGCAACAGTGTATCGCAATCCTACGCCTTTGTTCGACGCTCCTGGCCTCATCACGGAGGCCGTTTTCAGGCTGCGAGTTGTTGCGGATTCGACACTTGGTGTCGGAGATACACAGATTCGGTTCGGAATTTCTGCTCCAGGGTTCACTGTCGCGATTGCTTTGTTGACTTCTGAGATAGCGGAACGTTTTGCTGTTGTCACGGATCAACAAGACGGAAAATACTTTGGGACTATCAGCCTCGACTATTTGGACGGACAGTACCGTACTTATCGGATTGTGCGAGATCCTGGCGCTGGTGTAGTGCGAGTGTCCGTGGATCTGTGATTGAAAGGGAGTGGTTAGTAGGGCATGGCCGCAATCGCACTTTCAAAATTCACGCAGGGTCTCAATGTCGGGGGTGACGGCGAAGCTCTTAAGGGTACGACAGGGTCTTCGGCATCCATCACGAATAGCGACAACACGGATGTTGCAAGTTGGCAGATCGATTTGTTGTACGTCGATCCGGCAAGCTCGCTTGTTCCTGCGACTCCGTTCACGTTCCACAACAACAACAACACACCCATTGCGAACTTCACACCCGACGTTCGCGGCTGTTATCGCTTTGCACTAAAGGTCTGGAACGTCATCAACCGGGTTGGGCTCCCGACCGACGTTGACCAGCGAATCTTTGCTGTTCCTGAGGCCAATGGAATTGTAGTCCCTCCACCACAACTTTGGCCGGTGCCATTACCCGATCCGGCAAGTGGTACGATGGGTGCTAAGCCCAACGAATTCAATTTCGGAGGCCAGCTTGATGGGTGGGCCGGAGATACCGCGGACGGGCTCCTGAACCACTTGCTGAGACGCTTTAAGGATGCCGGGACTAGGAAGGTAGTCGGGTCTTCGGGCCCGTGGACAACCAATCAGACAGGCCCTTACAGCATTGGTATGATTGTTGTCGATCCGACGGAGTTTCCTGGGGCGTCGTTCTACTTGGAAGCCGTGATCGAAACCACCGACGCTGCTGCTCTCTCGACTGTCGAGCTTTGGAATTTGGATGACGCTGAGACAGTGACTGGCTCGACGATTACAACAGCTGTGACTTCTCCGACGCGCGTTGTCTCTAGTGCACTGACCGTCGGCGGTGCAGCCGGAAACTTGCGAAACGCGCTCAGGACCTATGAAGTTAGGTTGTATCGAAACGGAGGAACTGCGTCTGACTTCGTAGGGTCGAAACTCGTCCAGCTTTCGATTGTGTGAGCCCTGATGGCCTACCCTACTATACAACGGACGTGGCAGTACCAGGTCAATGTCGTTGTGGCCGCAGGTGGAACACAACTCATCACAGCTCAAACCATTTGGCGGACTCTCAAAGACATTTTGAAGGGATCCGGGACTTGGACCAACCGTAATGGGGAGACTGTGGCGTCTCTGGCGAACTGGACCGTTAGCGGTTCGTCCAATGCAGGTACGGCAGGAATGGATGGCGTCGATCGTTGGACGAACAATGCTGCCTTAGTCTGGGCAGATTCTGGGGAAGCCAGATCATGGATCGTGTTGCGACAGCCTGGGATCCACGCACAATCTGAAATATTGTTTGCTCTCGAAGGATTCGTATCAGCAGTTCCGGAAGCCGCTACTACAGCAGCTTCACCTTCTGTGGGTTACACGGGAGGTAGCACTACAAGCCGGCCAACAGCTACTGATGCTATTGGTATGACTTCTGGGTTGAACTCTGCGTCACCGGGGCTAGTACCAAACACAAATGTCGGGGTGGTCCTACATGTGATGAAGTCATCGGATGGAGCTGCAACACGAGTTATTACGTGTCGCAGCGGCTTCTCGACAACTTTTTGGGGTTGGGAGCGACCAATACACTCAGTCGATGGTTGGACTGTCCCTTACGTTGGTTGGACACTGGGGAACTCCGGATCTCCGTCGAGTTCCCTCTTGACCTATGTAGAAATGGCAAAACAAACTTCAGGAACTGGTGGTTCCTGCTCTAGAATTAACGGTCTTGCCCCAGACAGTGCATTAGGTGCGGGTTCTAGGGCGGCCCTTCCTTTTTCAACAGAGTGTATAGGTTCGGCTACATCAACTTCGATAGATCCTATTGGTGATCGTATGGGCCTCAACGATTTGAGTAGTAAGTACCCTATCACACCAGTTGGTCTTGATCGTAGTAACACAAGTTACGCATCTGTTCGAGGTCGTCATGCCTGGATGTCTGATCTTTGGTTTGGCAGCGATGCTGTAGTAGATGGTTCAACGTATCCTCTCGACAGTTCAAAGCAGTTCGCCCAATTCGGAGTTGTGATTGTTCCTTGGAACGGCACAGTTCCTGTCATGACAGCGTGATCGTTTATGCCTTTACCGATCCCTGTTCGACGTTGGCAGTTTCAAGTCAACCAAACTGTTTCCGCTTTGGGTAGCAGTTTGTCGACTAATCGACGCTTGCTAAGGAGCATCAAAAACTCACTCTTGGGGACAGGTAGTTGGACCAATAGTGCAGGCGGTTTGGTTACCAGTCAGGCCAATTGGACCGTTAGCGGTTCGTCTGACAGCGTCACGTCAGGCATGGACTCTGTTGACCGTTGGACGGTGGACAGCGATCTTGATTGGTCTTCCGCTAGCGTTCGCTCGTGGATTGTTCTTCGTCAGGCCGGGATCTCTTCAAAATTTGAGTTGCTCATCCATCTCAACAACAGTAATGACGACTTCGCTTTGCTGGCTGTTTCACCTGTCGCGGGATTCGGTTCGGTCAATGGAGGTACTGACGGATCAACGTCCGCTGCGCCGACGGCCACAGACCAGATGACCTTGGTTAGTTCGACGGTTAACACATGGGGCGGTGGCGGTAACAACACAGCACGATATCATGTTATGAAGTCCGTTGACGGCTCATCGAACCGCGTAGTCATCACACGAAACACTAATTTGGTTGGGTTTTGGATTTTTGATGTTCCTCGAGATCCTGTCACGGGTTGGACGAGTCCGTCGGTTTCGATGTTGAGAGCTAATAGCTCAACAGGGCCCGCAGTGTCTGCAATCAGCTACGACAATTTGACAGACGTCGCGGACGCGCGAGGTCATAGTACTGCGACTATGAACTTGAATTTGACAGGTGAAGCCGACATGGAAAATCGGCCATTCATTGGTGAAGACCTGAATGTCCCTAGTGATGTTACGAATCTATACTCGTTACTACCAATTGGTATTTACTGTGACACCGCGGGTAGGCAAGGGCGTCACGGGTTCCTGGCAGATCTTTGGTGGGTTGCGGGCAACTTGGACGGCTCGAATGGTCCCAACACATTTCCAGCAAGCGGGACCTTGAAGCGTTTCATGCAGCTTGGCCCGTTGTGTTGGCCGTGGAATCGATCAACGCCAGTCTAAGCTGCAAGTTGGAACGTGGTCCCTTTGGTCGGAACCCAGAGATCACTTGTTTCTTTGGATGCCAAGACGTGTGGTTTGACAACACAGAAGCCGTTGAACCCAAAGTTTGTCCGGCCCCATGAGTTCTTGATGATGAATCCTACTGCCGCAAGGTAGCCGACAACAAGCATGGCGTGTCCTCCAAGGATCTGGCCCTTTGGCCCCTCCCACGGGGTCTCATCGCGGATTTGTTGGAAGGTTGTATCGACGACGGTCCCGAAAGTGACCGGGTGGTTTGCTCGTAAGGCGGCAACGATCCGTTCAAGCCTACTATCTCCTGTCTCGTTGATTCTGTAGTAGCCGTGAATGCGATGTGCAGTAGCCGCACGCATTGCCATGAGGTCGGGCAGTGTGTGAACCTTGTTGATGTCGTAAGGCCACCCGCCCTTGCCGGCAGGCAAGTCTTCTCTGCAAATTCCGAACTTTGACAGAACTTCGAAGCAGAGCCGGAGAAAGGCGCCGTCATCTTTGTCGATGTCCCCTTTTCCGTCACCGTCCTGGTCCATGAAGTTTCTGGCTAACGTGTAGACGAAAAGCCTCGAAAGCTGGACTCCCGGTTTGCCTTCGATGGCGTTCAAGACCTCGACGGAGTCTGCCGACGCATTTCCTGTGCACGACCCAATCGAATACTGGTGACTCTCGGTACAGAAAGCCATGAGATCGACATCGCCTTGCGAAACTTGTGGAAGTTTCGGGAGAAGATCTGTCGTGAAGTCGAAGTCTGGCTTTTGATCCGCCTTCTTTGGAGGGTCTGCTCTGTACCCAAATTTCGTCAGCATTTTTATACACTCCTCTAGGTGTAGCGAATCGAAAAGAGGAAACCATCATGTACAAGCTCCCACTGGCAGTTCTCCTTTTCGTTGTCGGGTGTATCCCGTCGCAAGACATCGAGACGCCAAGACCGCAGCCACCCGACAACGAGCCGGGGCAGTGCGAAATCATGTGCGAGCACTTGGTGTCGCTAGGTTGTGAAGAGGGGAAGCCTGTTTACAACAACGATCTGCCGGGACCTGCGGACGTACCGAACCAAAGTTGCCCAGACTTTTGCGAGGACTTGCAAGGCAAAGGTGTGCCTGTGAATCCGCAGTGTGTGGCGTTGATCGAGATTTGCGATCAAGTCGAAGAATACCGCACCAGAGACTCCGCTTCTTGTGTCAGGTGATCTTGGAGGTTTCTTGTGGCGGACATTGACGGAGAACTCATTTCGTTCGGAGCAGGTGGTTTGGCACCACCGGGCACGTTTCTGTACAAGATGAGGGCTATTGATCTGAACTGTGGGTCACTGACTTACAGAACTTGGCTCGCGCTTGATGAGCCTGATTTTACCGCAAGTCAGTTCAGCGGAACGCACTGCGGCGGGACGATCAACTTCTCCGACATCACTTTGTTGGCGGTCATTAGCGTATAATGGCTGGGTACGGCGGCATAGGCTGGGGAGGCGGTGCTTGGGGGGACTCGGGCGCTGGGGAAGTCGCTGAGCTGTTCGACATCGAGATCGATGAAACGATCTCGATCACAGAAACAATCGAAGGGATTGTCCCACTTCGCGTAGTTTCTGCTGCGTCCTCTGCGTCGACGCTGGTCGTTATCGAGTTCTCCAGACCGCTCAACATTGCGTACCCTCCGCTCGTCAATCCGGCGAACTACACGATCCCTGGATTGTCAGTCACAGGGGCGGTTGTACTTGATTCGACGCATGTCCGACTCAACACATCGTTTCAGCTGGCGATTCTCTACGTCGTCACCGTTACCGACGCTCAAACCACAACCGGCGTTGATTTAGGAACGGATGATTTTGCGTCGTTTGTCGGATTCTCAATTGGAACGACGACCTTTTTTGTCGGGGCTCAGGCTCTGTCGAAAATTGAGTTCGTGTTTTCGAACCCGATGTTGGTGAACGCAGCATTCACCAACACAGGAAACTACACGATACGGACCACGACTGGTGGAGCTGTAATCCCGGTTTTGACCGCGACTGTTTCAGGTCCTCTGCCGATCCAACGACTCACACTCACTCTTGGCGCTGAGCTGAACTCCAAAGAGTACTACGCAGCGATCATCAGTACTGTCGTCAAAGATGTTCTGAATCAAGCTGTCGTCAACGATACCGACATTTTTCAGTGGGCAGATGCGACCGAGGCTATTGCAGTCTCTCCGCTTGAGATCCCCATCGAAAACTTTTCTGGTGAGGTCACAGGCGGGATCTTGGGTGATCCTGCTGGGCTTGTTTTCTTCTCGCCGGCTCTTGAGGCAGTTTCGAATCCGTCATTCATTGACGTGGAGGACGTATCTGTCTGCACTCGTGCTTACGACGAGTATCACTTTCCTGATCCCCCAGATCCGGAACCGTTGTTCACGTGGCGTCCTGGGATCACAAGTGTCATTGGCACTTCCGTTGTCTGGGCGCCGTTTGATCGGTTAGGTCAAGCTCGCATAGAGCTGCACCCACAGCACGCGAACGACGCGTTGCCTCCGATCTATGATTTTGCGATCTCCGACTTTGGTTCGATGATCACCGATACGCCGGTCGACGCGATACTTGGAGAACCGATCGATGTTTCACGTGGAGGGTTTCTCAACGATCCTCGTTTCGTGACATTTGGCTCCCAGAACGTCGCACAAGTGTCTGGCACGAACGTCACCGTCGACAACACGCTGCTGGCTCTCGACGCGGTCACTGTCGAGCGTATTACTCCGAGCTTCACGACTGTGTGGGCAGGAGCACTGCCTCAATCGTTTCGAGCCCTCGACAATCTAACGCCAGTTGGTCCTGGACCGACGGTAACGCAACGGCTCTACTGGCCGGACATTCGTCATTTGTACGACGATGTAGCAGTCGACGATCAAGTGGTCATCAACATCTTGGAATCCTTTGCACAAGATACGATTTCGATGGTCGACCAGACGACAGTCCTCTCTTCGGGCGCAATTGTCGTTGAAGTAGAAGACGTCGTCAGCATTGTAGATAGTGTCGTCGCAGGGTTGACTTTGTTGGTTAGTGTCTCCGACACATTGTCCGTAACAGACACAGTCGCCGCTGGCCGGGAGATTGGGGCCACACTCACGGACACGATTGCGCTCACAGACACCGTGATCAGGGGCTTCGAGTACGACAGATCCAACAATGACACAGCAGTGGTTGTGGACTTTACGTGGACGCAGGCACCTGTTCAGTTGCACGACACAACGTTCAGTCCAGTCGGGTTGTGGCAGTTCCAGAATGACCTCACTGACAGTAGCGGCAACGGTTTCAGCCTAACTGTCGAGACCGGTAGCGAGCGTTACACAGATATCTTCCCAGGGGTCCGCGGTTTCAAATTCGATGACTTGACGGGTCTAATTTACAACGTCGCGGAAGCAACGCTTGCGATCACAGGGGATCTCACGATTGAGATGTTGTTGAATCTACAGGCTTACACGAGTCTTCGGAATTTGGTGAGCCACGCAGGTACTTTCGGTAGCGGGGCATCAGCTGACAATGCTTTCTACTGCATGCAGGTTTTGGACGCGACAGGAGAGTTTGGATACCTCCAAGAGTCTGGGTCAGGGGCAGACTCCGCCGTCACGTACAGTACGGATCGTCCGCCTTTGAACAATCTGTGTCATCTGGCGTTAACTAGAATATCCCAGGTCATACGCCTCTACATTGACGGAGTTTTGATCGCTACGTCTGGGACGTTGACGACACCGGATGGTGGAACGAGTGGGCGTTTCCGTGTGGGTGTCTCGACGCAACGAGCCCCTGATTGCGATGTCGCGTCCTTAAAGGTGATCGCGTCCGGGTTGTCAGGACCGGACATCGTGTCCGAGTACAACAGAACACTTGGTCGATTCTACGGAGAGATTTGAGTGGCCGGCGCAGTCAATCTACACACAACGCTCCACAGTCCTGCGGGCCTGTGGCAGTTGCAAAACGATCTCCTCGACAGCTCAGGTAATGGGCTGACTTTGACAGCCATTGCAGGCACGGCGCGTTACACAGACATTTTCCCAGGAGTTCGTTGCTTGTTTTTGGATGCCTTAACGACTTTTGGGCGAAGTGCTTTCACAGCGTCCTTGAATATCTTGGGGGATCTGACGATTGAGTGCCTGCTCTACGTTATCACGAACAATGTGACTACTGGCGTTGTGTCACACGGCGCTTCTGGAGAGACGGAAGCGACGAACTATTCTTATGCAACGCAGTTCACCACAACTACCTTCCAGTACCTTCACGAGTTCAGTGCAGGGACCAACCAAACATTGGTCACCACAAATTTACCGCCCCGCAGACTCTCTCATCTGGCTCTTGTCAGAGCGTCCAACGTTGTTCAGTTTTACTTAAACGGCCGTACATTTGGAGCTGCGTCTGGCACTCTTACAGCACCAACGGGCAGTACGAGCGGTCGATTTCGAATTGGGGCTTCCGAGGGTTTAGGCACTCCTGGCGGTACAGGAGTGCCTAACATGATTTCATCCGTCAAGGTGATTGCAAGCGCTCTTACTGAGGCACAGATCAAGGCTGAATACAACCTGACATTGGGATCTTTTTTTGGGTTCGTAAACTGATTCGGTGGTCATGTGGCGTTGATACAGAGACACGGCTTACACCACAACCCCGTTGGGTTGTGGCAGTTCGACGGGGACTTGAATGACAGTTCTGGAAATGGTTTTACGCTAACTGTTGAGTTTGGAGCAGTTCGTTACACCAATATCTTCCCTGGGATTCGGGCTCTTCTGATTATCAATCCTCTTGGATTGATTTACAACGTTGCTGAACCTGTGTTGCGGATTACAGGCAATCTTACGATCGAGATGTTGTTGCAACTGGCACCTGCGTATGAAACTGCAAAAGTGATTTGCTCACATGGCGCGGCTGGTGAGACCGCTGAGACGAACTTTGCTTACCAAATCGACATGATGGCGGTGACGACGGCTAATATGGGTCTTTTCAGTGAGTCTGGGGCCGGTGTGAATGCCCTTTATGCGATCACGCCACGGCCGCCTTTGGCGCTTTGCCATTTAGCCGTGACCAGGATCTCCAATGTTGTTCAGTTTTACTTGAACGGAAGAACATTGGGGGCTGCTTCGGGCACGCTTACCACTCCGACTGATAGTACCAGCGGTAGGTTCAGAGTCGGTACTACGTCGTCAGGATTCGCTCCTTCGAGCGTATTGTCTTCACTGAAAATCTTGAGTGCTGGGTTGACTTCTGCGCAAATTCTTGACGAGTTCAACCGCACTTTGGGGACCTTCAGCCCATGAAGGGTGGTGTCTTGTTGCTTGAGACCAATTAAGCCTCTTATGCCCGACGCTTGCCAGAAGGTGAGGACGATTTGAAAGGCTCGGAAAGTCTTAGGGAACCGACGGAGCAAGTAGGGTTCTCGTTCGCGGTTCGAGCTGCGGATCAGGGTCCTCACATTCGTGGGGAAGTCTTTCTCTGTTTGCGTGACGGAGAGACTGGGGAGATCCAGGAGGAACGCCACCTCGAAAACTTGGTTGTTCTGGACGCGTCGATTTTGCTAGCCCGTTTGGCCCGCGACAACCAAGAACCACCGCATGGCATTTTCGCTTTAGCCATCGGTACTGGAGACACAGGTTGGGACCCAATGTCTCCGCCAGCACCGACCAATACGCAACGGGCTCTCTACGGTGAGATCACACGCAAGACCTTTGCGTCTGTCCAGTTCGTCGACGGGTCGGGTGCGCCTGTTGCTTACCCGACGCGAGTCGTGGACTTCAACACGATCTACACGGAGTCCGAAGCCGTGGGACCCTTGGTCGAGATGGGGCTTATCGGAGGAAACATCTCGTCCAACATGTCCATACGGAACCCTGTGACACCTCCCAACGGCCCCTACGATCCGACGGTGGACCTCACAGCGTTCGAGACTTTATTCAATTTCCTCACGTTCGCAGTTGTGAACAAGCCCCCTACGTCAACGCTAGCGATCACGTGGCGCCTTTCATTCTGAGTTTATACTTGCATGGCAATCAAGGACTATGGGCCGGCCACGTCCGGGTATTTGGACCCTGCGGATCGTGCTTGGGAAACAGTCGTAATTCAGGCTGGAAAACCGATCCTTGATAAGGAACTCAACCTTGTACAAGATGTTGAGCAAGAAGCGGAGCTAGTCACCCGTCGCCGCTCCTTTCCTTCAGGGTGGATGTCGGACCAGTTTCTCAATGTAACTCAATCCGGTCTCTTGAACGCGCTCGTTACGACAGCCAACACGATCCAGCTCGCGACACAGCGTGCGCACGTCAATGGCTGGCTTGTCCACGTTGCCGATACAGGCGATGCGACAGAGTTGAACGTTTTGAGTCTTGGTGCAGGACCTGTCGGTGCTGGGACCAAACGGACTGACCTCATCATTCTGGAGGTCTGGCGTCGTCTTATTCCTGCTGCTCCTACAGCGACCGGGAAGAGTCCAGCAGCGAGGATCTGGCGCTACGGAAACGTCAAGATCCCGTCGGCTAGCGACTTGGCGCTGAACTTCGCTGACGACATCTTGGACGGAGCTGTAGGGTCTGAAACCACGAAGCGCGTTCAGATCCAGTATCGACTCCGCGTCATCAGTGCAGTCGATCTGTTCACCTTTCCTAACGGTATCGACGATCCGACTGTCGTGGCTAACACTGTGCCGGCCACGGCTGCGGCTCCTGACGGAACGGCTACGATCTACACGTATACGAATCAGTCTTCGCTGGGCGACCCTGGTCTTTGGCGAACCGGCAATGGAGACCCAACCAACACACTAGGCACGGTCGACGGTTACATGTACGCGTTGCCTTTGTGCGCTGTGTTTCGACGCAACACGACGGCTTTTGCAAGAAACACAAACCACAACGGCGGTGTAGCGTTTCCTGGTCCTTCGGACCGTCCGGACAGTTTGTTCAGCGACAACATCGTTGCCAGGGACATTCTCGACTTGCGGTTTGGTACGTCGCCAACTGGTTGGGATCTGCAAGAGGTAGCGCAACGTAACTTGCACCTCTTGCTCGACAACCAAATCCAAACTGAGATTGGTGCAACGTTGTTGGGTGGGGGTCTTCACGGGCACACTGTCATGTGGGCCGATGAAATCGGAGTGTCGAACGCGAACGGCGGTGACGGAACGACGACGGGTGACACCCCGGGCGCAGAATTCATTGGCGAGTTTGACGCCGTACGCCGAACATTTTCGGACCGCACGATCTACGAAACGATCGTTTTGAGGTTTACGCCGGCAGACGGCTCGGGCGGTGGCCCTAGCTGGGCGGACGGAGACACCATCACTATCTCGCCGTCTGCGCTGCCCATTTGGCCATACACAGCATTCAACTGGACAGCTTTTGCCCCATCCACGATTTCGTTCGTAGACATCGTCCGTGTTGCGTACCTTGGTGAATCATTGGGACAGAATTCCGTCAATGTTACGACGGACACAACGTCGCCTCGTTGGAGCATTGAGGGCCTCGGTAGTGTTCCACAGGGCGCTCTGACGTTTCGGATTCACACAACGATCGGTGGGGCATCACCCATCTACATTTCGGTTCTCATCGCGTATCCGTCCGGAGCCGGCCTTTTTCGTACACCAACAGCTATTTTTGCAAACAATGCTGTTCTTCCAACTTTGCAAGGTGTGTTCATCAACAACCCTGCACAACTTCCAGCTGGATCTCCGATTCTTTACAGTGCTCTCCAGATCCCGACTTTCAACACACCGAACCGTGAAGTGTCGTTGTCCTATACGACTGTTTCGCATTCTAGGACGTTCTTCTCGACTTCAACCACGACAACGATCGCCCTGCCTGAGCGTGCAATCACAGGCACGGTTTCCATCTCACAAGCTCCGGGCGGTCCTTACGGTGGTTCCATCACGGTCTCGAGTGATGGGTACCTTCTGACATTGAGCCCTGCGGTTGGCGGGGGTGGCGTCACTGTCACCGTCACCTACCAGTCGATCCGTCCATTGCCGCAGAATGACGAGCAGCTGACCGTCTACTACGAGGCGCGTTTGCCGCAAACAGTACGCGAAGCTCTGCTCGGTACGAGTTTGAGTTTGATCCCTCGACTGGTCACACAAGATGTCTACGCGTTGACTGCGGGGAGTGGTAGTGATGGCCAAGGTTACCCGTTTCCGTCTGCGTACGTCCAATCAGGGGGCGTTTACCCGACATCCGGCGGCACGTTTACAGGGGATCACGAACTTGACGGCGCTCTGCGTGTATCCGTAACCACGTTGTTTGCGGATACGGGTTTTCTACGTCTCCCTGCACACGTGCCCGTTGTTCCCTTGCCTGACGACTTTGTGTTCAGCCGCGTCCCAGGGGATGTCGACGCAGAAGGACGTACCTTTTTCAAGGCTTTGACTAGCGCGTATAAGCCGTTGGGCGTCGCGCAGCCACTGAGCGACCCGAAGCGTCACAAGAACTTTTTGCCAATCCTTTGTGAGTTGTCCGTCGACACTCCGTTTGGGTTCAAGGGCGAACTTGTGCTGCTCTTGCTTACGAGATGGGCTTCTTTCGATGACGAAAACACGATCGCTTTCATGTCGAGTCTTGTATCGAACCGTTCGAGCGCCAGCGTGTACAAGCTCAAGGGACAACTGCTAGGCAATCGTAGGAGCTAGAGATGCCGAGTACCGCTGACCCTAGTACTATTACGACCGGCCCTGGAAAGCTTCACAACGATGTTGTGAACGCTGCGGCGGACTTGTACGCACAGACCAGCTCGGCTGTTCTAGGTGTATTGGTAGGCGTCCTCAATCAACCGTTGGCGGCCCCTAGTGTAACGGCCTCGTTTGCTTCAGGTTCTTCAGCTGACGCAACGCTGCTGTTGGTCAACACAACTTACGGGCCTTTCTACGTTGGGGATTCCGGTGGAGACCAATTGCAGGACCTGTTTCGTGTTGTCAATGCCGCTGACGACACAGAAATTTTTGATCCGGTCAGTCGAACTTACGTTGCAGTTACTGCCATTTCTCCAGCAGCAATTGGTGCGGGGTTCTTTGCAGCGAACTTGACGCTGACATTCACGCCCTCAATCCCACAGAACGTCACTTACAAGGTCTACTACGGAAAGCAAGCTTTGGTCGGTAGTTTGCCGATCGAGTTGGCAAGTCACCCAACGATACGTCGTTCGCCCGACCGTGTACGTTTTCCTGAGTACCTGCGTAGTGGTATTGCACCGACGGTCATCGTCAATACAGCAACAGATCTGGGTCTTTATTTAGACCCCTACAAATCACACTGGCGTGCCCATCTACGAGGCGCGACTGTGCACCCCACGACCGGCGCGTCCAGTGGCTCTACCGGATACGTCTACGTTGGACGAAAAAAGAACGTTGCTGACGCCAACGACCGAGGACTTGTCGGTCACCAAGCGGCCGGATTCCTAGCCGTCTACGAAAAAGACATCGCATCAGGAACTCTTGGCGGTGCAACTGCGTGGACTAGGGTCAATGCTTCTTCAGTTGGGACGGTTTCGGCAACTGATGAATTGGAGCTGGCGGCCTCAGACTACTGGTACCTTTCAGGACCGTTCCGCACGGCGGTCAGAGTGGGTGTTGATCTCGCTGAAATCACGTACACGACGGGCACCAAGATCGGAACAAGGGAAGTCTACATCATACGTTCCCTTGACCCCCTGAACTCGAGACAATGCTCCGTGAATGTGTTGGGCGGGGAGTCTTCAGGCTCTGCTGTGCTTCCGGATGTTGGGGAGTCCGTGAACATTCGTTGGATTCGCACAGGGTTCTTTGCTGGGGGTGACACGGATCAATTTGGGGACGCAGAAAATCGACTAAATGGTTTCGGGCATTTGGTGCCAGGCGCCATAACCGCGACGCCGACTTCCGAGATTGCCCAAACCCCACCGTTCTGGTCAGCTGGAACGCTTGACACAGCTCGTGGGGGGACAAGCGATTGGAACTTGCGTGCTTTGGAGTGGGGCGCGTACACTGAGCAAGGGGCTGCCGTAACTGATCTCGGACGCAAGACCGTCAAAGGTGAGCTTTGGGGTGACGGATCTATTGAAAGTCGTGGAGGTCGAGTTCGAGGCCTCTTGAGCAGCCGATCACAATCTACGATTGCCATTGGCTCCACACAGACTCAGACTTTTGACCCGAGAGTCGTCAGCACGATCTATTTCGGGTTCACGGGCGCCAGCAGTTTTGTGCTGACGGTCGCTCTGGACGGGACGTACACTCCTGAGTTTGGGGACCGCATCACAATCTATGTTGCTTACAACGTCACCGCTGGTAGCTTCGGTGAGTTGTCGTCTGTTGTTTGGCCCTTAGACTTTCGGTTTTCCGGAACTGACGCCACAACGCCAAGTTCGGCAGGGACGGTGTTGAAGTTCGAGGCTCAGTACATACTTGAGTGGTTCTTGACGAGAACTGATTACGGACCGTAACCATGGGAACCATTTATCTCGTTGATGCACATTCCACGGTTCTCGGCACGTCGAGGATTCGCGATACTGTGAACTTGCAGAGTGGAGCGTTGAATTTGCGGGGCAGCTTTCCTGTCAATGTGCCGTTTGACGTTCCGGTTGATGGCGTGCCTTCAGACCTTACTGATCTGGTGACCAAGAAATACACAGGTCTCTTGTCGTTGTACCCTGGCTACACGACCATCTTGTACGACGAGCAGATTGACGGCATTGGATGGGATGAGGCTACTTCAATCACACTCGGCAATGGTATTGGCGGCTTCTTCATTGGTGAACGACAGACGACAGGGGTTGTGCCTGTTGGTTCAAGCGGGGACGGTCTTCTTGCCACTGATTTACACGTTCTTACGTCGACCCCGACTTCGTGTATCGTGCGTTACGAAGCTTTCCGTTACGGACTCACGGATCCAATCAGCGGCATTGCGGCTCGTACCTACCAAGAGACGATTGATTCAAATTTCCAAGTGTACGTTACGTTCAACAACGACCCAGATCCGTCTGCTTGGTTGTTGGTCACCAATGGTGCGATGTTGACCATACCGCTAGTAAATCAAGGAAATCAATTCAGGTTGTCATTGTTCAACGAAACAACTCAGAAGACGTGGTTGGGTTCATGGGCCTTGATTTACTAACTAAGCCGCCTTACTGGGGGTGGCCACAAAATTGGGCACCGCCTGTGGACAAGCTACACCCTGAGCGTGAAGTGTCTGAGTGGGATCTTTTCGTGTTGCGCCGTGAGATCCAGGAAATATGTCGCAAGTTTAGAACCCAAAATCAAACCGGTGTTGAGGTTCATCGTATCGTGGAGATTGATCAGTGACTGATTACCTTGGACCTGGAGTTTCGAGAGTCCTCTCTGCAAAGCAGAGTGGCTTCAATACTGTGATTTGGCAGTCCGGAAAACCTCCGCTTGATGCGGAATACAATTTGATGCAGTCGATTTCAACGGAGGGTGAGAGAAATCTTGCGCTTCGAGCGGCGCCTAGCGGCTTTTTGGGAGACGCCGCAAACCCAATCGACTCGTTCGTGACGAACAGGATCTGGTCCAATTGGTTCAAGTTTGGTCCACAGTTTGCCGGTGAGAAGCAAGCGATCATGTGGTCCAATGTCAACGGTTGGCTGATACCAGTGACAGGCACCTTGACAGGCACGCCTCCTGGGTCGCCCAATGACGCGGATACGTGGAACAGAATCACCCTTCCACCGCCACCTGCGAACACAGGGGACGCAAGGATCGACTTCGTGTTTCTGGAGGTTTGGCAGGCTCGCGTACCACCGAACCCTTCGACGCTCAACAAACCGGGTTCGTCAGCGCTCTACCGCTACGGCAATGTGGAAGGCGGATATACCTTTCTAGCTGACGACTTGCAGGACCCTACGATCGGATTTGAAACCACGCAACGGGTCCAGTTGCAGTACCGGATTCGTGTTGTCTCCAACGTCGGTCTTGCGAGCTACCCTGACGGGTTTGATCCTGCAACCGTCAAAGGGCAGGGGGCGAGTGCGACGGCGACTAGCTTCGTCTTCACGAATATGCGGATCGAGCTTGGGGATGTTGGCCTCTGGCGTGCAGGTGATGGAACACAGAGCACGCTAGGCTCGGTCGACGGCTACACCTACGCGGTTCCTATCGCAGTTGTCTTTCGTCGAAATCGTGTTTCGTGGACGGGGGACCCTGGACAGAATCTGAACGGTGCCTTCGATCGCAATCCGACTGCTGTCGATCGGACAGGTTACAAGACGTTTTCTACAATCCCGTCGCTGGCGAGTGCGTTGACGAGTAGCGCCCTGACGCTGACTTTGGCGACAGTGGTCAACATACCGCTTCCGTTGACGCCAGCGACTCCTGTAGCCATTCAAATCGGTGACGAGATTCTGACCTACTCGTCCATTACAGGGACGACAATGACTCTCGCAGCCCGAGGACAGTTTGGGTCTTTGGCTGAGGCCCACGTATCAGGGTCGATAGTCACAGTGCTTTCAGGCCGACCTGATGGACTGTTTGCGGATCAAATCATCAAGGACGATATCCTGGATTTGCGACACTTGACTGGGCCATCGTTGGACTACGAGGCACTGTTGCGAGGAAACCTGGACCGTCTCCTGCGAGGTCGCCTCAGGGCAACGTGGAAGCGTACAGGTGGAGGTCCACAAGGTTCGTTCGTATTCTACCAAGACAAGATTTCGGCCTCTCCAGGAGCACTTGGAGTCACGAAGTTAGACGCACCTGACGGGATTCGACAAGTTTGGGGTGATCCCGTGCTTTTGCAGGCCGTTGTGATCCCTATCAATACACCTAGCACCACTACAGGTTCGGTTTCAATAGGCGGCACATTAGGCGCCCCATTTAGCAGTGTTGTATTGAATCATCCAGCCCCGGCCGCAGGCTTCCAAGTTGGGGACATAATCACGGTTCCTAAAAGCTTGTTCATAGGCTCACTGCCTGGATCAGACGTTGACCAAATCACGCTTGTTGCGGTTCAATCGTACGTCAAGTTACGGTTCCTTGGCGAATCCGCCGATTTGTCGCTAGCGCAATACAGTGTTGCCAACAACGGGTCTGGCGACCTGCTCATTACTTTCACAGGGTCATTTGTCGTACGCACTGTTGGGGCATTCATCACGATGCATGTGTTGTACGGTGCCGGACGCGGGCTTTCACGTCGACCTGACGCGATACATAGCCTTGCGTATTTGTCAGGCCATCCAGATATCCTGTTACAAATTCAAGGTCTCCCTGCCGACAATCAAAGCTTGCGTACTACGTGGCTTGCGCAGTGGAGTCGGTACCGCAACGCCATGTTCAATGGAGGCCTGCCTTCGACCTGCGAATCGTACGCCGATCCGGGGAGCAAGACTGTTGTGTTGACTCCCTTTCGACGGATTCCGTACACAGCGGGTTCTGGTGGAACCCCGGCAAACTCTACTTTCAAAACGGCCCAAAAAACAGCTGGAGCGACTCTTGGTGCTATGCCCGCTAACACGCCTGCGGGAGGCGTGAAATGGGTAGCCACAGATCCTCTTGCTTTGTTTTCGAATTATCTTGATGTGTCCGCTGGCGGAAACATGGTTGTTGTCGTCCCTCGACGACTGCTCCCCGGTTGGGGTGAAGTGAGAGTCCCCATCTTACCAGTTGATTCAGGATCTTTCGCTCAAGGAATTAACTTCTGTATCGAAGCGAAAAAAGGATCTGCCCCGCTACCAGCTGTCGTCGCGAATTACGTACCGCAGACATCCGGTAGTGGTTCGGCGAGCTATCAAATATTTTCGACGACGGACAACTTCACTACGTTCACGTCCGCTGTGTACAACACGTCATTTATAGGCGTAGGAAACAAGATGGCGGGGATGCGGTTTTTTACGGATGGCCGAGGTCTGGGACGTCAGGGATTAGAGTTACCACCTTTTTACGGTATTGCGCGGTTGTTCGCTGTGTATGAAGCGCAGGACTACGGCACCAATAACAGTGCGTTTGATCCTACAACTCGTGAACCTTTGGTATCGGGAGGTGCAAAAAACCTCTTGCGTCAAAATTTCTCTGGTCCTACATTTTGGATTGAATCAGATGTTGACGGAGATCCAACGTTCATTTTGAACGCTGATGTGATCGACATTACGAAGAGTCCAAATCCTATTGCGTCGTTCAGTGCCGCAGACTATGTGATCGAGGCCTCAATCTTTGGGTGTGATCGTGGGTTTTTTGACTTCAACCAGGATGCACGCATCGTACTTAATCGTGGATGGATCCCCACTGATTTAAGCGCACAAGGTGCAGGAAAACATATTGTCAATCCTGTGTTCATTCTTCCTGGTGCGCCTCAAGTTGGAGACGAGATCGCGATCAACTACAGCCGGACTCCGTACCAGGGAGATGTTTGGGGCAGCCAAAGCACCCAATCGGATCTTGGGTACAAGCCGGGAACACTCACGACAGCGATCCGCTACCAGCTGTTGAACACCGAGTTGACTTACTCGAACCTCACACGACCAAATCAAAAGGTTCTCGAGGTCCTGGCTAGTGTCAAATTCGTAACCACTCTCGGCACGGGACGGCTTTCAGGCGACGTCCCAGCCAACGACGAAGACGTTCGTGTGCCAGGATACGAGCCGTGGCTGATCCCGGCGACTGCCGTTGTTCCACGTGCAACGCCAACCCCTGAGGCCCTGTCTACGTCTGAGAAAGGTCTCCCGATCGGAAACGATTACCTGGGGATGACCGAGCGACTCCCGTTGGGAGCGCTCTTTCGGGACAAGGACTTCCGGGGGAACTACATCGGAGACATTGGGCCGTTTTCGGTCGATTACAGTGCGCCTGGGATCCAAGCAGCTTCAGTTGCACCGGTCCAGAATCTCGAATACGAAACCGTACCCGTCCACACAGGTTCGGTGACTGGCGGGAGTGCTGGGGAGACCGTGGTCCATGTGGACGGTAACGACGGCAACTACTCGGTCCTGACCAACTACCGCACCAATCGAGGCGGTAGCGCGTTTTCCGTGTTCGGGCACTCCGGTGGGGACGTGGGGGCGATCACCCCTCCCAGCGCCAGCCACACGACCTCTGGAGGGGTTTTGGCGGGTCTTGCTATGTTGGTTCGGAATGTGCCGACGAACGTTGGAGCCAACGAGGTGTCGGCGGGTGATGAGCTGTTGTTGCTCATTGCGACGACAGCACGACCTATGGACAGCGGGGCGGACAACATCAATGCCGTCCAGGTGAGTACGTCAGGTACGGGTGAGGGTTACGGGGCCGCCGATTTGTACCGGCTGACAGGTCACCCAATCACCAACAATCCGGCACGTTCAACGATTGACCCGTCGACAGTCGTACTGGCACGCGCCTCCGACTTGTTGTTGACTAACGAAGTGCTCTAGAGGTCACTCCAGTCCTTCTGGGGTGATCGTTGGTCTTTCCTGGTGTTGCGCAAGAACTGTTGTTTGTACGAGCCCATGTAGCCGTCGGGTCGCTTGTGCTTTTGGTACTTCTTGTGCAAGAAGTTGATCATCGGAATTGTCTCTTCGTCGACGGATGACCAGATGTCGAACCAAATCGTACTCCATTTTCGCTTGTACGGTTTCCATTCAGTAATGTCTGCGTGAACGAAGCCGAGTTTCCGTTGGGCGTCGGGCAACTTTTTGAGAACGTCTCCGACAACACGAAGGACTTCAGCATCGGATTCGACGACGGTGACCGTGCGCACTGTTGGTTTTTGTAAGATCGCGACCGTAGTCATGCCGATTCCGAGTCCTGCGATGAGCACGTCGCCAAAGGCCTCCGACACAACTTGACGGTTTGCTAGTTGCTCAGCAGGTGAATCTTGTGCGAGCAACTTGGGCAGCAAGATCGCTGTACGATAGAGGCGGCAACAACATGCCTTAGGGAATTTGACTTCCGTTCCTTTACCGTCAGGCGTGTCGATGTAGTGGGTTTCCTCGACCTCCTCGTGCTTGATTTCTATGTGTCCACTGATGGTGGGGCGGAAAACGGAAATCATGGGAACGAACATTTTTGATCAAACTCCGGTGAGTTCCTTGGCTACAGCTAACCAAGCGAGGCGTTCGTCGTCCAACACGAGGTATGGTTTGATTCCCACAGTGCGCCTGGCGATGATTTCCGGCTTTGTCAGATGCTTGCCTTGAAGGAACTCGTCGCTGACGCCTACGGTCGGGTGTGTGTCCGAAATGCTGAATGTCTTTTTGCATTCGAGGCACAGATGCTTCTTGTGTAGCCGCGTCAACCAGGGCCCTATGTCGAGGTGCCTTGCTTCACAAGATGGACAGAATATGGGGCAGGGATAGGGTGGAACGATGTCAGAAAGACCCGACATGAAGTCTACCCACGTTTCAATTTTTATTGGCCATTCGAAGGATGACGGATAAAGCTTAACCACTTTTAGCACCTGTTTTTTCAATTTATCCGCTGTCCTTGTCACCGGGGCCCGATAAAGCGTCTGAGGAGTCACCACGTCAGGACCGTCTATCCGATATTGGTACTCGTTCCAGTTTCAATTTATCCGCTGTCCTAAGACCAACGGAAAGACCAATTTAGCAGAGTGGTCTTTCCGTTGCAAGTGTTGAACACTCTAGAACGCCTGGTACGTAGTCACTGGGGCCCGATACAGCGTCTGAGGAGTCACCACGTCAGGACCGTCTACCTGATACGGGTATTGGTTCCAGTAGCCCCAGCTCAGCCAGTACACGTAGTCGTCGTCAGCGACATCGGCAATGACCGCGTAGGCTTGGTGCGAATACCCTGTCCAATAGCCGCTCGTGAAGTTTCTCGTGTCCAGGTATTGATAGTTTGTGTAGATCAGGTCGCCTTTGCTGAACTGGTACTCGCTACCGACCCCGAGGCTTCCTGTGGTTTGAAAATGCAACAGATCGGCTGTCGCGTCCTCGGGGTAGGCGCCGAAGATGAAGTATTTGTTGTCGGAGGTCGCGATGATTTGGCCCGACTCCATTCTGATCAAGTCGACAGGCCAGTGCAGAGGTTGACCTGTAACAAGGAAACCATTTTCGTTGATGTATGTGGCGGAGAACGCTAACGAGGTCTCGTTTTCGATGGTTGACGGTATCGGCGAGGGGCCCGTCGTCGAGTGCTTCAACAACCCTGCGACGTAGGAAGGTTGGACGTTCCAGTAGTAGATGAAGTCTTCGTCGACGACAATTTTTGGTGGTATCCACCAAGTACCTGTGATTGCGAAGACGACTTCTCCGTACGACAGTGAATCAATTGGCGCACGGTAGAACGTCACGGTTCTGAACGGGTAGCCGATCGGATCGCAGCCATTGCCAACCCCGTAACACGGTCCTTCCTGGTCCTCGTTGTGCCAGTAAACGTGTGTCGAGTTCTTCGTGAGGCGCTGGACTAAGCGTCCACTATAGACTTGCGTGCAGTTGAGCGGATCTGGAATCGTTGTCGCGCAGCGTATGATTTCGGACGTATTGGCGCCGTTAGAGACTGATCCTTTGATGATGTACAGGTGTTGCCCAGCCGCTAATATGCCGCCGATGCCAGTGTTGATGTCGAAACTCGTGATGAGTTCGGACGCGCTTCCGTCCTTGGGCATTTTTCGAACAATGGCTTGATTTGCGTCGTAGTCGTATTCGGAGGTGTAGAGGTTGTTCTCGTCTTGGGTCAGACCTTGCCATCCACTGCTCCCCCCACCTGGATGGACCGCAATCGGTTCGATCCCCGGGTACTCGCAGGTCCCGTTGAGGCATTGGCCGCCGTTGCACGCGAGCCCACACACGCCGCAGTTCGTGTCGTCGTTCTGGATGTTTGTTTCACATCCGGGAGCGGCCGTGCAGTCAGCGAAACCTTGGATGCAGGTGAAGCCGCATCCTTCGACGGCGCCGACACAAATTGGATCAGCGTTCTCGGGTGTCGCCGTGCAAGCGTCGCCACACGACGTGCAGTTGGTCGAAGAGCCGAACGTGGTTTCACATCCTGGAGCAGCCGTACAGTCGGCGAAGCCAGTCACACAGGCGGTGCTACACACGCCAGCCCCTGAGCAGATTGGCGCCGTGTTCGGATCGACCGGACACGAGACGATCGAGCCCCATTCTCCCGTAGCGTCGCAAGTCTCAGTCGCAGAGCCACTGCAACGCATCGTCCCTGGCTCACAGTTGCCCGTACAGGCTCCGTTCAGGCAGGCGTAGGGGCAAGTTGTCGTTGGCGGCTGCCAAGCCCCCTGGGTGTCACAAGATTCGATTCCGAGCCCGGAGCAACGTAGGTCTCCTGGCTCACACGTCCCGGCACAGACGCCGTCACCGTCGCAAGCGAATTCACAGTCAGTGTCCGGGATCCATTCCCCGTTCGAGTCACAAACTTCGACGGTCGGCCCTCCGACACATCGCTTGGTTCCGGGGATGCATTCCCCGGTACAGGAGGCCGTGCCCGATTCCTCTTTGCACACGAAGTCACAAATGTTGGTCTGGACAAATAGACCTTGTCCGTCACACAAGGCAGTGATCAGGGTCATGGTCAGGTCGGGAACTTGTAGGCACGCGTTGGTCCCAGGCACACATACGCCTGTACATGCACCGTTTTCGCAGCCGAAGGGACATGATTCAGTAGACCATTGTCCGAAGGCGTCGCAGATCTCGTGTTCCCCTGTGTTGAGCGTACAGCGAGCGTCTTCGGGAACACACTCACCGATGCATCCGAATTCGTTGTCACAGGCGAACGGACACGTTTCGGTTGGGATCCATTCCGAGCCGTCTTGGCGACAGGATTCGAACGCGGAGCCGTTGCACTGGGTCGTGCTTGGTTCGCAAAATGTCGTCGCAGGTGAGCCAGCTGTTCCTGTTCCTCCGATGCCAGTCACTCCTGCGCTTCCGCCAGGGGAGCTGCCACCAGATCCACCAGAACCGCCTAGGTTATCGGCACCCGCGTCTGGCTCAGGTGTGGTGACGGGATCCGTTCCACTTTGAGAGCCTCCAGAACTTGCGTTTATAGCGGGCTCGAGTTCGGGCGGAATAGGGGCGGAACCCGGTATGCCGATTTGCTTCGGCCCGTAGAGGCTTTCTCCGCAACCTGCGACAGCGAGCAAGATCGCGAATAATGTGCCAAATCTGGACGGGCAGGTCTTCCGGTTACCTTTGAAGTCGTGTACCATGACATAGCTAAATACGGTTGAGGGCCTTCAAAACTTGAAAATGAAAGTGTGAATTTGTGAGCAGAAAAGTCACAATCGGAGCAGCGTCCAAGACGGTCCCGATCAAACGAGGCGTGACGTTTGGTCACTGGACCGTAATGTCAGCACCGTATCGGCAAGGTCGCAAACCGTACGTCAAATGTCGTTGCGCTTGTGGCACACAACGAGGTGTCCAAGTTGACAGTTTGTGTGCAGGTCGCAGCAAGGGCTGTGGTTGTCGTTTAAGTGGACGCGGGCGTCCCGCACGACACGGTTTCGCCTGTAAAGGGAACCCTCAAAATAACACGTATCAGTCTTGGGCGCACATGCGTTATTTTGTTGAGAAGCGAGGAGTTCGAGTAGCCCCTCGGTGGCAAGTGTTCGAAGAATTCCTGGCGGACATGGGACCTTGCCCGGTTGGCAAGATGCTAGGGCGCTTACATCCGAGCCGGGGGTATCACGTCAATAATTGTGTGTGGACTCAACACGAACGATTCAACAATCGGAAGCGAACGACTTTTTGGGTGACGTGGAAAGGGCGATCGCAAAGTCTGGCGGATCTCGCACGACTTGAAAACGTGAACTACGAAAAGTTGCGAGGTCGGCTGAGGAAGACATCGATTGAAGCCCTGCGAGAAATTGTTCAGCAGTTGAGAGCGGAAGGATCTACTTACGTTCCCTACATCGACCGCCGTCCTGGACGTCGTCGCCCCAAATCATGGCGTCATGAAATTCGAGGGGACGAACGACGATCAATGCCTGTCGGTGTTCCAGTTTTGGATGTCGCGTAGCACCATAGGACTGCGCCCATTTTTCAGTTACTACGGCGGCAAATGGCGGGAAACTCTGAAACTCCCGCAGTGGTCTACACGGTAGCTGCTGGCGCTTCTGTTGACAAGTATAAGACCTGGCTGAAGTCGATGTTGCGTGACAAGAAGACGGTCTCACAGTGGTCAAGGGACGTTTTGTCCGCTGCTCGTGTTCACGCGGCCACACGTACAGATGAGACTCTTCGGCTTTTGGGTGATGCTGCTTGTGCAGAGGCCCCTATCGCACACTCCTCTGTCGATACTTGGCTGGAGGACTTTGGGTTTATCTGATTTTGTTTATCACCACAGTTGTGTATGGCAGCGCGAACACTGACCTACCTCGATATTCCACCTAATCGCCGACAAGCGATGGCGGTGAAACATCACGCGAAGCTCTTGGAACGTTTGGCGGATCCAAGTAACACGCTAAGTCAAGCTCAGGAGCTAGTACAACAGTTGACGCGCCTCAACCAGTGGGCAAATGGTGTGTTGCCGGTTCCAGCTTCGGAGAATTGACATGGATGATGTAGTCTCTCAGTTTCTGAGTCGCGGAACCGCGATCATTGCGGTTTCTGTTGTCATATTTGTGTTCTTCACTCGACGCCTTGTCGAGATCGCATTTCCCTCTCTGAAGCCTCTTGCACGTGAAATGGATCACGGGCCCATGTACACGAGTCGGGGTTCCCTGTTATGGAACCAAGTCGGGCTCTACGCACTACCTGTCATTGCAGGCGCTCTGTTCGGGATGTTCGTCAAAGAGCCTGCCATTTACGGCGGGACCGAGATCACTACGACCTCTGGTCGCATCTTTTACGCAATGGTGGTCGGGTGGTTCTCCGACTTCTTGTACGAGGTCGTGCAGAAAACGCTGTACAAGAGTACGGGTATTGCGCTACCAGATCCAACTCCCAGTGTCCCCCCAACCGAACGAAACTAAGGCTCAGAAGGTCTGGGCCTGGATCCGTCGTTGGATCCTTGCACCGTTACCTGCGCTCTTGCTCGTCATTGGGGCGATCGTCCTGGTCATGTTGGGCGTCAAGAACTTGCAAATCGGTGGTCTCTTGGCCCGTTTGCTTGGCAGGTCCGGTAGCGACAAGAAAGCCGTCGACGTTGCCAACACTATACCGAAGGACCGTGTCGACAAGGACGGTAAGTTGATACCCATTGGGGTGCCTGATGAGCACGGGATCACGCAAGCCAAGGTAGTGGCGATTGAGCCCCCAGGTTTATTTTCGAACCCGAAACAAGTAACAATCAAAGCGGAAGACGGCACCAAGCACGTCGTTGATCTGCCTACAGGTGTCAGGGCGCGAGATGTCGACAAGGTCGTGATCGTGAAGCCTGAAATTTTCGCAGTGACCGTTACCGACTCTTCGAAGGTTCCGAAGAAGACTGTGGACGATCTTCTGAAGCGATACGGCGGCAGCTGACGTTCGGTGTTGTGATCATCGTCCTAGGTGGAGGCCTGGATGTTGATTCGCACATTGTCTTTTTTGTTGGCGTTCGGATTCGTACGGACATCGTACGGCGCTGAGTGTGACGCGGGTTCGACTTGTGTCGCGGAGCCAGATTTGCACACGATGATCGAGATCGTTCGTGAGAAGCAGTGTCTCAGTCAAACCGTTCCAACTTTTGAACTCGACCCTGTGATCATCACAGTGGACCGAGCCGGGAGGATCTTTTACTCGACGAAAGGTCCTCAGCCGTACAAGCTGCGAATGAAGTGGTGTGTGTACGACATCGAAGCCCAGGGCAAACTCAATGTCGTCGCTGCCGTGCAGGAGCCACCCTGGATTGGGTTTCGGTTTCGTCCCAAAGCGTACTTGGGCGCGTTGCTTGCTGAGCCACTCCAAGAAGGACGCAGGTTTCGGGATGCCTGGGATGCAGGCGCCATGATTGACGTGTTTTACGTACGAGACTTCAATCTCAATGCACACATTGGATTTCGAGCCGTTGGTTTAGGCCTCGGTGTTGATCTGGTCAAGAACTTTGGAGTTTACGTAGGCTACGCCTACGGTTGGACGGCGAAACACAATCCTGAAGCTGCTGTGTGGTTCGCGTTTTTCTGATCTTGGTGTTACGTGAAGCCGATCGTGATCATTGAATCACCTTACGGTTCAGGCTCCGGACCAAATGGCCGGGCGACGCAAAAGGACCTTGCGCGCAACAAGGAATATTTGGAGCGTGCCATACGAGATTCACTTCTTCGTGGAGAAGCGCCGTTTGCTTCTCATCGGATGTATCCTGGAGCGCTAGATGACCACATACCCGAAGAACGAAAGCTCGGAATAGAGGTCGGTTTGGTGTTCTACGAAGTCGCGGACATGGTAGCTGTCTACACGGATTACGGGATCACTGAAGGTATGAAGAAGGGGATTGAGCACGCCAAGATCAATTACTTGGGGATTGAGTACAGAAACCTCAACGACTGATGGAGGCCCCGACTAAATCGAACCCGTTGCTGGAGAAGCTGCGGGTTATCAGGTCTCGAAAAGACTTGAAGCCATTGCCGCCGACGCCTCTGTTGAAAACGGAGATTCGAGGACTCGACGGAGAGTTGACACCGCTTCAGATCCGGTACTACCAGATCCAAGCTATCCTCACCATGCTCGCGATGAAGCGCATGGTGCTTGGTGATGATACTGGGATCGGGAAGACGTTTGAAACTTTAGCGACACTTTGTTATCTGTGGGGGAAGCACCCAAATACAAAAGTCGTGGTCGTCGCACCGAAGAGTGCGCTTCGCCAGTGGGCGAGTGAGATCGCCAAATTCACACAAGGTGTCAAGTCCTTCGTCGTCGCGGATCAAAAGATCAAAGACAAGCCACCGGCTGAAGCGCGCCGCCTAGTTTACGAGGAATGGCTTCGAACAGACCAGTCTGTTCTCATCTTGAGTTACAAGACGCTGATCATCGACTGGAACTACGACGGCTATCGACCGTTGTTGCCTGGTACGGCACGCCCCGATCCCAAGCAACCTGTGATACCAGGAATGCTCGATCGACTTTTCAAGTCTTCCGGTCCGAACCTTGTCCTCATTTACGACGAGTGCACAGCATTCAAGGAGACCCGCACGAAGACGTGGGAGATTTGCCGATACGCTGCGCAGTCAGCTGATCGTGTGTACGGCCTCACCGCAACCTTGCTCAAAAATCGCCTCTTCGAGGGGTACGGTATTTACAAGGTCATCGTGCCTACTTTATTCCGCACGAAGACCGGTTTCATGAAGGACTTCTGTTACGTCGAGTTGTTGGAGGTGCAGCGTGGTAGAAAGATCCCAATCATCAAGGGTTACAAGAATCTAGACCAGTTTCGACGGACGATCGAACCTGTCTACCTCGGTCGGGCTAAGCATACGGTCACGACTGACCTTCCTGTCCTCACTACTCGGGAGTTTTTGATCGAGCTCAATCGCGCTGAACGGATCAAGTACCAGGAGGCGTTGCGAGGCTTGATTGAACTTGGCGACGGCGATTTGAAGTCCTTCAGTGAGACCAAGGCTTTGACCAGCCTCATTTACTGTCAACAGGTTGTGAACTCCCTCGCACTGCTGAAGTTTCAAGAAGGCGACGACGTAGGAGATTTCAGCGATGTTTTGAGCGGGGACACCGCTAAGGTTGGCAGTTTGAGCAGCAAGGAAGCCGCTCTGATCGATCTTTTGACGGATGAGTTGGATGGGGCCAAGGTCATCGTCTACACGCGTTTCGCGAGCCACACCACGCGGTTGTGTGAGATCTTAGCAAAGCACAAAATCAGGGCCGTAAAAATCACAGGGGCTGAAAACACACGACAGCGTGATGAGGCGCAAGCTGCGTTTCAAGACCTGAAGTCCGACGTGCGTGTTGTCGTGATCACGAACGCGGGTTCTGAAGCCATCAACCTGCAAGCTGGGGCAGCTCTCATTTACTTCGACATGCCGTGGTCGTGGGGGGACTTCGTTCAGATCCTAGGACGCATGGTCCGGATCGGATCCCCTCACCGCGGTGTCTTAGTGTACTTGTTCTTGGCTGAGCTGGACGGTGAGGGCAAAGCCAGGAAGACGATCGACCATCACGTACTGACCTTGTTGCGAAAGAAGAAGCGCTTGATCGAACAAGTTCTGTCGGCAGACAAAGTGGGAGCGATCGAACTGGAGAAGGACAAAGATGGCAGTACCCGCGACTTATTCCGTCTGATGAGAGAGTCACAGAAGGTCGTGAGGGGAGAAGTCTAGTTGTCTTGCGATCGTTGTGGCTTGACGCCTTATGATGGGTGTAAGGACGGGGAAATCTCGGTCAACGACATCACAGTACGTCGCTGCCCGAACATCTGTGTCCGCGAAGCCGTTGATTCCATCCATCGGCGTTTGGGCTCTGAAATAGCCTCTGCTGCTAATATTTTGGAGAGTCCATTCTATCGACCGCGTAAAGACGAGTCAGCAACATCTGAGGTCGACTGCACAACAAAAAACGTTCGTATCCGAGGCACAACTTGGTCCGAATTCCTTCCTCATCTCAAGTTAGTGTTGGTTTGTCATCCGACACTGACTTTCAAGATAGTTGACGACGGCCGTTTGCGTGACGTGTTCGTCGGAGGAGAAGCCTACAGGTCGACGGCTGTTTCAAAGCGTGACCAGCGTGAAACACATAACGTGATCCGAGAGTTGGTAGGACAGGAATTCGGTTTGGTCATTCTTCGTCTAGGACATCTTGGTTGGAGGAACGTGGCCGCGAGCGGTGTCCTAGAAGAGGCTCTCAAAATCCGTGAAACAGACAATCAGCCTACGTGGGTATTTGAGTCCTGTGACCCGGCTTACGTGTGGAAACATTCACACAGTATTGAGGTGGAGTCCTACATTGAGTCCCGTTACGAAGAGGTGCATTTGACTTCTGAATTGGGCGTGGAAGTCGCGTCTGGCGATATCGGTCTTGATTCACCGGAGACCTCGGAAGACTTGTTTGTGGATGTGGAGACCGCGCCGGTTGAACATTCGTCTTTCGTGCCGGAAACGGCTCAAGGCAGTTTCGGGGAACCCTCTGACGAGAGCGACAGGTTGGATGTTATGTTGGGCGGAGGTTCGAAACGTCCTAAGTACAGACGTTGATCCACTATGTCCAAACGGCTTTTACGTGGCATCATCGATTTCGGTGATGCCAAGCTCACGATCGAGCAAATAGACGGCAACTATCGTCGTCTATTGAGGTCAGGGTTTGAGTGGTACAACCCTGATGAGACCAAGATCTGGACCTACGTACAAGAGTACGTTCAACAGAATCTTGAACCTCCGGACTGGGCGTCGATACGCGACTACTTCGAGCGAAATAATGAAATAACGGTTGTCGAAAAACTTGCCGACATCAAAACAGTCGAAGCCTACACTCGCAGTAACTACGGCACGCTGCTCAAAACGCTACGTGAGGAGCAGGCCCAAAACAAGGTTCGAAAACTGCTACGCGATGTCGAAGAGATCATCACGAAGGGGCGCGTCGAAGGCAAGACACAGCTGAAAGGTGTCACACATGCCCTACAGTACTTCAACCAACACATCTACGAGGAGGTCCCTCGAGACCACAATATTCAAATTGAAGGGGACATCGTACACGATACAGAGCGTGTGTGGGCAGAGTACCAAGATGCCAAGTCACAAAAAGACAAGGCTTATGGGAAATTCACAGGCATTGATCACATTGACAAAACCTGCCACGGTATCAAGAAAGGCGAACTGTGGGTTCACGCTGCCGCGACCGGCGAATTGAAATCTTCATTTGCGATCAATTGGTGCTATAACCTGGCGACACGCTATCGCACACACAGCTTGTACGTCAGCCTTGAAATGCGATACGAGCATTTGCGGCGTCTCTTGGCGGTGATGCACACGTCCAATGGGAAGTTTGTGGCTCAGGGGCGCCAACCCCTGGACTATCGCAAGGTGCGCGACGGGGAGCTGACCAAAGAGGAAGAAGCCTTCTACAAAGAAGCTCTGCACGATCTCGAGAACAATCCTGAATACCACAAGATTCGGGTTTACTCACCTGATCGGAAAGTCGGTATCGATGACATTCGTGTGTACGCGGAGTCCGTCCATCGATCGATGGATGTAGGTCTATTAGTTGTCGATCATAGCGGTCTTGTCAAAGCCGCTCGGGCACACAAGGACTACACCGTTGAGCACAACACGGTAATCGTTGACGCTAAGCTTCTTGCACTACACTTCAATGGTGGAACTGGCTTACCGGTTTTGCTGTTGCATCAGATCAACCGCCAGGGCAAGGACGCAGCGGACAAGCAGGAGGGGACTGAGAAGGAGGGCGTGTATCGGTTCAGCAATCTAAGTTACGCAAATGAAGCAGAACGCTCCGCTGACTACGTGACGACGTCGTATTTGTGTGACTCCTTGCGGGCCGCAGGAGAGACCATTTTTTGCAATCTGAAGAATCGTGACAACGACTTGTTCAGCAAGGTGAAGGTGAAGGTCGACTTCGCGAACGCTCGAAGGTTGCGTAACCTGGAAGGTCAGGAATCCTTCAACAACAAGGAGCTGACCAAAGAGGATTTGCGCCTGTTGAACGAGGCTGGACTGTGAGTGACGAGCTTCGCGCGTGGTACAAACAACGGGTTGCGAAAATTCACGACCAGGTGTCTGTGCACAGCGTTCTACGCCAACACGGCATTAAGCTTTCAAGCCACGACAAGGAAGAGCAAATTTCTTGCCCCTTTCATGGCAAGGACGAGAAGCCGAGTGCTCGAGTCTACCTTTCGTCTTCAGGGGGACCCAGCGGAGCCTGGTGTTTCGTCTGTCGCGAGCGTTGGGATGTCATTGCTCTTTGGCGAAAGTTCAACGACTCAGAGCAACCATTCGGGAAAACTCTTTCGGAAATTGAGCGCGCCTACCAGATCACGACGCCTCCAGTTCCTGAAGGTGTTGATGTCGTAAAAGAGGTTTCTGATCGTCGACACGAGTCGTGGTCAGAGTTTCAGGAGCAAGTAGAGACTAGGTTGCGCAGCACGCGAGACGATTTTCTTCGGGCCGACAACTTCAAGAGCTACGCCGCTGCGGGCATCGTATTGGATCGCATCGATTACGCGGTTCGACACGGAACTTTGAGCTACGAGGAAGCCAAAAAATCTCTCAACGCTTTGCTGAACAAGATCGGTGAGAGAGTTCGTCATGGCCCGGCAAGTCAAAATCCCGACACATGAGCGAGGCGAAATCTCAGCGTTGTTGGTTCAGTCCCACAACGGTATTTGGGAGTCAGAGTGGGATTCATTGCGTGGGACTATCTACGAAGGCTTGGTCACCAAGGTCGATTTTGAAATCTTAGAGCAAGCTCTTCAGGGGTGGAGTCGCCCCTTGTCAGAGGCCCTCGGTTTGCCGCCAGTCGGATCGATCAAAAAGTTACCTATTGAAGCGAAACAGTGCTCACAAAAACAAACCTGTCCGTTTCACGACAAGCATTGCCAAGCTGAGCATCGACAACGCCCGCCATGTTACATGCCCGGCGGTGTTGTAGGAGACGTGCAGGAGACATTGACGCGGGCTCTCGACCTCTGGAAGCTAGACGTCTACATTTTGGTGGTCGAACGCGATGGCATCTGAAGACGACGACCTCTTGAGTTTTTTGGGACTCGTCGAAACTCCCAAAAAATCCGAACCAAAAAAGGCAATGACTCCTATTGCGGTGGGAGGTAACGCCGAAGCATTTCTAGCGTTGCAGAACGACATTGCGGACAAGGTCAAAGAAACTTCTCTACGTAAACGGTGGATGAAGTTTCATCGTTTCACTTTGGTGAAGACGGTCGAGGAAGTTCGTGCTTTGGTAGACCGTGCGCTAGCACATGGCCGCTGTTCCCTGGATCTTGAAACTGGAGGATTCGACAACCGCATTGACTACGTCGACGGGCGTCCGAGAACCAAACATCAAATTGTAGGGTACGCCATTTCAGTTCGCGGACACGGACACTACATTCCGGTGCGTCACCACTACGACGCCAATTACGAGGAGCGTGACCCAAACGTTCCTGTTGAGTCCGTGGAGCAAGAGATCACACGACTTTGCCGAGCATCCCAACCTGTCTTGACTCCGGAAGGGTTAGCCGACGATCCGTTAGGATCAAAGGCAATACAAGAACCTGGAAAGGTCATCGTCTATTTCGCCAATGCCAAGTTCGACCAGGAGTTTCTGTACCCTGTTACCGGCATCGACTTCTGGCATCCGTCGAGCTTTGAAGACGCGGAGCTTGCGATTTATGCTGTGCACTCTGACGCTGATCTCGGCTTGAAGGACAACGCTCTACGGTTTCTCAAGATCAAAGACCCTGAGACGAAGGAATACGTCCCGTATGAGATGATCAACTACGACGAGCTGTTTCCTCCCAACACGCCTCGTAGGGAGCGCAAGATTGCCACGCGCTATCCTGACGACGACAGTGACATCGTCGTCTACGGCTGCTCGGATGCTATTTGCACCGAATTGCTTTGCGAGCATCGCAAGACGGATTGGGAACACACGCAGCCCGGTCTGGAGTATGATTATCGGGAGGTCGTCAGCGCTGTCATCGAGTCCAAGTACACGTTCACGTATCGTCTGGAGAAACAGACTGTACAGGTGATTCGTGTCATGGAGCGAAACCGCTCCAAGATTGATCGGGCAGAAATCCAAAGACTGTTAACTGAGGCTGAGGCCGAACTAGCGACGTTACTGACGGAAATACGAAAGGTTGGGATAGCGCGTGACAGGACCTTGTTCGCGGAACTGAACCCAGGATCGCCGAAGCAATTGTCGGATTTCTTGTTCTCGGAAAGAGGACTTGATCTAAAACCGAAACCGAATTTCACGGAGGCTAAGCAGCAATACGAGACCAACGCCAAGGTCCTCGAGAAGCTCGGTGACGCCCCAGGGGCCTCTAAGGTCCTGACCGACATCATCAAGTACAAGCAAATCGACAAGATCAAGGGCACCTATCTACAGGGGATGTTGGATACGTGTGATGACCAGGACCAACTGAGGTACAAGTTCAATCAGTTGGGGGCCATCACAGGTCGATTTACTGCACCCCAAGGTGATACTAGCGACGGCTACGCGGGAATCCCAATTCAGGGGATCCCTGTTCGAGACGATCCCAAAAAACCCAAGGTCGCACATTCGCTGCGGCGAGCCTTCATCGCACGTGACGGCTACACCTTGGTGAAGTGCGACTACTCAGGGCAAGAGCTTCGAATTTCCACCAATCTGTCTGGCGAGGACGTGTGGATCAATGAGTTTTTGCACGGCACTGGCGATATCCATACGATCACAGCCAAGAACATCTTCGGTCCACACATCACCAAGAAAGATGAAGTCGAGCGAGACAAAGGCAAGCGCGTCAACTTCTCCATCTTGTATGGAGGTGGGATCAAGGCTGTTCAACGGAACGCAGGATGTGCGGAGCATGACGCTGCTCGCTGGATCGAACAGTTCCTAGCGGGGGTGCCCAAGATAGAGCAATGGATCAAGAAGCAACACGCGTTTGTCAAAGCCAACAAGGGTGTCTATTCGGCATTCCGTCGTTGGATTGAGGTTCCTGGTGCGGCCATCAAAGAGGGGGATCTTTCGTGTCAACGGTGTGGGCACTGTTTTACCCCGAAGAAAGCTGAGACAGAACCTTGTTCAAATTGCGGAGAGAAAATACGTCTAGCCGTAATTGACAAGAAAGAAGCCTGGTCAAGAAAGGGCTCAGCCGAACGCGAGTCCGTTAACTACCCTGTGCAGGCCACAGGAGCTGACATCATGAAAGTTGCTTTGGTGCTCCTCACTAAAGCATTTCGCAAGCTCAATTGGGACCGGTATTACGATCAGAATTGGAACCAACTCGGAGACGACCGGGTTCGTATGATTCTGACAGTGCACGACGAAATCGTGTTCGAGATCAAGCATCAACATTTGATGGAGGTGATTCCTGTCGTCATTGAGCTCATGGAATATCCGAGTCAGCTGCTACAATGGAAAGTCCCTTTAGTTGTCGATGTCTCACTGGGCCTGAACTGGGGCAGCAAGATCGCGTGGGACAAGGTGATTTCCAAGAAGACCCCTGTGCCAGAGTGGCTGGTGGAGTTCGTGACTCCAGACGCTTTGCCTGAGAAGATACCAGCCGGTCTACCACTGGTCCCGACGATTTCGTCAACTGCGACGACTTTTACTCCGCCTGCTGCTTCTGTCTCGACGGTTCGTGCCGCGTCGCCGGTAGACCCCTTGCCAAAGACCGCGACAAATGGTATCCAAAAACCAGTCGCGAAAAAAATTGCTCGATTCGTACTGTGCCAGACGTACCTCACAGAAGCTTCTGTGAGACTGACCTATGAGGCGGTGGCTGGATCGCTCCAACCTGGAGGGGATGTGTTATTGTGTCTGGTCGATCAGCACGATAACGTGCTGATCGACCCTTTGGAGAAACCGATACCGATTGACCCTGTATGTTTTGGTCACAAGATGGCGGATCGCGGGTTGGGTCCTGTAACTTACGTGCTGACTTGACGCCATGGTTTCAATTTATCCCCCATCTAACGAAGACGACGGAAAACTCAACTTAGCAGAAGTAATCTTTCGTCACAAGCAACTCCTTACTTTCTGACGCCATGGCGAAGCAAGACTACCTCCGGCTCTGCAACGACCACAATGTCTCTCACGAGGACTTCACGTTGCAGTTCTGTTCTCGTTGTCAGCAGGCGGAGTGCTCTCGCAGTCAGCATGGAAGATCCAGATTTGATCAGCGCGTCCTCTCCTGGGAGAGTCGTCTCTTTACGGGGGTGTCTCGCATGTCCCAAGACGACAGCCGGTACTCTGAAATCACGGCCAAGCATTTTGTCGAGGTCGAGCAGCCCAGATCAGAGTGGGTGGATCCTAGGGAAGTCCCTTCCACGACGACTATCTCGATTCCTGCGCCCAATGTACATACTGACGTTTCGGAACCTGAACCGGTTGTACAGGTGACCGACCTTGACCCGGTTGCACGGATCCCCAGTTACAACACACCTGTGCGCCAAGGCCAAATGATCGGCACGCCGATAACAACGCCGAGCGTCAAGGCTGATCCGTGGGAAGCCCCAATCAAGAGCAATGAGCGGATTGTGAAGCCTGGAGCCAAGATTAGGTTTCAGTGATTCGGTGTTTCGTAAAATCGGCCTCATGACCACTAGCTTGTCAGCGGATTTGGACTTCCACCGATGTGCGGGAAACCGGTTCCTCTACTACGTGACGGACGAAGAAGATCGTTTCCTGTTAGACCTCGGGAAACTCTTCAAGGATAGGCCTGAGCTAGTCAATCTCTATTCTCCGGCGATGGGTCTCGTCAACTTGGTGTCAGCGCTCAAAAGTTGGCATGATCCGACGATCAAGGCTGAGCCGACCACAAAGGACGCGGACAAGGCTCTCAGAAAGATCCGCCCTTTGGTTCAGGAGGAGTGTTGCTGGGTATTCACCGATCCTGAGCGGCTGTTTCGAGATGCCCTAATTGTTCGGCTGATCCTGGATCTCATTCACGTTTGCAACCACGCACCGAAGGTTGGTGTGACAGTGATCTTTCTTGGGCCAAGGATCACGATCCCGGCCTCTTTGGAAAGGTACCTTCAAGTCGTTCGTGATCCGGGGATCAGCAAGCGGCGACTGGAAAACCTCGTGGGTCGCATCTGTCGAGAGTACAAGGTCGAACCACCTGCGGATCTTTCTTTGTTTCGCGACATGTCGACGTACGAGATCCGTTCCGCCATTGGACAAAGCGCTGCTTCTACGGTACCTGAGTCACGTGTTGATCCGCAATACGTGACTCAGCTGAAGAGTCGCCGCCTTCTGGCGACTGGACTTGTGACGTTGGTCAAAGACGTTGCGTCTTTGGATGATTTAGGCGGAGCCGATCGGTTCAAGTCGTGGGCTCAGGATCAGAAAGCAACCTGGTCGCCTGAAGGACAGAAACAAAGACTTGTTCCGCCTCGCGGGTTGATCCTGCTTGGCTTCTGGGGGTGTGGCAAAAGCCTATCTGCGCGTGCTCTTGCAGGATGTTGGCAACTTCCCCTGTTCGAACTCGATTTCGGACGTCTAAGAGAACGAGGTCTTGGGGACTCTGAAGGTAACGTTCGCAAGGCAATTGATATTCTGGAAGCGTCTGCGCCTGCTTTGGTTTGGATCGATGAAGCCGAAAGAAACCTGTCAGGTGACCCGTCATCGACGTACAGTGATGCAGGTACTACCTCGCGTATGCATGCTCGGTTCGCTACCTGGCTACAAGAGACTAAAGCCTCGCTGTGCTTCGTATTCACTGTCAACAACATGGCTGCCCTTCCTGTTGCTTTCGTTCGACGCAGTAATGAGCGGTTTTTCTTTGGTCCGCCAACTCCTGCTGAGTGTTTGGAGATCCTGAAGATCCATCTTCGCAAACATACATCTTCGAAGCTCACGAACATAGAATGCAGCGAACTGATGCAGGCTGCACACGGCCTTGTCGGTAGTGAAATCGAGCAATCGATCAACGACGCCTTGTTGCAGTCCTACCTAAAGCAGTCCTACCTCATTTATGAGGTAGGAGTGGCGTTGACCAACAGACCAAGGCTGCTACGCGCCTTTTCTCGTGAGGCTGAGGCACTGCACGATTGGATCGGGTACGATCCGATTGCAAGAGACGGCGTTCGAGCCAGATACGCGTCGTCGCTAGAAGGAGACAGTAATGGATCAATTGTCGAAAGAACCACCGATACGATCCCTTGCGATGACTGTCCGGCCGATTCCTCCGGATTTGTTGGCAGCCCGATTGATACTCAAGGCGCGTCCGGACCTTCTGTATGAAGCCGCGGCCAAATCACTTGAACAGCTCACGACCGAAATACACGAACGTCTGAAGCTGTGTGAGGACATTCACGATCCTCAAATCACAGCTCAGTACTTAGCCGAAGAAGTTTTGCAGGCCGGCGATCGGATCATCCTCTCGTCAACCGAGACAGGTTACGCAATCGGGGCACTAGATCCGTCCTGTCTCGAGGAACAGCCTCGAGTCATGCGTGAGGACGGTAGGCTCGGAATCGGGCTTCCGAGGCTGAAACCAGAGGTAGAGGCAGCCCTCACCCTCTGGTTCTCTGAGCGGGGGCGGGAGAAGGAGGCGATTGACTTATTTTCCGCCCGTCTTGGAATTTCTGCTCTCGACACCAGCCTACTCGTGCTCTCGAGGTCTGGTCGACAAGCTATCGCCACAGCCATTGGACAGTTGGACCCGACTACCCTCCTAGACTCCGCCAGAGGCATTTTGAGGGAGTTCTGGTCTAGACTCCAACCGGTAACGACGGAGCCTGACACAATGCCTTCTGTGAGCGGCCAGACCGTCTCCGGCACGGATATCGGGATCAGCGACTTACGTGGCTTGTCTGTCGTGCACCAGCACGCGTCCAACACACGGGCCAGCTTAGCTGCTGGTGTGTTGCGGGAGATGGCGCGTTTGATCTCGGGCATATCTGGCAAACCTCACGTAAGTTCGGATTCCGGCCCCGGATTCTGGATTGCTCCGCCGGAAGCGGTTGGAGCCTTGCTACAGAAAAATCCGCTGAACCGTGTATTGCCGGTAGTTGGCGCGAAAACTGTCTCGCTTTCCCCGAGTGCAGGCCGTGTGAAGATCGATTCCTACTCGGTATCTTCCAGAGAGTCCGGCGGTTCTTGGTCGGTTTACGCCAGAGTCCATTGGCGGGTTTGGTTACACGGGCCTACTTCTGTACGCGCCTATCTATTGGATGTTGACCCGGATACGCAAGTGGTTCACAGCTCGCCGTTTGAGACGTGAGAACGCAGTGACTTACGCGGCTGTCGAGATCAGGTCTTACGAAACACCACACAAGGTGGTGGAGCACATTATGATACACGCCGCTAACGCGGAACAGCGATTCCTAGGGTTGTACGTTTACGGAATCACTTCGCTGTCGACGACCAATTTCGTGCGTTTCCGTTCCGACGTTTCGCTTGACGTTTTGGAAACTATGCTTCACCAAGAGGGTCGCGCGATCATTGTGTGGAAAGATGATCACTACGAGGTCAAGTACCGCGACAGTATTAGGCCCAAGCAAGTCCCAACGTATGTGATGCTAGCGGCGGAAACACCCATCACGCATCGACGGTACAAAGGCCCAAAAATCAAGACTTGGGAGCAGCAATTTCTTCTGTGACTCTTATGGGATGTCTGCTGTCACAACACACGGCTGGTTCCACTTCAGTCCCCGACAGGAGACTTGTCCTTCTGGGCTGACGATGCAGATCCCGCCGTGCCCAAAGTCATTGTTCTGCTCGAGTCCGTAGCGATTCGAGACGAGAAGCCACACCTTGTTGTTCTTGGCAAACCGGATCCAACTGACCGCAGGAAAGCCTCCCTTGCCAAAGTTGGAACTGAAACAAACGATGTCGGCGTCACCCTTTTCGTAGAAGCTATCCACGTCGTCAGATCTGTCTCGGATATCTCGACAGATCAACGTTCCGACTCTTCGCTCACAAAATTCGAGAATGGAAGGCGGTTCCGATCCCTCCGTTGCCCAAAGGTAGTCATTGGCCCACATATTGGCCTTCCGGTACACACACCAGAGATTCGGCGTGATCAAGACCTGGCTGTTGTAGAGCTTGTGCGTCCCAGGATCTCGTTCTGGGGTGCCGTAAGCGATAGCGACTTCATAGCGGTGGCAGATCTCTTTGAAAATCGCCATGGAGCTTGAGGTCTCAGGTCCGGACAAGTCCTCCGCAAATCTAGCTGCATGTTCGTAGTCCATGAAGCTGTAGCCTGTTGTGCACAGTTCAGGCAACGTGATGAGCCTTGCACCTTCACGGATGGCTTGAGTAACCAACTGGACAGCTGTCGTGAGATTCCGGCTCGATCGTTCGAAGGCCGGCGCAAACTGGACGGCCGCAACGCGGAGACTTGCTGTCACATTGAGCGTGTGTTATGAGAGGATCCACCCATGTCGCTACCCACGCTCGAAGACTGCAACACGTTACCTACGCTTGAAGACTCGATCCCAACTGATTGTTGCCTTCCTGAAGAAGACCCAGGTCCTCAGCCGACGAAGTGTGACCTGGACCGCAACAACAACGTCTGGGTCGAAGGGATAGCCCCCGACGGCACTGGGGGGATTTGCACTCTCGACAATCTGTGTGACGATACGATCGTCTTCATTTTGCAGAGGGACGAGCACGCGAGAGAAGATCTTTTACGTGTGACAAGCGACGCACATTTGCGAACACTCGCCGCAACGACCCCGCGTCTCCCAACGACGTATCAAGGGGATGAGGAGATGGCCCAGATAAACCAAATGCCTGCGAGCATTCCGTTCTATACAGCATTTCGCGGACAACCGCCGTTTGCGCAATGATCGACAAGAATCGACTACAAGACGTCAGACGCATCATTACACACGCGTACTGTTCGGACGGGGTAGCGTCTGCCATGATCCTCCTCGACGCGTTGCCTGAAGCGACAGTGGAGTTCGTTCAGTACGGTACAAAACAGCACAAAGAACTCGAGGCCACGCCCAACACGATCTTTTGCGACTTCTCTCCGCCTAGGGATCGTATCGATGAGTTTTTGGCGCCTGTAGAACGCTTCGTGGAAGCAGGGCTGGGGAAATTCGTTCCAGAAACCCCAGGAGTTTCTGGAGCTAGTCTTGCCTACGCGGACGTTTGGATGCCCCTCCACGTTTCTGAGCCTGGGTCTTCGTTGAGTCCGTTCTTTGCTGCACGCCTGGCAGTGCTCGCTGCGACCTACGACACTTGGCAAACAGACAGCCAAGACTGGAGTGCAGCCTGTGATGTGGCTGAATGCTTGAGATTCTGGCCGTGGGCGTATATCGAAGATAAAGTCAAAAAAAAGACGCTGACATGGGGGGATCTGTTCGAGGTCGGGCCTCATCTCAGCAAACTGTCAGATTCGGACTCTGCGACACTGGCCAAAAACGCTTTTCGCTTCACCAGCAAACGAGGACGACGGGTCGCCATCATCCCAACGACAGGTGCCAAGTTAAACAAGGTGGCACATCACGATCAAGGCAATGCAGATCTCGTCATAGGCTTCAAATACAGTGTCGAACCGGACTCCGTAACGCAAATCTGCTCATGCCGGACCAAAGCAGATTTCGATTGTCACGCGTTCGCACTTGCCATGGGCGGTGGAGGCCACACCAAAGCCGCAGGGTTTTCAATACCTGTGGATGTAACCCATAAAGACCCGATAACTGTCATCCGACGCATGTTGGGACTCTACGAAGAAATTGAAGACCTGTGGAAGTCCAAGATCAAAGAACCGTACTTCACAGAAAATTACCCAAGACCACAGCAAGCTTTCGCACACCTGCTACTAGAGCAGATGCCGGGACTCCGGAATGCACCAGAAGTGCTCAAACTGTTTTTCCCAGGGGGAACTCCCGATCCAAGTCACCAGAACAAATGATAGAGAGACGGCGGAGCACCCGATCTGTCTTTCCCTGTTGCAGTGCTTCTTGCAACATCCTTTGCCGAGGATCATTGGTCTTGCGGGCACGCTCGAGTGCTTGTCGAGCGAGACGGTTCCAATCAATGCTTCGTGTCATCAGTTGCTGTTCCTCCGCATCAATTTGTAGAGTTTGTCTCGGTATGCGTTGGCGTGCTCCTCGGGCTTAGAAACACCCATTGCTGTCACGAGCTTTTGGAAGTGGTTTGTGAAAAACTGTATCCCGGTCACAGGATCAGACATGACACGCCAACAGGGCTGACAATAAATGAAACTGGCGGGCGGCGTCATGCCCGTGGATTTTTTGAGGTACACTTGTTCGTCGTACGTGAGATTGACGACGCGGGCTTCAGGTCCTCGACAAGCCCGCAGACAGATGCAACACTGATCGAGGTCATGATTCATGGGAATGGCGATTGTCTGCGATCAAAAGAGCTGCTGCAAGCGGCAGCCTCGTCGAGATGTTCTGGTAATTCCCAGCATCAGTTTCTAGCTTCTCAAGCTTCTCGAGGATTTCGCGCTTTGGTATCAAGCCAGGACCGAGAACCGTCGGTTCACAGTCCCGTCGATCGCGTGAGAATGTGACGGCGCATTGAAAGGGCCGTTTTGGGTAGACAGTACAAAGATCGTTACCGTCCAGTAGGGGACACTGAATCTCTGCTAACAGCCAGACCTCGAAACTCAAACCAGCAGTGAGCTTCGAGACCTGTTCAAGACTGGTCTTCAATTCCGCTGTCCAGAGCCTTCTGCTACGCAGAAACTCGTAGATCTCGTCAGCTTCGTCAAGCGTGACGATGACAGGGTGACTACAACACGCGGAGCAGCTTCTTCGGCAATCTACGCGTGTTGTACGTCGGACGCTCTCTCCATACTCAGCCGCGAGTGTGAGTCGCCTTTTCATACAGCGTAAGGATCATCTTTCGCTGGTTCTTCCCCGCCACCGACGCCCCACATAGACATCGCTTCGTCGATTGTGAGGGGCGTCGGTTTGGGTTCTAGATCGGTGGATGGCAGGGTTACGCCTCCGCCGACCTCGCCCCTTTTTTTGCTTGATAGACTCCGTGCGAGACCTTGGTGAACAGGTCTTCTCGCTTCGACAAAAGAAAGCTCACGTAGTTACGCGGGTTGCTAGCCGTGACCTTGTTGCCCTGTCTTGCAAGAGCCTCGAGGACATCCGTGGCTTTCATGGGCTTGTTGCCCTCAGCCAACATGGCTTGCACCATCAGGTTGTACAACGCTCCCGGTTTCTTCTTTGAGTGACCATTCGTTTCAGGATCGACTGCGCGCTTTCGACCTGGAGTTTTTGACGTAGCGGACCCTGCAATATCGGACAGCTTGCGACCACGTTTGCGACCGTCTGGTTTCGCTACAACTGAAGGCGCTGCCGCTACGGCCTTTGTTTTTGGCCTTCCGGGACCACGTTTGACAGCTTCTCCGCTTTCTGAGGCGTCAGGGGAAGCAGTTGCTATCGCGCTCCCGATCTTTTTTCGTCCGCGACGTTGGACAGGCTTTGCTTCTTGTGAGGCTTCTTGGCTTGCTGTCGCAGACGAACCGGTGAAACGTCTCAACAATTCGTCTACGATTGCGACTGCGAGTTTTTCATGACCTTTCGACATTTATTTTCTCTTCCCTGGAACTCCAGGGAGTTTCGGACCGCGTTCGAGTCTTGAACGCGGTCCGAAAAATAGACATGTTGTCGTCAGGTGTCAAGTCGTACGCGCGTGTGATTTTGATTTTTTGGTTGATTTAGGTTTGTTGGTGTTCTTGTCATGAGACGATGAGGAGCCGTTGATTTTTTCAGACGGTGTCCCGTTTGCGAGTTTCGGGGTATTTTGCGCCGAACCTTCGAGGCTTCGTTTGAGCGCTTCGAAAAGGTCGAGAATTGCGGGTTGTCCGGAGGCTTGGGGGATTTCGATTTCACGACCGGCGACTTTGGCGTCGACAAGTCGCATCAGCGCCGCAGTGTACTCGTCTGTGTACTGACTGATGTCGGAGGATGGTTTTGTCAGGCGCTCTACGAGTTGGTTGGCCAAGTCACGTTCAGCTGGTGAGATTTCGACCTTGGCGGCCTTGACCTCCTCGAAGTCCCGTACTTCACTTGAGTAAAAGAGCACCTGGAGTGCTAGCCCGCCACGATAGGCTCGGACGGTGACCAGGTGTTGCTTGCTGCGGTTGGTCCATCTGGCGATTGCTTGCACGGCCTGTACTGCCAAGGTTTCCGCGAGTAATGTGTAGCCCTTGTCTCCGCCCTTGTCAGGACTGAGGTAGTAGGTCTTCTCAGTCTGTACGAAGTCCACGTGTCCAATGGGCACGAACTCCAAGATCTCGACAACCTGGTTGGCCTTGGTCTCGAGCGACGCAAGCTCTTCTTTGGTGATTCGGACGAACTGTCCCTTGCTGACTTCGTAACCGCGATCCAACTCACTGTGTTCGACAGGTAGGTTTGTTTCCGCGTCGAGCATCGGTTGTTTGACGCGGTGCCCGTCCTTGGTGAGCATGTTGAGGTGTGGTCGATCGTCCGAGGCCGAGACGTAAAATTTGACGGGGATCGAGACGAGGCCGAATGTGATTGAGGATGATGCAAAAGCGCGCATTGGTGGGTTCTTTCGTGTTTGGGATTTTCAGAGGTATTTGGGTTGAAGCGGTAGAACGTAGGTCCACCAATATTTTGACTCGATGTAGGCGTCCATGCCCGTACCTGTGAGGTGGACCGCAAAGAGGGGAAAGCCTATCACAGGTCCTTTGAAGCGCAGCAGTGCACCACAAGTAAAGCGGGTGTCTGTCATGGCGACGAGCTTGCCCGCTTCTTCGTTGAAAATGAACTCGTTGGTCACGGCAACGACCCCGGAGTCAATCCTCGGTCCTTGGTCGCCGTAACTGTTCCAAGCCAGTTTGGCGAGGTCGTACAACTCGACGTATCGGCGTGCAGAGTAGGTTTGTGACAAGAACCCTGGAGGTCGGCTGATGTCGATTTCGCTAGCGAGGAGCATGAACTCCCGAAAGTTCGGGAAGCGTGAAGTGTCCATCAACTTAACGCCTTTCGCCAGTAATGGGGTCAAAGATCGGGGGAGGAGGTCTCGGACTGATGCGTGCGAAGTTCTCACGTGCATCAGACTCGTCCTGAAATATGCAGCAGCCACCAACAGCAAGTCCGTCGTCAGTCACACCCAAACGGACACACCAAACATTGCGTTGGCGCCTCGGTCTCCCACAGAGCAACCTGTCGCGACTTAGCCAGGATCTCCCATCGACGGTAACCGCGATGAGTTCAAAGTCGTCGTTTGGCTCCGGCTGGAAACGAGCTCGTCTGGTAGCGCGCTCTTCATTCCGTATTTTAGCTCGTTGTTCCGCTTCGCCGATATCGCAGTACGACTCAAAAGCGTGTCCGCCCTTCTCTGTGTGAAATACACAATATAGCCCAGTTTCTTCGTCCAAGTCAGCGTAGTACTCGCCAGTGTGGTGTGTATTTTCCATTTTCGTGGGCTCCTGTACTTCTTACTACCCTTCAATTCCCAGTCGGCGAATACGCCTGATCTTACTACGAATCACGAGGTCTCAAAATCGAGTGAAATCGTTAGCGGCGTTTCTTCCTATTGTTTCGCTTTGATAGTGACCTCTTCTGCTCGCGTTGCGGCCCGGTACAAGTCCAAAAAGGAGCTGGATACCGGAACGGTCGTCTATCAGTACTCGGAGCGACAGATCGCGCGTCGAAACAACGAAAAGGCAGCGCGACTCGAGAAATTGCGCGGTAAAATCAAAGGCTTACGAAGCCAGGTACGGAAGGATCTGAAGTCGAGTGATCCTGATACGGCTCTGACTTCACTGGCCGTGGCTTTGATAGACCACACTTTTGAGCGTGTCGGGAATGCGACAAGTGCCGACGACGGGCATGTGGGCGTCACCGGGTGGCAGAAGAGTCACATCAGCTTTGGCCGCAACAAGGCGACGATCAAGTACGTCGGGAAGTCGGGCGTCAAACAGAAGAAGATCGTGAGCGACAAAGCTATTCTGGCCGCTCTCCGAGACGCTTACGAGGGCTGTGACGAGGATTCGATTTTCTGTCACGGCTCCGGCAAGATCACTGCCAGTCACGTCAACGCGTACCTCAAGAAGTTCGAGATCACAGCGAAAGATTTACGCGGATTTCATGCAAACCGCCGGATGCAAGATGAACTCCGCACAGTTCGTTCAAAAAGTGGCGAACTGTCGGAAGACAAGAAGAAGCGGGATGCACAGCTCAAGAAGGAGTTCGAACACGCACTTGATGAGACAGCTAAAGCTGTCGGTCACGAAGCGGCGACTCTGAAGTCTATGTACTTGGTTCCGGGGCTCGAGGAGACGTTCCTCAAAGACGGGTCTGTCTATTCCAAGATGAAGTTGGCAGAACTCGTGATGCGGTTCGCAGGTTTGACCGATTCGGACAAGCGTGTTGTTGACGCGTTCATCAAGAAAGAGACCGCAGATGGCCGGATGCTTTCGACAGACGGACATTCATTGTACAAGTCTGGAATGGGCAGTGAAAAGGTCGCTGTTTGGCGCGGCAACAAGATCGCTATCGTGTCGACTGAGTCCGCCAAAAGTGACGAGGTGATTCTGCGCTACCTAGTCAAGGTTGGCGGGAAGAGCCTCATCACGTGGGCCTATGATCGACCGGGCTTCGAGAAGTCATTGCATTTCGAAACCGGTAGCGACTCCGTCGCTCGGGGCCAGCACGATGGGTGGATTTCCGTTTGGATTCCTGGCCGCGATGAGCGTGTTGGTTGGCTCAGCTGGTCACTCTACCAAGGTCGCTACCAAATCAAAATGGTTCATGTGGAACCTGAGTTTCGCCGATCCGGAATTGCGACGGCTCTTTACAGAAAACTCTTCCGCGACGAGCACATCACCAAAAACGATTTGGACCCTACATGGCAGACAGATGAGGGACAAGCTTTACGCCGCTCACCGTTGAGTGCTACACAACGAGTGGTGGCTCGCTACCTCAACGCCAAAAAGACGCCGTCGCAGATGTCGGCGGGAGAAATCAACCGCGAACTCGACCGACTAGATCGAGCACATTCGAAGCTCATATCCCAATTCATTGAGGCCGGACGTGGCCACGAAAGATCTTCGGAGACGATGACCAAGAGTGACCCTCTTGCACGTGCCTACCAAGAAAGCACTGACCGTTTTCGAGCTTTGAGGAACGAGATCGAAAGACGTATGGGTCCTGGTGCTACGTCACGGTTGCCCAGAGGCTTTGGACCGATTCGCGGATTGTCAGGAGCTTGAAATGGGCGTGACAACGTCTGCGCGCAAAGTCCTTGCCCGGTACAAACTTGCGCTTGCTGGCGTCATCACGAAACGCGAAATCGATCAGTGGCGAAAAGACCTACGCCAGATGACCAAGATTTACAAATCGGTCAATCCGGACGATTTGGAGACGTGGCAAGAAGCTAGGAAGTTGTTCCAAGCTTTTCGGGATAACTACAGCAAGTGGGTCTACAAGACTGTACTCCCTAAAGTCTCGAAGGATGAAGAAACGTATTTACATAGGACGGTAGCCAAGGAAGCGTGGGATGCATACCTCGCTATCGACACCAGCCAGCTTTTTCCTACAACGTGGGATGCGGAGGGACGTACACAAATTGCCGCCCCTTGGCAGTTGAAGAGTGTCCAAGATCGCAACATTCAAAAATACCAACGAGCCTTCAGCCGTGCCTTCAAAGCTTTGGAGGAATACGTTGATTCTCGTCAAGGGGAGATTACACGTCACCAAGATGAAGAGTATCAAATTTCTGGAATGCATGTCTCGGTTTCAGGGTACGGGCGCACCGAGTCTGACGCAGAAGATGATCTTGAGAGGTATTTGAGGTCACTCAAAGACTATGCGGTTCGAATTTCGAAAGCCGGATTTCGTGACGCTGTTGCAGGCTTGCACGTCGTCGTCTCCTTTGAATCCAAAGAATCGTTGACCAACGCAATCTATCAACCGGGTTCGGATACGATGACGGTTTACCCTTTGGGTCTCGCTGGGAGCCAGCACGGAACTTTTGTCCACGAAGTTGGTCACCGATATTGGTTCAGACGGATGACTCAACAGGCACGCGCCCATTGGATCGACGTGATGGATCGTCGAGGCGCCAAGCTTGAAAAGACTGATGTCGACGCCTTCTATGCCTTCATCCAGAAAACCGAGAAAAATGGCTTCTACCCCGACGACCGCGAACTGGAAGCAATGATCGGACGTCTCCCAATTTCTGAAATCGACAAGGCCAAGTACCGCGACCTTTCGGGCGTTTCACTCTATGTCCTGAAGGAGCGTCCTAGCGACTATCGTCGGGCGCTGGACGGACAGGTCGGAGACGTTGTACCTCTCGAGGACGTTTCTGAGTACGCCACCTCTGGGGGCCCTATCGAGGCTTTCGCCGAGGTGTTTCGTGTCTATGTCAACGCTGGCCCAGAGACTTTAGGTCCTTTCACGCGTGAGCTTTTCCAAACAGTCGTGTAGACACAACTAACACTAATCCTGTTTTTGAATCCTACGAGAGAGCCTGACCATGCCGGAACTACACCAGATCAATCTGCGGAGCCCCAGTTACCTACAGGCAGCGCTCAATTGGCGGTTCGCCGGTCATTTGGACTTTGGAGCTGAGACTGTCGGTATTGACGGTTCAGACCTAAGACGCGGCACCGTCTTTGTGGGAGCTGGACGGCGTCTCGTTCGAGTTATGTTTCGTGGTGAGGGTAACAAGGGGTTGGCCATAAGTGGTGGCACTTTCACAGATGCCACTAGCTATCTCAATACGCTGTGTCGTTTCAACGAGGCGACGATCTTTCCGACGAAAACAACCGGTGCCATCACGTACACCCATGTGTCTTCCGCACACTACTACAACAGCTCTTTGTGGGTACTTGGAAAAAGCTCAGTGTCGGTCCCTCGCATTATGGCTTTGCCTTACAGCGCTGACATACCAACAGGAAGCTCGGATAACTGGATTGCGCCTCCACCCGGACACGCAATTACAAGCGGAGTGGCTCTTGCCTTACGTAGGACTGCCAATGTCTTCTATTATTTGGTGAACAACAACACAGGCGCAACAGCTACTATTTACAGCGCCCCAGCTTCGTCGGCAACCGCAGGCTTCACCTCTATCACGACAACGCCGATTCCAAGTTTTGAAGTCGTCAACTACCAAATCGATGACACAGGTACGGTCCAGATGGCGGGTACGTCATTTGGTGCAACGTATCGTTCTTTGGATGGAGGCGTCACTTGGTCTGCCATGGCGCTTTTCTTGGCTCCCTCACCATTTGTGGAGATTCAGTACTCGTCGATGTTCAACCGATGGATCATGGGATCCGATGCTGATGGGGAGGAACAGTACTACTCCGACGATAGCGGTGCCTCATGGACTACGTGCCGCGTGTTGGACCCTCTTGGCCCAACGATAGCTACGACGCCTGTAGGGCTGGCTTTCAACGTCATCGAGAAAGTTGATCCTGAAGGGCAAATCATGCTGGGCATGTACGGTACACCGCCACAGGTTTTCATCAGTCGCAATGGGGGACGCCTCTGGCAGTTCCTAACTTCCTTGACTGCTCCCTTTTTCGATCAATCAGACTATCCGTTCACGGACAACGACTCGAATCCGAATCCCGTCTCGTTGTTGAATGACGGGTCTCGAATTCACGCCTACTATCCGGGCGTGAACGACCCAGCTGTATTCGCAAGTGATGCCTACGCCATACCTGCGTACGGAGCCACAAACCCCGTCGATCCTCGTATGTGGTTGCCTTAAGGGCGACGGCTAGAAGTTGTAGAACAACTCCGAGCGCGGCTGACCCACTTGTACGTTTCCGAAGTCGTATGTCGGCATGGCGAACTTCACAGAACCGGACAAGAAGACACCGTATTGGTTCCACACAGCGAATCCGTCTCTCCAAGGTTTGATCCCACGAAGATGGTATGAACTGCCGTTGACAGGGTTACCAAATGCCGAGAAGTTCCATCGTCTGCCTGCGTTTACAGTCCAAAGAGCGCCGCGCACGAACAGGTCGCCAGAAAGCCCCTTAGTGTTTGCTGCTAGACAGAACACGGGACCATTTGCAGCTAAGAGCCTTCCGCGATCCACACCTGTCGGCTCAATGATGTCTGCGTAGGTTGCCGCAGCTGCTCCAGGTATGACAGTCCAGTTCAGGCCGTCTGGTGAAACTGCCATCTGCAAAGATCCGTCCAGTAGTAGGAACTGATTCCAGACGGAATTCCAAGCAACTTGATATGTATCCCAACTGAAAAAACTGCTCGAGAACTCAGAAGGCAGAGTGACAGACGACCAAGTTGTCCCGTTGTCTGTCGACCTGAGAATGGAACCCAACAGACTGCCTGTGGCCAAAACGGTTTGGCCACTGTGGGTGGGTATGATGTGAAAGATGTGGCTTGCATTCCAAGCGGCAGGCACTGTTCGCAGTGACCAAGACGACCCACCGTTGTCACTCGTAGCGATACGACTCGTGGTGACTCCGGTTCCGTGCACACCAGCTAAAATGCGACCCGGAAAAACGTATCGAGATAGGGCCAGGGCTGAAAGTCCATGCGATGTTGGTGCGACGTTTGTGATTGCCGAAAATGTGGTAGAGTTGCTGGTGCGGTAAACATCCTGACTCCCGTGCAATACGGCGAGTGACACTCCCTGGTATTCACCGAGCACAGTTAGAGTGTTTGTACCTCCTCCTGCGAAGGCTGAAATCTCTGGCAAGATATGCCAGGCACTGGATGCTGTGAATCCGGCGTCGACATTCCAGCCTCCTCCGTCCCCGCCGATGATGATTTCTGCACCAAACGTGTTACCGAATCGTCCCGCCAACAAGATCTCGTGAGCTGGATAAACGAAGGAATCGTCAGCGATGTTTACGATGTACGGTGACAGGGTTTCGACCGGGAATGTCTGTCCACCGAAAGACTGAAACCGCCAGTGTGCCATTGCACCGCTGATGATGCCGTCTGAGACTAAGGTTTTGAAACGTGCCATCCTTCAGTTCCTAGACACCTGCGGAGGGTAGCGGGAGAGATCATTTCGCGGGCGTGACAGGAACCGGGCAAGGCTCCACCTTCAACATCGAGCAGAGCTTGTCCGCTTGAGCGCCGAGAGTGATAGCCTGTTCCCGGATGGCAGGCACAGCATCGGTGATTTTGGTGACGGTTGGACAGACGTCGTTCATGAGCGTTCGGATCGTCTTGTCGTCTTGTTTGAACAGCGGGAGGATGGCGCAGGCTGTCTGCACGAGGGCACCAGCGGCGATGGCCGCCTCACCGGACTGGGTGATAGACTTGACCATTCCTTGGACCTTGGCACAGCCGCCGGGCTGTTTCAGGGCTTCTGAGGCCTCCTGGAAGGTCGTCTTGGCGGATTCGACCAAGGCTGTCGTAGTGGCGACGCCGTTGGTCACCGTGTCCCGAAGGTTATTGAGGTCTTCTGGCGTCGGAGTGCGTTCGCAACCGAAGACGAGAGTGGATACGACACAAAGAGCGATTAGATTTTTCATCATGGGCTTCACCTGACAGGGGCGAGGCCACAAGAGCTTTCACTGGGGGGAAGGCTTGCTCGGCTAAACGTTGGTCCACTTTTTCAGTGTTTCGGCAAACACGCGACCATTTGGACTGCTGGTTTGGACGATGCCTACTGGGTCCTCAGGAACCAGTAGTAAGTCGATTTCCACCTTGAGCCACGCTGCGAAGAGTTTCAAGGGACCTTCTGTGAATTGCTTGTGAACTTCGAGGAGGACTTCGAGCCGGACTGAACTCCGCTTGTCTGACACAGCCGCTTTGTATCGTGAAGCCGCAAGAGTCTTGTCAACAGGTGTTCCAACAAGGTCGGATTTACGACGTGCGCGATACCTCAGCCAAGTCTTGGGCCGCAATCCAGTTGCCCAGATATTCAGATGACTGTCGGCGTAGGAGGGCATTTTCATGTTCAAGGTTTGCGATACGTTCCTCGAGTTGTAGGTTTCTCGCTCTCAGCGTCTTGATCTTGTCTTCTTCCACGCAGGCATGATAGCTTACCTGTTCCGACAACTCAAATGGCTGCGAATAAATTGAAACAATGGGGGACACTCTCGGAGAAACAACTCCAAATCTTGCGACCGTATCTCCGAGGTCGTGTCGTACACGACCTCGGAGCCGGCAACTTGGCTCTCGCCAACGTCTTGCTGGACCATGGCGCCAAGAGAGTCATCGCGATCGATGAAAAGCAACCTCGTCCGCCGAACGACAATGCACGGATCGAATTCGTACGTACGAAGTTTGAGAACTACAAAGCCAACATCAGGACGGCGTTCGTGTCTTGGCCGACTAACACTGTGTACTGGCCCGACCACAACACACAGCCGGCACTCGTGCATTTGATCAGTTGTGCGAGTAGGATCATCTACTTGGGCAAAAACACGAGCGGCGTGTTGTGTGGAACCCCTGCCTTGTATAGGTTCCTGTCGAAACGGGAAGTCCTGGAACACTGGCCGGAGGACGCCAACACGCTTGTCGTCTACGGACCGACAAGCGTGGACTCTATAGACAGACCCCTACTCCTTGTCGAGCGCGCGGGTATCGACCACACAAGAGTCTACCATTCCGATTTTACTTGACGGGCTAGGTAGTCCCTGTCAGGATTCGATCCATCATGCCTCGTGAACTGTGGCCCACACCAGCGGTGACCTACCTTGACGGTCCCAGGAAACCGCTCGCGGACCTTCGAGCGTCAGATGTCCCGCGTGGTCTTGATAGCGATACCGTCATCACGTTGTCTGCTGAGGCGTTTACGACAGTAATGGGACTCATCGAAAATCCCCCGCAGCCAAGTCAACGCCTACGAGAAGCAGCGAAGCGGCATATGAATTCGGAGACGTATTGTCGAGGCGGCTGAGAAAGAACTCACCAAACTTTGTTCTTTGAAGCCGCCCGGGACCCCCGAGGCGGCTTTTGACATTTCTGGGTCCGGGGTTCGTCGTCGGAACGCGACTCACGCTGTAAACGTGGGGCCATTGGCTAAGAAGTTCAACTCTTCACGGACCCACAAAGAAAGACACGATCATGAAAACAGTGAAACACAAGCCCGTGAAGGCGGGCACAACGAATGGAGGTGTAGCTAAATGGTAATGCAACGTGCTTTTAACACGTAGATTGCAGGTTCGAGCCCTGTCACCTCCACTTGATGGGTTGCTAACTCAACAGGTAGAGTAGCAGGTTCTTAACCTGAAAGTTCCGAGTTCGATTCTCGGGCAGCCCACAGTTCGTATTCCAGGATCGGCTAATTGGTAGGCCACGTCGCTCTGAACGACGGAACGCTGGTTCGATTCCAGCTCCTGGAACTGAGACTTCAGGTCTCTTCAAAAGTCCTTTCGAGGACCTTGCTTTTTGACAATTCGTGTTTTTTCACTCGTGTGGCAGATCGGTGCCCACCCAGGTACCGATCTGCCCACAAACTTGTCCCATTAGTCTAGTGGCTCAGGACGCTGCCTTCTCAAGGCGGTAGCGACGGTTCGAATCCGTCATGGGACGCCATTGTAGGGTCGCGTAACGGTAGCGCACTCGGCTGTTAACCGAGCGAGGAAAACCTCATTTGCAGGTTCGAGTCCTGCCCCTACAGCTAGACCTTGCCCTTCTTCCAAACGAGTTTTTGTGCCGCCTCCCGAATGATGCGGAGCGTTGTGTCAGCTTGCTCTATCCGACCGTCGGACCGGAGTTCTTGCTCGGCCCGTTTCAAGTAGTTGACTTGGGCTTGAGCCAGCTTGGCCCGAACGTTAGCTCCTGAGTCATCCGTTCTGATTTGTGTTTCCTGCAAAATGCTCTTGGGCAGGACAGTGACGACCGTGTCGTACTTTTTGAGAACGGTTTCAAGCTGCGGCATTTCGTAGGCTACGAGATCCAAATTCTCCCCGAACCCTCGTGTAGTCGGGATGATCGATCCGTCGGCCGTTTCCTCGATTCTCCACTTAGTTTTGTTCCAGAGGAGCGAGAACCTACTTCCGTTGACTGCGTTGTCCCAACGAGCTGTTTTATAGCGCTGAACGACGCGGGCCGGGCTGTCCATACTTCCTTGGTTTTGACAAGTATTTTCGCGGGTGTCACCTCAATGGCGAGGTCGTTGCCTTCCAAGCAAATGTCGGCCGGTTCGATTCCGGTCACCCGCTCCAAAATGTAAAATATTGACTTGATCGTGTTTTGGATCGTAGGTTTCCATTTTGGGGAAAACCAAATGAGATACCACACATGAAAACCATCCAAATCACACTCGCCGTCGCCCTACTTTTTGCGTGCTCAGGCGCACCTAACCAACGAGTCCCACAAGATGTCGAGGTGGTCACACAGGCACTCAGCGACTACGCTATCACTGCCACGGTGATCGACAATCCTGCGGCCGGGCTCACACGGACCAAGCACACCGTCCAGCAGGGGACAGATCCTCTGAACGTGTTTGGCGTGACCCGCGTCAAGTCTTCGTACTCACACAAGCCGGTCATTCTTCACGGACCATTTGGATACGACTACCGATGGTACGAGCTCACAGAGACGACCAACTACCGGAAGTCCTTTCTAGGCTCCCTCGCGACGTTAGGGTTCGATGTTTGGGTGATCGACGACAGGTTGTCGAAGCAAGCCCCAGGGACTTGCGAAGTCACTGGTTGCCTAGCGATGGGCGACTGGACTGTGCAGACTAGGGTCGACGACGCAGAGTTCGTGAGAGGCCTTGTTCTTGGTGCCTACGGCTTGAACCAGAAGGTCGTGATCGGGGGCTACGTCGGTGGCGCCATGTTCGCACAAGCGACCGTCAACGCGTTCCCTGACCACTACGCGGGCTTGTTCCTTTGGGAGGGCTCGATGGTGGCGGATTCCGCCCAACAGGCGTTCTCGGCACCCAACTGTGGGCTCCTACAGTTCGTCACCTCTCTCGGGATCTACTCTGATCCGACTCCCCAAATCTTCGCGTTACTGTTCCAACTGAAGCAAGCTGACCCAACAGGGATCTCGCCAGTGCCTGGGATCCCTGGACTTGAGTTCCTAGCTGCCAAACTCGCTGAGCTGGGGATCGTGAACGCGACGAATGATCAGGTCTTCTACGTGGTCAGCACGCAACATTTGAACAATCCCAACTGGCCGACGCCAAGCTTTCACTTCCTCGCCGGTGACTCAACCGGTGTCGACTTCGCTTCAGAGCCTCGCTACCTCAAGATTGGTGGCATCGTGGACGCCTATGCCAGCCTGACCACAATCCGGGACATCACGTGCGGCCTGGCAGGCGATACGACGTACACGGACAACCTAGCGGCCTTCGAGGGCAAAGTCTTGGCGCTTGGTGCGCATGGCGGGTTCGGTGCTGAGCTTGAGTTCACGGAAGCCGCTTACGAAAACGCGGACTACGACGTGTTCGTGAACGAGGACTTCGGCGAGAGCGATCGCTTCTTCAATCCACATCGCTTCTTGCTCGCAGACGTTCCCTTTGCTATTTGGGCATCGACAGTTTTTTAACCGTCAGACGTTGAGAGGCTACCAGGTTGCCCTACCGTTAGGGCTAATTGACCCTAGTCGACGATCCCCATCAGGAAAGCTTCCTCTTCCGACTCCTCGACAACAATCACAGGCTGAGTGTTTGGGATCCCATAGTCCAGGGTCCCAGCTCTCAGCTCCGTGAGGAGCTGAATTCTCCCCATGTGGTTGCCGAGAAGATCTCGGATTCGCCGCGCCTCAGGCGTTCCGCGTTCGAGGGCATTCTCTTTGGCTACTTTAGTCAACATCACCCAAGTCGTGGCAGGACCGTCCCCGTCGGCTGTCGTGAATCCCACGTCTCGGTCCTTGACTGAATTGATGGGAAGAAAGCACTCTTTGGGTCCGAGCCTGTGCTGACGCACAGCTTCCAGAAGCTCGAAAATGTTGTCGTATTTCAATTTTATCCGCCACCCAATGAAGGCGATGGAAAACAACTTAGCAGAAGGAATCTTGTGTCACAAGTGTTCTCACTCGAAAATGTTGTCGTAGATCATCCTAGCGTGGGCCCGGTAGCTTAGGCGCCTTCCGAGAGTAGTCGCGAGTGTCTTGGGCCGACCAAGTCTGGTTAACGATGCCCGCAGCGTGGTAGAGAGCTGAGGATACCCTCATTTCTTGACCCATCTTTTCCGCAGCGGTTCCAAGACTCCAAACCGCTGAAAACAAGAGACGCTTCGGGTTGCCGCTACCTTTAGCGATCCTCTTGAGAGCTTCGATCGCCGCTTGAATGTCTTCGACAGCTTCGGCCGACGGCTTCGCGGCCTCTTTCAAGGAGCGGAACCGGGCTACGACTCGTTTGGCTTCCATGTCTTTAGTACCTCAAAATGTCCCATCAGATCTTCTTCGCGTACCAGTAGGCCTTCACAAAGTCCCCGAGGTCGGAGCCACTCCACAGCAGATTGCCACTCGGTGCGCGGGGTGTAGAACCTGGGTCCCTTCGCGCTGACCACAACCGTCGTGTTTTTCTCGCCCTTCAAAATCTCGTCGTTCGAATTCAAGCCGTAACCGTACACAGCTAATTGTTTTTCAGCCAAGGCCATTTTTTGGGGAGCCAGCTTGGTAGCGGCAACCAATGCCTGAAATCGGGCTACGACTCGTTTGGCTTCCATACCTAGCACTTCCGATAAACACTATGGACGAGGCCCTCAAGCATCGACGCCTTGAAGTCTGCGTTCCGGACAAGTATGGAGGTCTTTTCTGGGTGAGCGGCATCGAATCGCACGTAGTCGCCTTCCTTGCGGTAGTACCTGACGCTGATCTCATCACCAACGCGTAAGCAAACCAAGCACCCAGAAGTAATGAAGGCACCGCGTCGTTGAACGAGCAAATAGTCTCCATCTAGAATCCCTGATCTTTCGAGTGCGTCTCCGCGCATCAGGAACCCGACGACAGGCTTGTTGATCATTGAGGAACTGACTTGGATAGTATCGACAACGTTCCCTTCTTCGAAAGTTCGCGAATAAACTTTGACCGTTTGAGTTTCCGACACTGTGGTGCTTTCAATGAGCTTGATCCCGCGACTCGCGCCTTGACGTGTACGCTGGATGTGGCCTTTGCGTTCGAGTGCGTCCAGGTGTTGACTGATGCCGTGCGTGGAGTGTAAATCTAAAGCGACACAAAGTTCTCGCAGGGAAGGCGGGTAACCGAATTCCCTGATACGATCCCGAACGACGTTCAGGACCATTTCTTGTCGCCTGGTGAGTCCGATCATGCGATATCGTCAGGTGTAACACCGTGTTTCAAATGCTGCGTGACGCGATTGGATCGCGACCTCTCTGTCTAAGAGGCGAAACGGGTTCGATTCCCGTACGCAGCGCCGGCCTAGGATCCCGGGGTGGCGACCGGGTGTGATATTGCTGACGTGCGCACGGTAGGCAGTAGAGCAGGGCGTAGAAGCTACGCAGGGCCACAATATTTTACGTGATTCCCAGGTTTTGGGAGCAAAAACAGGAGGTATCTATGATGTTGATGATTTTCTGAATACCGGCCCTTGGGGGAGGGCCCCGGTCGGTGTAAGTGGCGTACATGCTCACAACAGCTGACCAGTTGGTACTGCACGGACTAGGAGACTACGTTCTCCAAAGCCAGTGGATGGCGAACGAGAAGTCAAAACAATCACTCGTAGCCTTCGTGCACGCGCTCACCTACACGTTGCCGTTCTTTTTGGTGAGCCAGAATCCGTCGGCACTTTTTGCGATCTGCGGCACACACTTCGTGATCGATCGATGGCGCCTCGCCAAGTACGTGTGTTGGACCAAAAACTTCTTGGCACCACCGGGCTCCAATCGCCCTTGGTCTGAGTGTCGCAGTACGGGCTACCCAGACGACAGCCCTCCTTGGTTGAGTGTGTGGTTGTTCATCATTGCAGACAACCTCATGCACGTGGTGTGTAACGGACTGGCTCTCAAGTATCTCAACTTTTAGAGGTGAGGCTAAGGTAGCCGGGGAGCCTCCAAAACTCCTGCCGAGACGGTTCAATTCCGTCCACCTCTGCTTAGGGACACAACTCCAATCTTTTGGCACAAGACAGGTCTTCGTTGTGCGGACCTTCACACACGTCTTGTAAACGGTACTTGAATTGTTCTGCTCGTACAACACAGCGCACGTCGACCTTGTCTTCTTGGGCTCGGTAGGTGTGGATGCAATAGGCCACAATGCCGGCATCGGCAAGGAGGACGAGGCCCCACAACATGAGCGTCAGGGTCTTTGGGCTGACAATGGGCATGACAAATTGTAGCACAAGTTTCGGTGCTCGACGGTCGGGTTGACCTGATTCGTCTGATAAGCGGATCGTGCAGAGTTCAAGTCTCTGGAGCACTACTACTGGAGGTCATCGCCTTGCCGCCACGCACTGTCTACTTACAGTTTCACGAGTCCGTCGAGCATCTGCCGAGTCGAAATCTCGTTTCGCCAGTATTGAAGCAAGATCACCCTGTTCAAGTTGACGAAGTCGATGACCTGCTTTTTCAGCTTGCCGGGAAGAGTGCCGATAACCCTCGGAGGTTTTGTGATCGTGACCGAAGCCGCGTCCGACAACCCCTCTTTGGTGATTTTCGTGCCCGGAATGATCTTGACCCTAGGACCGTGCTGACTCTTGGTTCCGACAAACTCACCGGAGGATACCCAAATAACCGCATCCGCCACGCCGGTGTCAACCGGAGGAAGGTTGGACATCGCTTCGAGCAGGAATCGAGCGACGATCTTCTTAGGGTTGGGCTTACTTTGTACTGGTTTCTTGGCGGCCATCGCGTCCTTGTAGGATCACACACTTTGAGCTGGTGAGCTAGCTCATTTTCATCTTCTCTCAGTTCACGTGGACGACGTGTCGGGATGGTAGAAATCTCCAAGAGCCTGCAAGTAGATGTCGTGGTGCTCTGTGTCGAGTAACGCCTTGTCGTAGAATGTGATGCTCGCAACGTCGGCTTTCAAGAAGTTACCCATACCCCAAGGCCAACCACAGGATGCGCCGACACGAAAGTGTCCGTATTCGCCACCTGTTGGCGTCGCAGTGATGTGGTCGATCCAGTTGTCACATGTAACGAGCTTGCCATTCACGTAGAAGTTGTTGATCTCTACTCCCGGTTTGTTCGGCCACATGCTGCGTGTCCAACCGAGTACGCAAGGCAGCGACGGCAAGATGGTTTTAGCCTTGGTAATTGAGTTGGTCCCCATCCCGTATTCAACGAACATCCCCAATTCGTTTTGGCCGACTTCAAAATGGTATTGTGTATTGGTCGCCTCGACTTCGCCGAGACCTGCGTGTGACACCAGGCACTGTTTGCGAGACCGATTGTGGTTTTTGATCAGACAAGCGAACGCACAGTTTGTTGCCCGATTCAAATCCGGGATCATGTTCGGGATCCAGAGACATGTGTCCCCGCCAAACCTAAACCAAGTGATCCCGCCGTCGTCGACGTATTGTTCTTTTCCGGTCTCGACTACGAGGTCTCTTGGTAGGTCTTTACGTCGACCACTAGTATCGACAAGTGATCCGTTCAGGACGTTGAGCACAGGCTCGTGACTGTTGTCGATGTAGCGAATTCGACCCACCGCCGCATTTTAACACAACTAATGACAGCGTGTCAAACCGTTGTGTCCATGCTCTTTTCGAATTCGGAAACGAACGTTTTCAACTCCGAAACGGTTTTTCGTAGACCGCGCTCGTCTTTTTTCTTGATCACACCTTCAATCTTGGAAGCGATATTTTCCAAGTCACGTTTCAACAGCGGTGCATCGGCTTGAAGTGCTTCCCAGTCAGGTTCAGTGAACGCAGAGGTTCGATCATAACTGTACATTTTGCGGACCCTTTCTACCGGCCTCAAATCCCTGATTAGTAGCCAGCGGTGGGTGCCCGAGACGTGAAGTCCTCTTGACTTAGCCTCTACAGTTATCTGATTTATCTGCTCTTTTGTGTACCCGTCAACGTCTATTGTTACTTCGCTCTTTCCTGGCTTCACGCTGTCTAAAATCCGGTCCAAGAGTGTGACCTGTCTTCCTCCGCCCGCGGCGTTGATTTGCGTCATTTTGCAGATCCTTTCTACTGAGGGTCTAGCCAATAACAAATTTTTCGGGGATAAGGCTCAAGGTGGGCCACTAGTCTTGGGAACTAGCGTCGGCGGGTTCGATTCCCGCATCCCCGACCAACACCTTTGCCGGCGTAGCACTCTAGGGAGCGCACTTGCCTCGTAAGCAAGACCAGATCGGTTCGAATCCGTTCGCCGGCTCCACTGCTCCGTTCGTCTACGTTGGTTTAGGACAACTGCCCTTTCAAGGCGGAGAAGCGGGATCGTCGCCCGCACGGAGCACCAAACATTTTCTTGGGGCCGTAGCTCAAATGGGAGAGCACTTGTCTTGCACACAAGGGGTTGAGAGTTCGAGTCTCTCCGGTTCCACCAATGCCCCTGTAGCGCAATGGATAGCGCAGCACGCTTCGAACGTGTAGGTTGGGAGTTCGAGTCTCTCCAGGGGCGCTTTAGTCGCTGTGGCGGAATTTGGCAGACGCACTTGCCTTAGAAGCAAGCGCCCTTGTGGTGTGGAGGTTCAAGTCCTCTCAGCGACACCAACTTTGCGGGGTAGGCTGACTGGTGAGGCACCGGTCCTACAAACCGGCTTAGGTTGGGGTTCGATTCCCACACCCCGTACGAGCCTGATCCATCCGGTCGGTGGGCGCGATCTGCAAAATCGTGTGCACTGGGTTCAACTCCCAGCAGGCTCTCTAGTTCTTTGGCGGCCTCAGGTCCTCGACTTTGGTCAAGGGTCCAATAAACTTCTTCATCGTTTCTTGGAGATCGTCTTCCGACTCTTTTGCAAACAGTAGGACGGAAGGCCCTCCTTCGATACCCAATTGTGTTCGTGTGTCGATTTTGATGGGTTGGTCCTCGAGCAGCTTCTCACAATTCATGCGAGACAGTCCGAGGATAATCAATGTCTGCCCATCGTCAGTACCCGCAACAGCTTTGATCATGTCGACTATCGTACGTCTTTCCGCCCTCGTAGCACAACTGGATTGTGCACCCGGCTACCCTTCCTTCAATTCCCGCCCGGTTTCTACTGTTACTTGTCCGGACAATCAACAAAAATCTGTACTCCGAGGGGGACACCAAATCTTGGTGTCATTGTCGGCATGGCCGAAACTGCCCTCACGCTACCGGATCGTGAAGAGATGCTTGCACGTCTACTGAAGATCAACGATCTATCGCATTTTCGGCAGTATCTTTATCCACGGTTGTTGACAAGTGCCGGTAAACAAATAACGGCTCCAAGCGGTGTCGCCATGATGTTGGTACTTGCTATGTACGACTACGTGAAAGAGTGTGGATTACCGTCTATCGCGACCCGTGCGTTGTACTTGCAGGCTCCTGTGTTTGTCGATGCGCTAGTCAGTGACGTTGAGCTAATCAACGCAACAAAAGAGTTTCTCAGGGAAGCTCTTAGACGAAACTAGGACCCGGTCCTTACGTCGGGTTTTCCGAGTCAGGTCAGAGCATCACAACTGGTTCTCCGGAGAGAAGGCGCGGAGCGCTCCGGGGAGTCTCGTTGGAAGTTGCGGTGTTCCTGGTACGACGCGGGTTGACAGTTACCGTGCCTGAGCAAGCTGTCGTCGGCGAACAAACCCGCTGCCTCGTGGTGGTTCTTGAGCTTTGGGTTTGTTGTAGGAAGGGCGGCCTGGTCCCTTGCCAAAACCAGGCACGTATAGCAAAGTGGAAAGTCGAAATGGTGAAGCATCGCAGGATCACTAACAAGCCGCTGACGGCGGCAAGGAGATCCTGTGCACCACAAACGCAAGAAACGAAAAAACGCTCGAGGCGGTTGTCTGTTTTGTAAGCCTCACAAGGCAACCGGGTCGAAAGACTCGTGGAATCATCAGACGAGACAAGAACAACGGTCTCGTGTCTCAATGAGCGAACAGCTCAAGGTCTTTTGGAGAGGTGGCTAATGGTGGCAAACCGTTTTGAAAACGGTCGCGGTAATTCCGTAGCGGGTTCGATTCCTGTCCTCTCCGCAAAATTAATGGAGGTTGATGATCACTGGGTGATCCGCAGTTCGCTAAACTGATGGCACTTTCGGGTGTGGCGTTCGATTCGTCCGACCTCCGCCAATTTTTTGGGGTGTCGTCTAAAGGTAGGACGGCTGGCTTTGGACCAGTTGATCCAGGTTCGATCCCTGGTGCCCCAACCAATGGCGAGCTTGGTCCAGGGAGGACCAGTGCTTTCATACGGCGCCGGAGAGGGTTCGAGTCCCTCGCTCGCTACAATGTTCAGTTGTCGTCGATGTTCACGAATGCTGTGATCTTGAGGCTCTTCAACCCATCATTCTGGGCCCGTAGGATGACCGTTCCGGAGCCGACACCGTTGCTCTTTTCGGTGTCTTTGCCGGCCAACTTGTAGAAGAAGTCCACGTGAACAGTGTCGCGGTGTGTAGTGGCCGGTCTGAACACCAAAGACCCCTTCTCGAGTTCGTAGTGCTTGGCACACATCTTCTCAACTTGTTCGGTCGTGAGATCCAGGCTGAACTTGTTGAAGATTTGAACTTTGTCCACAGCCGCAGTCTTGCGTCGGTCGTAGGAATACATAAGCCTTGTCTCTTGAAGGGCCACAAATGAATTTTGTCCCAGCAGCACGACTGGACCGTGCGGCGAGCTTCTAACTCGACGGCTGGTGGTTCGAATCCATCCTGGGACGCCAAATGATCTGGACTGTGAGCTAGTACGGTTATAGCAGGCTGCTGAAAACGGCCAGAACCCCGTTCGACTCGGGGACAGTCCACCAATTTATGGTGAGCGTAGCCTTCTGGTGAGGGCACTTGGATGTGGCCCAAGTTTAGGCGGGTTCAATTCCCGTCGCTCACCCCAATTCCTAATTCTCGAAAGACTCGGGCTAGCAGCTCGTTTTTGTCGAACGGTTTTGTGATCCAACAACTCTCCAGAGACTTGTCACTGGCGGCGTAGCCCGATATGTAGAGGACTTTCACGTTGGGGATCAATTTCTTGGCTTCCTCTGCTAGTGTCAAGCCACTCATGTCTTGCAGTGACCAATCGAGCAGCATGAGCTTGATGGACTCGCCCAAGTGGCTTCTGATTAGTTTGAGCGCGGCCTCACCACTCTTTGCCGTCACGATCTTGTAGTCGTCACAAGACAGACTCTTCACCAGAGCACGAAGCAAGAATTGTTCGTCGTCGACGATTAGCACAACAGTGGTCGTCACAGCTAGGTCGGCACACAAGTCCTTTCTTTTTATCGAAACGCCACCTGTCGTGACAGATATCATCGCTGCCATCGTAATCCGGTACAAGCGTGGGGACGCAATCGCTGACCCAACGCAACTGTCCAACACGATAGGTCAGCATCTCAACGACTTCGCCAAGTTGGAGCGGGATGCACAGAAACTCCAGCAACTGGCTTCCAAGATCAAAGCCATCCGTGCACGAGACCCCGAATCTGAGGAGCAGAAGCCTTTTTGGAATGAAATTTACTCGATGGAGCCTGTTTTCAGGGAGATGCTCAGGGCTTCGGCTTTCCACTACTACGCTCAGTTTCGCGATATTTGGGACCTTGCGCTTGCTATTCTTCAACAGTTCAATCTGCCTACGCCTCTTCGTCGAAAAATCGAGCAGATGAGTCGATACTGGGCTTCCAAACAAAAGCCAAAAAACATCCGGTTGCGTGGCAGCCCTCTCGACCAATACGACGCAGCAGCCGCTAACTATTTGAGTCAGCTGTCCGAGATTCGCGGCCAGCACGCAACGATCCTTGAAGCTTTGTCCAAGGGCAAGCCCATAGACGAGTCTCACAAGATCAAGGCCGGACCGTTCTCTCTAGTCAACACAGGTGGATTCAAAGAATCCGTCATGTTGGAAGCAGCGGACACGGTTCAGAAGGCTGCGACCTTGCTCACGAGCAAGGGTTTTGGCAAGGTTTGCTACGGTGATGTTCTCGTCAGCCGCAAGGTAGGCAAAAGCAATGTGCTCGCTTTCTACTTAGGATCCAAAGACGAGTTCTTCGTTCGTGCGGGAATCCGAATGAGCGTTGACTCTGTGCAAACCGTACTTCACGAACTCTTTCATCGTTTGCACCGGAAGTTCTTGTCTGGGAAGGATCAAAAGATCAAGGAGCTTTACCGAAAATGTAGTCAAGCTTCAGAAAGCGTCGAGGATGCTAAGCGCGATCGTTTGCCCATACCGTCAATAGGTGACGAGGTCAAGTACAAGGGGGAGACGCTCGTGGTCAAAACGGTCGACTACAGGTCTCGTGCCGTACATCTTGTCGTGAAGGGTGAACCCAAATTCATACTCAAGATTCCCATTGAAACCTACGCGGAGAACTACCTAGGTGTCCAAAAAACTGTTGTTGACACTTCAGGGTTCGTCACCTCGTATGCCCGCACGGGCGGCCCTGATGAGAACTTCGCAGAGATGGGGTCTTTTTACTGTTTGAACAAACTGTCGGAGGAACAGGTAGCCAACTTTGAGGAGGTCCTGACCTGATTTTTATTGCTCGTAGGATCGAGTGATAGTAGGGATCGGGTTGACTGGGAACTGAAGGAAGTAGTAGCGAATGGTCCTCTAAAACCGAAAGGAGGATCGTCATGTCCTACGCACAAACACTAGTACTGAACCAGCACTACCGGCCACACGAGATCGTTGATTGGAAAGACGCCGTCACCAAGATGTTCAAGGGGACTGTCACAGTCCTCGCACAGTATGACGAAGTCCTTGCCCACATTGATCGACAGACGCTTCGTACTTTTCCGGAGTTGAGACGTGCTCTCAGTCAAGTGATTGGGACCGACGCTGAAAGCCTCGTGATCAAGGTTCCTGCGGTTGCCGTCTTGCGCCGCAAGGTTCAAGCGATGAAGTCGGGGATCAAATTTTCGAAAATCAACGTCTTTCAACGTGATGGTTGGCGTTGTTCGTACTGCGACAAGAAGCTTCCGATGTCGGAGTTGAACTACGACCACGTCGTGCCGCGATCGAAGGGCGGAAAAACTGAGTGGTGCAACATTGTAACTGCGTGTCGCGCGTGCAATGAGAAGAAGGCCGACCTGTCGTTGGAGGAGTCGGGAATGACACTTCTTGTCGTTCCTCACCGGCCTCGAGTTCTGCCTCTTCACGGGCCTCGTGTCGATATCAGGAGTGCCCCGCTTGAATGGCACCCGTACATTGAAGCCGCTTGAGGTTCTCTTGCTCTCCAAGCAACACACAACTCAACGTGTTGCTTGGAGAGCATCCTCAGCAATGACATTGACGCGTTTCCAAAAGTTCGCCGTGTCTACGGCTTCGAGGCCTTGCTTGAGTCTTCTCAAACCGTAATCGCGTTTGACAGTGTTCTCCGCGTAGCGTCGGTAGCTTCGATCGCTTTCTTTGATCTCTGTTACGGCTTCAGCAAAAGCTTTGGACCGGTCTTTGAACCCTCGAATAGGATGAAGAATTGCAACAACAAGTTCACTGCCTATGAGTCGGTTGACTTCACCTTCCCAGTGAGAAACCCATTTGGTCTGGCCGTTTTTCTTGGCGAGTGTTGCTTTGTAGTGCTCGACAATCGCGCCCGTTAAGTGCGATTCAATCTTGTTTTTGAAGTCGTCACGCTTGTAGGCCATCGCGGTCAAGTAGCGCTTCGCGATCCTTTGGGACGCCTTAGACATGATTTCAGTTTACCTCTGTGGCCTCAAGGTGTCAAACTGTGATGAAAAACCCGATACCAACACCAGAAGATCCCTTTATGAGGTGTCTGAATCAGGATGTCTTTTTCCTCCTGGCTTGGCACTTTTAACAAGAGTCAGTTCGATCGATTTCTCAATTTCGCTCGAAGCCAGCTGCCACTCATCGACGGGCGGATCCAGCACCTAGATGCTGAACTGAGAAGAGTCGGTCGGATCACATTCCAGTACAAGAACGGGATCTCGCAAGGTTACTCTGCGGATCCGACCGATTCCTACCTTGGGAAGCTGTTTCAGACTTACTTGGTACTGGGTGGCAACCCGAATGTTGATCTCAGGATCCGTCTCTTTGAAGACCCTGTCTTTCTTGTCAGGGGCACGGAGACGGTCTCAGCGCAGTACATGAGCAATGGGGAGGTGGTCGGTGCAAAAGGCCTCTCTGACGCCCCTACAGGTGCTTTGGTACGCCAAGCCAGATCCTGGCTTGAACCTACGTTGGACTACCGGTTCGACGCTCTAGAGCGCAAGATTCGACGAGCAACCGATTATGCCGACCAGTTGAATCTGGAGAAGTCCAACTTACTGACGATTCGGGAGGCGGTCTCGACGACCAATTCGCTCGAGAACGTGGCGCAACAGATCCAACAGTTTATTTCCGATCCCAATTACAGGGCCATCTTCGACGATCACGGGGCCGATCCGTTGGGTCAAACGGTCTACGCGCCCTTCAGCTCATACGACTCTGGACCTGGCCGAACCAATGAGTCGGCCCAACGACAGAACACAGGCTTTGTTCCTCCGAGTAGTACATGAGCTACGATCGGGCCATTGAGCAAGTTTGTCCTCACGGAGTTGTCGAGGAGCCCTTGTTTCTGTCGTCGGACCGTCAAACGGTTCGACCTCTACGACCAATTGCGAGTTCGAGGTCCGTTCGCGTTCGAGTCAATGGGGAAGCGGAAGCAAATCCGACCGGGCTATTTACGGCGGCAACTGCTTCTGGCTCGATCTCTGGCCCCTTTCAGATCCAAGGCGGCGTCAACGACACCCTCGTCGTCAAGATCAACGGCGGATCCGAGCAGACATTGTCGGCGCCTTCAGGCAACCGTGTCTCGTCACAACAAGTCATAGATGTCTTGAACACACAGATTCGCGACGCCTACTTCGTGATCGCGCCACATCAGCGGCTTAGACTCTTGACTGCACGAGACGGGGAGTCCTCCACAATCTTCGTGAAGACGACGGGTAGTACTTTAGCCGCGACCGTCGGACTTTACACGAATCGGTTTTGGCGCGGGAAAACCATCATACCTGCTTGGACGTTGGTCAACGATCCCAATACCTTGAGTGATCGACCCACACGACTTGTGATCTTCGACGAACCGCTACAGGGCTATCGCGATTACGTCGAACTCGATTACATCACGATCAGAGAAGAGTGTCGACGTTGTGGCGGACTCGGAGTTGAAAATGATTGGAGATACGATTCATCCGGAGAGATCGTTACTCTCGTCAACGAAGACCTACTGTTGCAAGAGTTCACCAAAGCTCTTTGGACCGTCCAAGGATCCAACGTTTTTCACACGTGGTACGGCACACGGATCACTGAAAGCGTAGGACGAAAGCAAACAGGGCTCATTCAAAACCTCATCGTCTCTGACATACACGAATCATTTCGTCGATGGCAGAGCATCAAGCGACAACAAGAAGAGAACGTCGGGCAAATCGTGACGGACGAGGAATACCCGTTCCGTCTTCTCTCTGTGACGCTCGAACAAAGCGACGAAGATCCGACCGTCATCATGATCAACTCTGTCGTTCAAAATCGTTCGCAGAAGCCCATACAGCTTTCTCGTGGAATACGTGCCCCTCTACCGGTTGATCTACTTGGATCCACACAACAGCGAGAGCTTGTTCAAGCGTCCCTACCCAACTACCAACTCGTCAGCTAACCTATGGCCACAGCTCCGCAGATCGCGCTCAGAGACGGTACAGGGTACACCCAGGAGCTGATCCTCTCGACCAATCTCGAGGCCATCAGCTTGACTGGCACGATCGACATCAACACTGTCGACGTTCAGGTCTCAGTCAACGGGGGTGCGTTCATTTCGGATTCGACTCTCATTTTTTTGAACGGTTTGAATTTTGAAGTACCGAACCCATCATCTTTGCCGGACGGCCTACCGCTAGCACTTGGACAGAATACGATTGCGTTGAGGTCCATCGACATCGTAGGTGGAGTTTCGGCGGCTTCGGTTGCCAGAATCACGCGTGTGTCTCAGGCAGGGAATTTGGATCTCCTGATCCCAACAGGTGTGCGTGTTCGTCGATCAAGGGATGCCGTCAACATCTTGGCCGAGAAGCCTGATTTGTCGACTTTGACAGGGCCTATCGACAACCCACAGAACTTTGAGTTTCGCGGGTTCAATTTCTATGCTTCTACGGCTCCCGCAGGCACGACAGGATACTTCAAGATCAATAATCAGCCGGTTACGGTGGAGTCAACGGAGTTCGAAGAAGACACACAAGATCTTCCCAGCACGTCTTACAATGCGGTTTTCGCTTCTCTCGAGAACACCCTACGGATTCGTGTCACGCAGGAAGACGAGTTTGGAGCGGAGATTGGTCAGGTCATCGACTCAACGGTTGCTGTTATTTCATACGGCGGAGACTTGAAGTTCACAGGACAGTTCGAGACTCGAGCACTGACTGAGTTCATTACCTTTCAGCACGTTCGCGGTACAGGACTCAACGCGGATCAGTTCCTGGACGTCGATGTAACGTCCCCGCTCTACTACGTCGTCACAGGGATCTATTTTGATCCCCTCCAGGGCTCCGAATTCGAGTCTCCATACAGCCAAGAGGTTTTGGGGACGCCGCTTACCATCGATACTGCGATTCGCGATCTACCTGGTAGGACACAAATCCAAGTCGTGCTCGATTACGTTGCAGCCATACAACGTGTCAATCGAGAGATTTCCCTGGTTCCGGGATCTGTTACACGTGACGTCGACATCGATCCATTTTCGAGCGAGATCGAACGTGTCTGGTTCATTGTCGACTTCGTCCATCGATCAAGCAGTTTTCTCACGTTGCTAGCCATCGACGACGCCGACGGCGACGGTACATCAGATCCAGTCTCGGGCAGCGCCTACAAGACAGCGCTTCGTGCAGCGCTAGGTCTCCGCTCGGACACAGCAGTCCAAACACTCATCGACACTCAGTTCGACAAGTTGGCCGCCAACTTCCAGCGAACGAGACTTCCAGGACGTCCTTCTGTTGGGCAAGTTGTGTTCTTCACAGCGACACGTCCAGCAACTGACGTCACCATACCGTCTGGTACAATCGTCTCGACCAATGCGGATACAGAGAATGGTCTTCCGGCTGTTCGGTTTCTGTCCGGCGGTACTTTCGTACTTCCTGCCGCTCAAGCCGACGCCTTTTACAACTTCACGACTCGAAGGTATGAAATAACTGTTGACGTTGTTGCGGAGAGTCCGGGTTCGAATGGCAATCGTCCCGCTGGTCCATCTGGCATTGTCAACATCGGTTCTTCCGTATCTGGCGGCCTCAGTGTCGTTCAAAATGAACGCACCGTCTTCGGCACGGATGTGGAGAGCAATGCAGACCTGGCAGCTCGCGCCATGCTCGGCTTCGTCTCTGTCGATACAGGCACAGAAGGTGGGTACGCGGCCACGGCAGCGAAACAGATCGGCGTCATAAAAACCAAGATCGTGAAGTCCGGCGACCCCCTGATGATGCGGGACTTCGACGAAATCCGAATGAAACACATCGGTGGAAAGGTCGATGTTTGGATTCAAGGCTTACGTGAACGCACAGTCACTGAGAACTTCTCGTTCACGTTCGAGATCGCAAGAGATGTTCGCTGTCAAATCATCGATGCTGTGAATCTCATTTTCAGGGTCCTCGACAGTCGAGTCACACCAACGACGCCGATCATTGAAATCCTCAACAACCCAGTTCAGAGTCTCGGTGTTCGGAATGCGACCGTTGGTGCCGACTATGACCTCACGGGCGTCACGCTGATCGACTACCAAACGTTCCAAGTCAACAACCTGATCCCGCAGCCTGCTACAGCACTCGACGACATTGTCATCGCGGACTATCGGTTCCGATCCGTGAACCAATTCCGGTTTACGCTGCAACCTGTTCGTCGGGTCGTCTCCGTTGTAGGAGAGGCTTCAGGAGCACTCAACATCACGACAGGGTTTACACTCTTCAAGACGGACGACCCGTTGCTCGACGGTGAGTCGACCATCGCGAACGACTACCTAGTCATCAACCAAATCTTGGGCGTTCCGAGTGGCGCCATCATTACAGTCAACGACGAGCAACACATTCTGATCGGATTCTTTGAAGAGCCCCTCCTCAGCATTGGAATCAACACGGCAACGGTTCGAGTCTTCGACGAAACTCGGACTATCGAATACCTTGGCCCATCCTCACCAACCCCTGACTTCGACATCTTGGCGGGAACAGCAACGACGCCAGCTAAGATCGTGCGGACCAACCCGAGCACCATCGTGAGTGGCCAGACAGTGTCCGTCGACTACGATCATGACGAGAACTTCACAGTGACTTACGTGATCAACGACTTGTTGCAGCAGATGCAGCGGTCTTTGGACACACAACGCCACGTCACTGCCGACGTTCTCGCAAAACAAGCGATCCAGAACGAGGTCGACATTGAAACGACCGTACAACTCAAGAATGGAGCAGCACGTGCGAAAGTCGACCCCGCAACTCGTGACGCCGTCAGTCTCGAGCTAAACCAACATCTCATTGGACAAGGAACGGCTCAGAGCGACATCATCAACGCCGTTGATTCAACCCCTGGCGTCGACTTTCAAGTCGTGCCTCTTGCCAGAATGGGGTATGCGGAGGGTTCCAGAAGAATCCGAGAAGCCATTACGAATACCAATCAGCGTGTGCAGTCTCTCGACATTGGAGGCAACCGTGTCTACGTGCTGTCGAGTGCCTTGGAGTATCCTACGACCGACGGAGGAGGACTCCAGACTGAGCACCGTGGAGTCTTTCAGGATGACGTCGCCATGGGGCTCAGTGACACACTAGCGAACGTTGGGTTAGTCCATCGACAAGCATACATCGTTGGCGCGGGAGGCGCTGTAATCGCCGGCTACAGCGACGACGCCACTTTGATAGTTGCCGGGTTCGTCACAGCAGCCGACATCTCAGAGGAGCGCCTTAGAAGGACAGCTAATCGCGTCTTTTTGAGTCTCTCAGCTAGCGGGATCCCGCCCGACAGTCCTACTGATCACCAGTACAGAGTCAGCTACATCGTTCGGATCGACATCGGCCCACACGATATCGAGGCTCAACAGGTGGAGTTCCTTGAACTCGGCAATTTGACGCTCACACTCCGGAGTTGAAGACAAGTTTTGGCGCGCTTCACCCTGGATCCCAACCGTGTAAACTACAATGTAGTTCGACGCGGTAAAGAGTACAACCTGAGGTTGTTACAAAGATCTCAGGCGGTATTTTCTGCGTTACTCGACCTATTGCCCAGCAATTACGTTTCGGCGATTCAGGGACCGAATTACACGAATGAGCTCAAGGCCGTTGCTGTCGAGATCGCGCGAATCGAGCTTGCACTAGAAGACGTTGATACAGATCGGGACTACACGAAAACGAGGAGCGAGTTCCTCTACAGCATGATCGGGTACCTCGTTTTCCTCAACAACCAACTGCCTCCAATCGAGTTCGACGATCAGGCTTTCCGTACCTTTCTGCTGAACTTGATCCGGATCTATTTTCAGGGCTCCGTGCCCAAGTCAATGGCGGACGCGACAGCACTCTTCATCCAAGAAGACTTCACGATCCTTGAGAACTTCCTTTTGGTTCGTGCCGGCGCATCAGGCCTCGACATCTCGGACCAATTCGGGTTTCAGATCAACATCGAGTTGACGAGCGGGTTCCCTCCAGAAATCTTTGATCTTCAGTCGAGCCTGCGAATCATTCTTGACGTCATCCGGCCCGCACACACGTTGTTTCAGATCCGGTTCATTTTCCGTGATGATTACCGGCCCAACGATCCGATCAATCGGATCCTCGACACAATGAAGTGGAAGCTGTCCACGTACTACTACGAGGATTACCGATCGTACTGGGACGGCGTCCAGGACCGTGACCGACTCGGCAAAAAAACCAACCGGCAGATTGTTGGTGAAGATCACTCAGCTGATTTTTGACTGCGCACGCAGTTACCGAATTTCCCAATGAATCCCGCAACCATTTTCGTCAGTTGTCACCCACAAGAACCCGTCCTTGTAAGTCCACTGCCACACGTTATTGTGGTCGGAATTGGTGCCGACTTCAGGTTTTTGGCCCAGCTCAGACATTAGGTTTGTAACTATTTGCTCGGGATCGAGGCATTGCCAAATGTGCGCGACTTCTTTGATGATGTCCTTCTTGTACGCGAAGACTAGGTGGTGTTTTCGG